CAATGAAAGAACAAGCCGCTTCAACTGACGAAGATGAAGATGATCTAGAGTTCTTCAGAAACCTTTCAAAGACCTAAAATCACAACTTAAAGATGGAGAGGGTTAATTCCCTCTCCAATTAACATTCACTCGATTCAATCGAGTTTATTGTATACTTTAATGAGAGGATATACACATGAAAAAAGAGGCTAAAATAGAAGACTTTGATTTTGGTTTTAGTTTTGCTGATGAAGAAGTACATGAGGTCAAGGAAAGCCTAGGGGCAGTTATCCGCGGTGATAAAGAAAAAATAGAAGATTTAGAAGATAGACTCAAACTTCTATATTCATCAATTATTCCTTTCTTGGATAATCTTTGTAAAAATCCAGAAAAATCAACAATACATTGGCCAAACAGAGTTGAAAAAATCCAAGAATATAAAGAAAAATTAAAACGAATTGTAGAAGGAATTCATAGATGAGTCTATTAGAAAAAATGTTAAAAGCAGGTAATATCAAAGCTGCATCAGTACTTTCCAAATCAACATTCTTTAACGCTAAAGATATAATCCCTACAGATCTTCCGATCTTAAACATTGCATTCAGTGGTTCACTTGAAGGTGGTTTGCTACCAGGTCTAACAGTAGTTGCTGGTGCTTCGAAGAGCTTTAAAACCATGCTATCACTATATTGTATGAAAGCATATCTTGATAAGTATAAAGAAGGTGTTGCTATTCTTTATGACTCAGAATTTGGTATCACGCCCGATTATCTTGAAAGTTTTAATATTGATAGTAACCGCGTTATTCACATACCACTTGAAAATGTTGAACAGCTTAAATTTGATATTGTCCAACGTCTACAAGAAGTAGATAAAAAGGATAATGTCTTTATTATGATTGACTCTATCGGTAACCTTGCTTCCAAGAAAGAAGTAGAAGATGCAGAAAATGAAAAGTCAGTTGCTGATATGTCACGTGCAAAGAGTCTAAAATCTTTGTTCCGCATTATCACTCCGCACTTGACTACAAAGAATATCCCATGTCTTGCCGTCAATCATATCTATCAGGAAATGGGTCTTTATCCAAAGGCTATTGTTTCTGGTGGTTGTGTTGTTGCGGGTACTGAAATACAAACACCAGACGGGTTGAAAAAGGTAGAAGATTTTAATGTGGGTGAAAAAGTTATTACACTCAGTGGCGAGCAAATTGTGACTCACGTGTGGAACCCAGATACTCTAGAAGATGGTATGCCAGAGTGTTATGAAATTACATTTGAGGATGGTTATACAGTTACTGTTTCCGATAAGCATAAGTTTTTAGTTAATGGTAAATGGGTAGAAGCCAAAGATCTAACAGTAGGAATTGATTGCACAGTTCTTTAAATTTATAAATACAGGTATCTACTATACTGTTAACTAAGGATACCAAAATGCACTGTGTATATAAACTTACTTTTACAAAACGCAAAGAAAGAGGCGAAGAACCATATATGTATATAGGTTCTAAATCAAATTCAACACTATTTGAGGGTGTTATTTATGATAAAAGAAATAAACCATACTATGGTTCTTCGACTTATAAATTTTTTAAAGATTACATAAATGAAGATATTATTGAAACTGAAATTTTAGCCACGTTTGAAGATTATAAAGAAACATTAAAGTATGAGTATGAAATACAAAAACACTTAGATGTTGTTGCAGATACAGAATATTTTAATTTATCATTAGCATCAGTAAATACTTTTAGTGATTCAGATTACGCAACATATAAAAATACCAGAACAGGTAAAACAGTAAGGTTGCCAAGAAATCATAAAAAAGTTCTAAACGGTGAATATGTAGGTGTTTCTAAAGGTACTATTTTAACCTCAGAGGAAAGAAAGAAAAGAGGATCTTCGGGTGATAAAAATGGATTTTATGGAAAAACTCATTCTGACGAAACTAGAAGTAAAATTGCAATCGCCAATAGCAGAGAAACTAGGTCTCCTGAGAAAGTTCAAGAATGGATTGAAAATATAGCAAAAAAACCTAAATCTGAAGAACATAAAAAGAAAATAGGAAGAAAAAATCTTATTATGTTAAAAAATAAAGAAACAGGTGCAACTGTAAGAATCCATAAAGATTTATCAGATTCATATGACAAAAAACTGTGGGTTAATCCTTACACATTATCAGAAAAAAAATCCACTGGTAGCAAATGGATTAATAATGGTATAGAAAACATAAAGATAAAGTCAGAAAAAGAATTGCCAGAAGGGTGGAAGTTCGGTAGACTTTATCAGGGTTGGAATAACAACAAAAGGAAAAAAGATGAAAATATCGCAAATTAAAAGTGTAGGTAAAAAGCCTGTTTACGATTTATCTGTAAACGAAGTCGAACATTATATTCTAAGAAATGGAGTAGTAACACATAATACTGGTATCTATTACTCGGCCAACCAAATCTTTATCATCTCCAAATCACAGGAGAAAGATGGAACTGAACTCGCGGGTTTCAAATTTACTATCAACATTGAAAAGTCTCGTTATGTCAAGGAAAAGTCAAAGCTTCCATTCAGTGTATTCTTTGACAGCGGTATCTATAAATGGTCCTCACTATTTGAGCTTGCTCAAGAATCTGGACACATTATTAAACCAAAAGTTGGTTGGTATCAGACTGTGGATATGGAAACCGGTGAAATCTCTGAAAAGAGTTATCGTGCAAAAGACATTGAGAATAATGATGCATACTTTGAAAATCTAATCAAAGACAAAGTTTTTAAAGACTATGTTGAACGTAAGTTTAAATTGACTGGTGGTGGATCTGGTGGATCACAAACACGTATTGACGATGATGAAGAAGATGTTGACATCGACGAATAAGTATGTTATTATGATTTAAGACTGCTCTGATCAGCAATGATCAGAGCATAATTTGTTTCCAAAGAGGTGGTTTATGATAGAAAAGACAATTATTTCGAATCTTTTATTTAATGAAGAATTTTCCCGCAAGGTTTTCCCTTATATTAAAGATGAGTATTTCGATGAAAATACGCACAAAAAGATCTTTTCTACTTATTCGGAGTATGTAGAAAAGTATAAAGAACCTCCGTCGATTGAAGCACTTAAAATTTCCATTGACAATCGAAAAGACTTGAATGAAGATGCATATAAAGAGGTATGCAAATCTATTGATGAACTTGCTATTGATAATAATACAAATCAAGAATGGCTCTTAAGTGAAACAGAAAAATTCTGTCAAGACAAAGATCTTTATAACTCAATCCGCAAAGCAATTCTAATTCTAGATGGTCAAGATAAAGATTTTGATAAAGGTGCTCTACCTAAACTATTATCAGATTCATTGGGTATCAGTTTTGACAGCAGTGTAGGTCACGATTTTCTTGAGGATTTTGATGATCGGTATGAATATTATCACAGAAAAGAAGAGCGTCTATCATTTGACATTGATATCTTCAATAAAATTACAAAAGGTGGCCTTCCAAGAAAGTCAATGACAGTTTTACTTGCTACGACTGGTGGTGGTAAATCACTTATTAAATGTCACTTGGCAGCGACAAGTTTGATGTTCGGAAGAAATGTTTTATATATTACAATGGAACTACCCGAGGAAGAAGTTGCCCGCCGAATAGATGCTAATTTATTAGATACTAGACTTGATGATTTATTGGTATTACCAAAGGAAGTATACCAATCTCGTGTCAATAAAATCAAAAGTAAAACACCTGGTAAATTAATCATCAAAGAATATCCAACTGGTTCTGCACATTCTGGACATTTTCGACATCTATTAAACGAACTTAGACTCAAGAAAAATTTTACGCCGGATATCATCTTTATTGACTATTTAAATATCTGTTCGTCATCTCGTGTCAAAGGTGCTGCTTCTGCAAATTCATACACATTGGTTAAATCTATTGCCGAAGAAGTTCGTGGTCTTGCAATGGAATTTGGTGTTGCTATTGTCACATCATCACAATTTAACCGTAGCGCGTATGACAGTTCTGATGTTGACTTGTCCAATACATCAGAATCCATGGGTATAGCTCATACAGCTGATGCTATTTTTGGTTTAATCAGTAATGAGGAACTTGAAGAACGTAAACAATTGATGATAAAACAATTGAAAAACCGATGGGGTGATTTATCATATTACAAGAGATTCATGGTTGGTATCGACCGTGCAAAAATGAAAATCTTTGATCTGGAGGAAGATGCACAAAACAAAGTAATGTCTGAAAGTAAAACTACCAAAGATGAAGATAAACCTGTATTTGACAAAAGTGCATTTAATGATGAATGGGCTGATGTGTCAAGTAAACGGAAAAAGAAATTGAAAGAAGCAGAGGATATATTGTGAGTTATATTGTAAAAAAGACTAATGCAGCCGCCGCATATAACATCTATGAAAAAGGTGGTGATGTACTTATTGAATTATCATTTGAGGAAAAGAAAGCAAAAGATCTTTGCCGAAAACTAAATCTTGGCTCTGGCTTTAATGGCTGGACTCCAATGTTCTTTGCAGTAAAACATGAGTTTCATCAAGGAACTTAATTTTTTTTACTTTATAAATAAGTAAAAAATAGGAGTTTATCTAATGTTGAGATTTAAATCTTTTATGCATCTTGATGAGGAAACTAAAAATTCTGTTTCTAATAATACTAAAGGTGTCATGCATGAATTATTAACTGGATATCATTTAAACGGTGGTAAACACATGACTCACCATAAAGATTCAAATGGTTATAGTCCAGAAGAAGCACATGATAAATTAAAAGCTTCAATGCACCCTGATGATTATAAAAAAGCAAATGATAGAGCTAAAGCGGCAGCAGACAACATAAAAACAAAATTACCTGCGGGCCATACAATACACCAAGTTCAATGGACTTCAAAACCTGGTGACATACATAGATCTACTGGTATTCATTCTACTCAAAAAGAAGATCCTTCTGATCTTATGATTCATACTAAAAAGAAATCTTCAGATAAACCGACATATCATGGAGTTAGTTTAAAAGTATCTGATAACCCCAGTAAAAATATAACAACTTCCAATTTAGGTATTGAATCTGCCGGTTCCAAAGCTAAAGAAATGCACGAAAAACATAAAAGTGATATTCTTAAAGACTATCCTAACTTAAATAAAAATAATAGAGATGATAGAAAAGCAGAATTAAATTCAAATCCGGCAGTAAAAGCTGATATCATAAGCCGCAATAAAAAATTATTACGTACTATTGCAGGTGAACACGGCGCTGAATTACAACAAAAATTAGATAGCGGACAACATAAAGAAGTGGTTAATCACATTCGTGATGTTTTAAAGGCAAGAAATACACCTTTACAAAATGCAGGTCATAATTTTATAAAACATACTACATATAAAACTGCCAAAGGTATCCAACATCATACCTCACACCCAGAATCAGAACATGAACACATTCTTAATGATCCTAAAAATATTACAGTAAAAACAAATGGTTCTATTACTAGTTTTTATCACAACGATAAGAAATTTGCAACACAGACCCATAAATTTCAGTCTCAAAGTGATCCACTTTCTTCTATAGGGAGTACTTGCCTCCAAACTGGTAAATTAGTATAATTTAAAGTAGTAAATAAATGCAATCATTTAAACAATTCATTACTGAGCAATCTAATGGAAAGGGTCTCACAATATTTGATATTGATGAGACTCTATTTCGTACTAAAGCACTCGTCAAGATAATGAAAGACGGAAAACTAGTAAGAACCCTTGACAATCAACAATACAATGAATATAAAATAAAACCAGGTGAAACATACGACTATGGTGAATTTAGAAGTGCCGAAATTTTTCACGATACTTCAATTCCAATTTGGTCTATGATCAAAAAAGCAAAGGCAATTATTAAGAATGCAGTCAATGTGGGATCAAAGGTTATTATTGTCACTGCAAGACCAGATTTTGATAACAAGAACAAGTTCCTTGATACATTCCGTAGATATGGAATTGACATTGACAAAGTTTATGTCGAACGATCAGGTAATCTAAACCTTGGTTCATCTGCTAAAAACAAGAGGTTTATTTTCCATAAATACTTGCGTGGTGGTAAATATGAAAGAGTCAGGTTCTTTGATGATGCAATGCCCAATATTACTATGTTTAAGGCTCTTGCAAAAAATTATCCTAATATAACATTCGAAGCATATCATGTCCAACATGATGGATCGGTAAGGAAAGTATAATGCTATCATTCAAACAGTATCTAGAAGAAGAAAAAAATTCACATATGGTGCATCTTGCTGATGCAATCATTGATGGCGGTGTTGAAGGTACTCGTCAAGCAATTAATCATTTGAGAGTTCTAAGAGATACACTTGCCGGTCATACTAAAACCCCAATGAATATTTCTACTAAGTGGGATGGTGCCCCTGCAGTTTTTGCAGGTATTGATCCAACTGATGGTAAATTCTTTGTGGCAAAGAAAGGTATCTTTAACAAGAACCCAAAAGTCTATAAAACTAATGCAGACGTTGATGCAGATACATCAGGTGATTTAAACACAAAATTGAAATTAGCTCTTGCTGAGTTGCCAAAACTTGGTATTAAGGGCGTGATACAGGGTGATTTTCTTTATGCGCGCGAAGATATTAAAGAAGTTAACATTGATGGAGAATCGTATATTACTTTTCATCCTAACACGATTGTTTATGCGGTACCAAAAACAAGCGATCTTGCTAAACAAATACTTGGATCCAAAATCGGTGTGGTATGGCACACAACATACGGAGGAGACTCTTTTGAATCAATGTCAGCGAGTTTTGGACAGGAGATTGCAACAAATCTCAAAAAAGTAAAAACTGTCTGGTCTGTTGATGCTGTATTTAAGGATGTTTCTGGTAGTGCTACAATGACTGCTGAAGAAACAAAGCACGTAACTGCTCTTCTTTCAGATGCAGGAAAAATATTTGCAAAGATAAAAAGACCAGTATTGGATGGACTTTCAGATAATGAAGAGCGTAGAATCCGTGTTAATGCTTTCATTAATGTCAAAGTGAGAGAAGGCCAGAGAATCGGTGACCCCAAGAAATTTATCGCTGATATGATTAAATATATAGAAGATTATTATCAGAAAGACGCAGACAAAAAGAAGTCAGATGCTGGTAAAGAATCTTCATTTAAAAAGCGTGATGAGATACTTTCATACTTCAAGGAACATGGGTCTGATGTTGTCGATGTTTTCCGTATCTATAATATTGTAGACGAAGTTAAGTACATACTATTGGATAAACTCAATAGAGTAAATAATATGAGAACATTTCTTAAAACCAAGGATGGCTATGAAGTAACAGGTCAAGAAGGTTTTGTTGCTATTGATCATCTCGGTAAAAATGCACTGAAATTAGTAGATAGATTGCAATTTAGCAAAGCAAACTTCTCACCTGAATATATCAAAGGATGGCAAAGATGAGCGCACTAAACGAATTTAAAAAACTTCTTGCTGAAGCTAATAAACTTCAAAATAAAGAGATTAAAGAAGTTAAAGAATCAAAAGAAACTAGTATTAGTTTAACTCCGCAAACTAATATTCAAGTGAATGAAGAAGAAACAATTGCACAAAAAACTGCAAAATATCTTACTAAAAAGAGTGATGATATTCCTGCAACACCTGCAAATATTGAAAAGCAAAGATGGGATGACCCACTTCGTAAAAGTTCTACTGAAAAGTTTATAACATTTAAGGAAATGGACGACCATTATGGTCTATTCCTGCAGCGAATCCAACAGCAGATGTCAACCATGGGTGGTGGCGGTGAAGTTAAATTTGCTAGATTAGATGATATTAATTCAGCATCTGTTGGATTAAACAAATATTTAACATATGATCAAAATACTAGAAAATTCTATTTTGATACTGTAGGAATCAGCGATGGTCTTTACCTGAATACAGATAATGAAGTTACTCTTTCTGTTGCATCACCAACAGTACTCGGTGGAATAAAAATAGGACAAGCATTTGAGATTGACGGTTCTAACGCGTTACAGATTATAGTAGCAACTAATACAGATCTTGGCGGTGTTAAACTGGGCCCAGGTGTTACAGTTAATGATCAAGATCAAATTATTATTGATTCTACTGGATTAGATTTCTCATTCGGTGATTTTGCAGCCACAGTAGGTACATATACATCTAATACCGAATATGCCATTCTAAAAGCAATAAATGATGATGAAGATGTAGTTATTGCATCCAATGGCATTGGCAGTATTAACGTAGTTGGACAATTTCATGTACACCCAACTAATGGATCACTTACCGAGATTTTAGAAGAAGAGCCAGTGTTTGCAGTCAAATCAGATGGTCAAGTTAAGATGTTGGTGCCAACTATTGATAGTATCGAAGGTGCCGTGAGTATAGTAGGTAGTGCAACTGGCGCATTTATATCTCCTCTCAACACTGGAGTTATGCTACACATAACAGGACAGTATGATACTCCTGGAATCCCATCAAGAATTTACAATGATAGTCAAAATGCGTTTGCAGCATTTGTTGCTCGTCGGTTTAACGGTACAGTTGCCGCTCCTACAGCAGTATTGGCTGACGAAGAGATCATGCGTATCAGTGGAACAGCGCATGACGGTACATCTATCCCAGGCGCTGGAAATACTCGGATTATTTACAAGGCAATTGGAAATCAAACATTGACTAATCACGGCGGTGCCATTGAGTTGTGGACTACCCCATTAAACTCTACTACACTTGCCAAAATTGCAACAGTAGACAGCATAGGGATTACACTCGAATCGGGTAAGGTATTATCGGGTAATGTTACTGGGAATGTGTCAGGAACTGCCGGTTCAGTAGCAGCTGCTAATATTACTGGAACGACACTAGCAAGCAATGTAGTTACAAGTAGTCTAACCACAGTAGGTACATTGACTAATCTAACAGTCACAAATACTATTTCTGGTTCAATTAATGGTAATGCAAACACTGCTACTACTTCTACAAATCTTTCTGCTGCCACTAGTATACTTGCTGGTTCTGTATCAATAGACCCTGCTTCAATTAATAAAACATCAGCTAGTACATTAACGTTTACTGTAAGCGGATTAACAACTAATCACAAAATTGTGATAACTTCTGGAACTGCATTACCTTATGGATTAATGATCGCAGGAGCATGGGTTTCTGCTGCAGATACACTTAGTATAGAGTTTCATAACTATGGCGGCAACGTTGACCAAGGCGCAACTACTATACAGTATTTTGCCTGGGTATAATTTAAATGGGAGAATTAGAAGTAAGAGGCAGCTGTGTTACTGACAAGTGTGGTGCAGTATGTTGCAAATTTCGTGTCTATGATGATGTAGACAAAACAAAGTTTACTCTAAGATGGTGTGAACATTTCAATCAAGAAACCATTCGTTGTAATATATATGAAACTAGGCCAGAAGGTTGTCGAAGATATCCAGATGTGATGTCATTAGTATCATTTCCTAAATATGAAGGATGTAATTATTATCTTGCTGATGTAAGTGATCCGATCCTGCCATAACATAACCGAATACCTGCCTTTCAGGAATGTCAATACTCATTACCTATTCTTGTGTTATAATGTCTATAAATAAGGGCGTATGACACACAGAGTAGGAGACAGACATGCTAAGAGCAATAATTGCTGCTTATAAAAAACACTTAATGTATACTAGAACTCTTAAAGAGTTATCAGTACTTTCCGACAGAGAATTACATGATCTAGGTATTACAAGATCAGATATTCAATCTGTTGCACACGATGCAACAGATGGCGAAGAAATTAAATTTGAGTTTAAACCTTTTCGTGACTTTTTTAAAGTAAAGACCGAAAAGAATAAAATTGATGAATATCTAGCAGAATCCGCAAATGTAGTAGATCTTGAAAATAGACTTAAAGATCTAGATAGAGGTCTTGCACCATGGCAAGTAAGAGCTAGAAACCTTTCACATGGTTGGGCACAATGATAGATCCAGATCACTCAGTATTTCGCACACCGTGTGAAAAGAAAAAAGGTGGTAAATAATGTCACACATTCCTTATTACGGCGAAGATGAAAAAGAAGAGAAAAAGAAGAAATGAGCATTTCAGATATAGGTATTATAGAATACTATAAAATAGAGTATCATAGAGAATGGTACGGTGCCTGGCAAAATGGTATCAAATTAACCGCTAAAGATATTAGAGACAGACTTGGAATAAAGTAATACTATACACAAAAGAATAAATATAAGGTGGGATAAACTCCACCTTTTTTTTATTTTACTGATGAGATTAATTATACATGAAAGAATGGTTTGAAGGTAAAACAGTTGCTATTGTTGGGAATGCTGAATCTCTTATAAGACAGCGATATGGTCAAGAAATAGATCAAGCCGAAGTAGTAGTTCGTATTAACAGAGGCGGTTATAGGTTCTCAGATTTTCCGGTACAAATGGGCACTAAACTTGATGTCTGGTGTATGCAGAATGGCAGACAAAATAAGCCATTTGTAACCAGAACTAAAGCACATAAAATGCAGATGGATACAATCGATGTATCTCCGCATTTTATAGATTTGGTAGATTTGGTATATACCAAAGAAATGTGTAAAGAACTTTCATCTAATTTAAGTAAAAAACCTTCGACTGGATTAAGAGTTCTGGATTATGTATATCGTTCGGATCCAAAAGAAGTAAAGGTTTATGGATTTGATTGGAAAGAAACATTTTCATGGCACGAAAAAAGAGTGTGTGTAGCACACAGTTTTAAAGAAGAAAAAGATTACTGTGAAAAAGTTTTTTTTGCAAAATCTTGGTTTATAGTGAGAAAATAATGCAACATTTTAGTACTAATGTATATTCATCAACTGATAGAAATGGTAAATTTAAAAAATATGATGATATTATTAAAACATTTCCAAATAGTAGATTAATAAAAGAAATAAATTACAGTGAATCCGATTTAGCAATAATATATAGTTGGATGACAGAAAGAAAATCTATTGCAGGTGAAAAACCTGCTAAAACCAGTATAAAAATGTTTAAAAAGGAAATAATAAATAAGCAATTAAAATCTTCAAATCATGTTATGGCTATTGATAATAGTCTTTTTGTCTATAAAGATCAATCATATAGATATAATTATCTAAGATATAGTATGGATGGTGTGTATGCAAATACCGGTTACTATTTTGATAGAGATGTTGATAAAACTAGATGGGAAACAATAAAGAAAGATTTATCTATCGAGGTAAAGCCTTGGAGAAAATCAGGTAATCATGTTCTTTTGTGTTTACAAAGAACAAATGGATTTTCATTTAATTATGAAAAAGGTATTATTAACTGGTTAACACAAACTATTTTGGATATATCTAAAGTCACAGATAGAAAAATAGTAATAAGAAAACACCCAGGTGATGGGCGGTTACATACTGCAGTTGAACATGTGATGGCAAGTTACAAAACAAAAATTAAAAATATGATTCGTGCAACATCAAATACTAGAATAGAAGAAGATCTAAAAGATGCATGGTGCTGTATAGTATATAATAGTTCACCTTCAGTTGTTAGTACTATTGAAGGTATACCTGTATTTTTATTAGATCTTGATCCAAAAAAGAGTCAAGCATATCCTATGTCAAATATAAATCTTGGTTTAATTGAAAATCCAGATATGCCAGATAATAGACAAGAATGGTTAGAGCGTTTAGCAATGTCGCATTTTAGTTATGATGATATTGGAAAAGGTTTATTATATAAAGCAGCATATAAATTTTTTGAGGAAAAAAATGCAAGGGTTTAAAGAGATAAATGGTAATCTAATTCATGAAACTGCAATAATTGAATGGGATGTAGTTGACATAGGTAAAGGTAATATAATATACCCCTATGTTACAATTGGGTTTGATGCTGTTCATATGCGAGAGAAATCTGACGGCATTGTAAAGATAGGAAATAACAATGTTATTAGAGAGTATTGTTCAATAAATAAACCAACTGTTTTATCTAAAGTAACTGAAATAGGTTCTAATAATTATTTAATGATGTATTCATATGTAGCACATGATTGCATAGTAGAAGATAATACTACTATATCAAATTCCGTGCAGATCGGCGGGCATTGTAGAATAATGAAAAATGCTAATATAGGTTTTGGTTGTATGATACACCAATTTCAAGTGATTGGATCTTATTCAATGTTAGGTATGGGAACAATTGTTACTAAAAAGAGTACAATATTACCAGGAAATACATACGTTGGTTCACCTGCAAAATATTTAAAGAAAAATACAATTGCATTGACTAGAAATAGTATAGATGAAGCAATGTTAGACGTTGAAATAAATAGATATCAACAACTTCGAAAGTTAAATTAAATGTTTTTATTATTAGGTCATGGTTATTGGGGTAAAAATATAGCAAGAACATTCAATAAAGAATTATATGCTATATGTGAATCTAATCACTCAATACATCCACAATTAAAAGAATTATATCCACATGCAATCATTTATGATAATTTTGATTTAGCATTAAATGATGTTAATATCAAAGCAGTACTTATAGCGACAAAAGCTGCTACACACTTTGATTTTGCTAAAAAGGCAATAGTAACAGGCAAACATGTGTGGATTGAAAAACCTGCGTGCACATCTTTAACTGAAATAAATGAACTTATTGTTCTATCTGAGAACATGGGAGTAAAAGTTTTTGTTGATCATATTATGTGCCATGACTCTACAATACAACACATAAAAGAAAATATTGATTTTGGTGAACCTTTATATTTTGAAAGTTATAGATTACACCAAGGTCTATTTCAACCGGATGTTGATGTACTATATGATTTAGCAATTCATGATTTGAGTATCATTGATTTTCTTTTTCCAAATCAAAAACTTATTTCTAAGACTGAAATAAAGAATTATCATGTAAATATATTATCAGATCACGCTATAATAAATTTAAAATTTGAAAGTGGTTTTAGAGCAACTATTACATGTAGTTGGGTATCTCCGATTAAACAACGACAAATTTTTATTGCTGGTTCAAAATTGCTTTTAAATTATCTAGATGGTCGCTGTAATGTTTTAAATATTGATAAACCAATAGATGAAAACTTTTCATTTGAAAATTGTAAAAATGGAATTGAATTAAAAATTAAACAAATGCCTGGTTTAGAAATGGCTAAACAAGCATTTATAAATGGTATTGCTAATAATGACAATATGATTAGTGATATCTATCAGGCAAGAAGGATACAAAAATGGCTGGAATAATACCATTCTTTAATCTACAAGCAATACATAAAGATTGTATTAATGAATTAAATGCTAGTGCAGAAACAATAATACAAAGTGGTAACTACATTTTAGGTACATCAAAGTTTGAAGAAGAATTTGCAAATTTTGTAGGTTCATCATATTCTGCATGTGTTGCTAGTGGTACTGCAGCACTTCATCTTGCAATCAAAGCATTAAACATAAAACCAGGTGATGAAATAATTACAGTTGGATATACATTCAGAGCAACTGTTTCTGCAATAATGTATGAAGGTGCAATACCAGTATATGTAGATATAGATCCAGAAACATTTTGCATGGATGTTTCAAAGGTTGAAGAAAAAATCACAGAGAAGACCAAGTGTATCATACCAGTGCATTTATTTGGTAATGCGGTAGATATGCCAGAACTTATGAAAATAGCAGATAAGTATGGTATACCTGTAATAGAAGATTGCAGTCAGGCACATGGTACTACTATAAATGATAAACACGTTGGAACATTCGGTGATATAGGTACTTTTAGTTTTTATCCAAGTAAAAATATAGGTGCACTTGGAGATGCAGGATGCATAATCACAAATAATGAAAAACATTATGATAAAGTCAAACGATTACGGAATTGGGAAGTTGGAGATATTGGTTATAACTATAGAATGGATAATATTCAAGCAGAATTTCTATCCGTAAAACTTAAACATTATAGTCGCGTCATGTCTGCAAAGAAAGATATTGCAGGAGAATATAGCAAATATTTTAGTAATATAAAAACTAAACCTGGCGTAAATCATTCTTATAACATTTATACTATTTTAGTAAATAATAGAGAAGATGTTATAAGTAAAATTAGTAGTAAATTACAGACTAGAGTATATTATGATATTCCCGTAAGTTCACAAAGTCCTTACATATTTAATACAAGCGGCTTAGAAAACACAAATAAACTCGCAAAGAAACAACTTAGTCTTCCGATATATCCAAATCTTGATGTAAATACAGTTATTGAAATAATTAAGGAAACCATAGATGATAACCTTTGCACCGTTCTATAAAAATTTAAAAAAATCTTCCGAAAATATGTCTACAGAATTAAGAGAAAGAGTAAATTTCTTTGATTATATGGATGCAATAGAAAAGTTAAAGAATACATTCTATGCATATAACTCTAAAGACCATAAATTCGTAATACAAACTGATGAATTTACTGAAACTAATGGTATAGATTGCTTTAGAAGTAATTTATCTGATGTTCCATTAATGGGTGCAATAGTAAAAGCAAATACTAATTTTGTAAAAAATCATATGGGTAAATTAATCCTAACAGGTGCTGATCATTTAATATGTGGTAGTGTTGAAGCTTTCTTTAAAGATGAATTTGATCTTTGTTTCTTTGTGCACCCTAAAAAAAGGTATGTAAGAAACTCTGTAGTTTTAGTCAATTCAAATGAAAACAATAAAGATAGAATTGACAAGTTCTTTCAAACTAGAGAAGAATTTTATTACAAATCTACCGAGGAAGAAAAGAAATGGGGTGCTGATATGTATAGTATTAATAGAGCACTCGAAAGCAAAGGCTTAATTACAAAGTATTTTGAAAATAAAAATAATCACTTCTTTGATTATGATGGCCTAAAAGTAAAAATTATGGACTATGATGGTTCTGCATATGTAAAACCATTAGATGCTACTGGCCGTTTAGTTGTTAAAAGCTTAGATATAGTCATAGATGTCAAAGGTGGTGCTTATAGAAAAAGATTTTTTACTAAAGCATATGAAGAATTAATGAGAAGGAAACCTAAATGATACCAATTTTTATAGGATTTGATAAGAGAGAAGCAACAGCATACCACGTTTGCAGCAATTCAATTATAAGACTATCATCCAGTCCAATAAGTTTAAACCCACTTTCATTAAATCTTTTGAATGGTTATGAAGAAAAGCATACAGATGGAAGTAATCATTTTATATACAGTCGTTTTCTAATACCACATTTAATGGGTTACAAAGGGTGGGCTGTATTCTTAGATGGTGATATGATTCTCCGTGGGGATATTACAGAACTATGGAACATGCGAGATGAGTCGAAAGCCGCAATGGTGGTGAAACATGATTATAAAACACGAATGGCAGAGAAATATCTTGGTGCAAAAAATGAAAATTATCCTAGAAAAAATTGGTCAAGTGTGATATTATGGAACTGTGGACACGAATCAAACAAAGTAGTAACACCGGAGTTTGTTCAGAATGCAACAGGTGCACAAGTACATAGATTTTCTTGGTTAGATGATAGTTTAATAGGTGAACTTCCTATTGAATGGAACTGGTTACCAGATGAGTTCGGTGAAAATAAAAGTGCAAAATTGCTTCACTATACACTAGGCACCCCTTGTTTCCATGATTTTGCGACAACACCTATGGCAGATGAATGGCACAGAGAACGAATTTATATGGATTATAGTTTACAGAGAGGACTATGAAAGAACTATTTGAAGGTAAAACAATCTCTCTAGTTGGTAATGCTAAAAGTCTATTCAATACCAATTATGGAGCCGAAATAGACTCTTCGGAAGTTGTCTGTAGAATTAAACGGGGATTTTTCATGTTAAAACCAAGTGATGTAAAATCACATGGCCAAAGAACTGATGTTTGGTTTCTAAATTGGTTTAAAACAATGAACCCGAAAAAGGTCACAACAAAAACTTGTAATCATACTATAGAAATATTAAATAGCCCTTTAATAGATATAGAATGGCTAAAAAGTGATTTAGGTCACCACAGACCCTCAACCGGTTTGCGAATTTTACATTTAATTTCTCTTTATAATCCTAAAAAGGTTTGTGTATATGGATTTGATTGGAAAGCTACTCCATCTTTTCATGATACTAAGCTACACGACATTAGGCACGATTTTCAATTAGAAAATAAATATTGTGCAAATAAATTTTTTAATACTAATATTTTTGAGTTAAGAAAATGAAAGAATGGTTTGAAGGTAAAACAGTTGCCATTATCGGCAACGCAATGTCTCTCTTTGATAAAAATTATGGCAAAGAAATTGATTCACATGATGTAGTAGTAAGACTAAATAAAGCTGCAATGCTATATGATAGAATGGATGTTGAAAAAAGTCATGGTAAAAAGACAGATGTTTGGATATTTTGGAATACTAGTGAATACAAGAATCAATTTTCCAAATATCCAAAAGTAAAGAAAATGCACGCAGGCCACCAGGCAAGATTTGACGCAAATACAAAACAAACTGATTTTGTTTATCCAATGATACCAAATTATACAGAACTAAGAAAAAAATCAGGACAACATAATAATCCAACTACTGGTTTAATTGCATTAGATTGGATAATGAGTTCTAGCCCTGCATCTTTAGATATATATGGATTTGACTGGAAAGAAACTCCAACATATACAGATCCAAAACGAATTAAAGATAGAGGTTGTCCACACGATTTTGCTACAGAAAAGGCATATATTACTACAGAATTTTTATCATTATCAAATGTAAGATTAAGATCATAAATGTAAAGTTAATGCATTATAAATATTCACAATATTATCCCTCATATTAGAGTTTTAAATGGAAAAGAAATCAGTAAAAAAAATAAATCCTAAAGGCTTTGATCCAAAGAAATATATAGACATTGAGCCAACATTGAGTGACAGAACAATGTCTGAAGCTAAAAATAAATCAGTTGTATTGACCTTTGGAAGATTTTCACCCCCAACAGTAGGGCACGAAAAACTTGTAAATAAGATAAAAGATGTTGCTGTTTCTCGTAAAGCAGATCCTATGGTATTTACATCACATACATATGATAAGAAGAAAAATCCACTTACATATGATGAAAAGATAAACTTTCTTCAAACTGCGTTTGGGTCATTAGTTAAAAGGACAACTGCAAGAACAATTATTGAAGTAGCAAAAGAACTGTCTGGCAAATATGATACACTTATTGCTGTAGTAGGATCTGATCGAGTATTAGAATTTCAGACATTACTTGACAAATATAATGGCAAAGAATTTGACTTTAAAACTATAGATGTTGTCTCAGCAGGTGAAAGAGATCCTGATGCAGATGATGTTTCTGGAATGTCTGCTTCAAAATTAAGATCACTTGCAGTAGAAGGTGACTTTGAAACATTCAAGAAGGGACTTCCTTCTAAATTAAAATCACATGCCGAAGAAGTATATAAAGCAATTTTAAAGGGAATGAAATTAATGGAAGACTTTGAAGATGAAACCTTAGAAGAAAAGGTAACTCCTCTTACATTTATGCAAAGACTCAAGCGCTCGATGGTCATGAAACGATATCATGGTAAGATTGAAGCTGCAAGAAAGAGAGCACAAAAGAGAAGAGCATCACCAGAAAAAATCAAAGATCGGGCACAAAAGAAAGCACTAGCAATTCTTCGTGCTAAAATTTCAAAAACTAAATCGTATGGTGACATGTCATCTGCTGAAAAATTATCACTAGATCAAAGATTATCTAGAATACCACAGTCAGTTATTAATAGAATTGCAACCAAACAATTACCAATTGTACGCAAAGCAGAATCAGACCGTATAAGCGCGATGTCCAGATCTAAAACTGAAAGTGTTGATGATCAATTCGAGATATTTCTTGAAAATTTTATGCTGGAGTCCGCCAATCTAAATAAAGACTATCATGCCGGACTCTCAAAATCAACGATAGCAAAAAGACAAGCACATTTTAATAAAGGTGCCGCAATGGATGATAATAATCCTGCTGCATATAAACCAGCACCGGGTGATGCTCGTGCTAAAACAAAACCTTCTATGCACACAAAAAGATTTCACCAAATCTTTAATAAAGAAGGTACTGTCAAACACGACATGAGATTTAAGCGATATAAACCAAAAGTCAATATCTATGAATCAACCGAAGTATATTTTGAAGAATTAGATGATCTTATTAATTCAGTAGAAATGATATTCGAAGAACCAAAAGAGGGTTTAAAGAAAAAGGCAGAGAAAACTGGTATTTCATATGGTATTCTAAAGAAGGTATTTGATCGCGGGGTTGCTGCTTGGAGAACAGGTCACAGACCAGGAACAACTCCAGAACAATGGGGTTATGCCAGAGTCAATAGCTTTGCAACAAAAGGACCTGGAACCTGGGGCAAAGCTGACGCTGATCTAGCAGCAAAAGTTCGCAAAGAATCGGTAGAGGAAGATTGCTGGGACGGTTATAAACAAATCGGTCTAAAGAAAAAAGGTAATAGAATGGTTCCAAACTGTGTCCAAGAAGGTAATGCGCTGGATATGGTAAGGGCTTCTATATCGAGAGAAAAAGATGCTGATGCTGAAAAGCACAAGAATATGCTTGATAATGCTCGTAAGGTTGATTCAACCCGCCGTTCATTGAATACAGAATCATCTGAAATCATTAATAAGATTATTGCACGTGAGAAGAAGCATAGAGAGATGGCAAAAGCTCTTAAAGATTTCTCTGAACTTGTTAAAAATGCAGGTCCGGGTGATCACACGCATCATGCGGAAAAAGTAGTCAAGTCTCATAATATGGCAATGACTTCAGCCGATCTTGTAAAACTTTACCATAGAATTAAAAATGCAAAACATTATGAAAAGGCATATAGTAATGTTGATGCTTGGGAATCATTCAAGATAAACATTGACAAATCAAAAGCTACTAATAGAGAAGATGGTACTGATAGTCTTGTTAGAATACTAAAAAGTGATACACCGGGTGAATTAGATGAAATAAAATATGTTCCACCACTCAAGCACTCTAAGACTACTGTACCAGACTTTGTAGAACCAGCAACACCTGATATTTCAGCTCTAGTTTCAAAGCACAATCAGCACCACCTTGGTGTTGGTCTTAATCTAAAGCAAATGATACAACATGCTCTCAAAAGTAAAGATACAGATAGTGACGGTGATGTTGATGCACAAGATACTAAATCAGTTGGTGGCGGTGAGCTTGTTGCAGACCCTTCATTTGATAAAACAAAGACACCAGGCGAAGCAACATCAAAAATGAGAAAAAAGTATGAAAAAGAAGCAAAACATACTAAAGTTGGTGTTGCATTTGAAAGTGTTGATGAAAAATTTGAAACATTCCTCGAAGGTAAAGCAAGAGGATTTGAAGGCAAGATGATTGATGTACCAAATACAAAAATCAGAACAATGGATGGAAAACTAAAATCAGTTCCAGGTGGCAAAAGTAGTAGTTCAGATGGCGGAAGCGGAGACGGAGAATAATGCTAAGATTTAAGCAATTTGTAGTAGAAGCAGAAACATGCCCAATACTAACTACCGAACATATGAAGGCATTTGAAAAGTTTGTTGACAAGATGTTCGAAAAGTTTAATATTGACTTTGACTTCACAAAGCACTTCCGTGAGCGTATGACAGATTCACGAAATGATCCTTGCATCGACATGAAAGAACTTGCTGCTATGATCCAAAAGATCTATAAGAAGTATCAACACGGTGAAAAGTCACTTAGTAAATTTGTAGATGCAGAGGCAGTAGTAAAGGATCTTCAAAGTGACCTAAATATGCCAATCGCAGTTGAATATGATCGCAAAAGTGATGATTTAGTTGTTATTGCAAAAACTATCATGCGCAAGAAGAACTTCTCTACTCCAAACCCGGTGCTAAAAGTATGATAGGTTTTAAACAATATATTAAAGAATCTAATTCTATTTTAAATCAGTGGGAAAATACTGAACCTGCTAATTACGTAAAACAGCTCCAAAAATTCTTTGGTATGCCTACCGAATTAACCAGTAAGAGAGCAATTTGGTATAATAAAGATGGGTTTAAACGAATTGAAGTATTAGATGAGTTTATTTTACATTCATCTCCACTACCACATTATGATTATGTTTATTCTTATGTAGATTTAAAGGTATCGCATGATTTATCAGATGATCTTGCTAAAAGTAGTGAGAGTATTTTAATAGACCATTTAAAGGGTGAAGTTGGTGCTAGATGTGCTAGTTTGAGTGCTAACGCAGTTACAATACAGTATGTAATAGATGTTGTTGAAGGAAATATAACTCCTTCTAAATCAGAATATGAAACACGTATCAAATCTATGAAAAAAATGTTCGCCGATGGTAAAAGGTTTGAATTAGATTGGTGGCCGGATGTAACTGGTGATACTGATCCTAAAAACCCATATTACAAGGAAGATTGATGTGTTTACATTTAAATCATATATTGTTGAAAGTTCTGAAGCAGGCACCGCGCTTGCAAAAGTAAAACCTATTTTAAATATGGTTAGCGATAGATATAAAACCAAAGGTGTTGAATATCTAGATATACTTATAAAGGCAGCAGAAGATAAATCAATTTACAATGCAAGATTTACCGAAGCTTCATCTGGTTTACTTAATATTATCAGATTAACATATGATATAGTTTCAAAAACAATTATAGATTATCGCCAATCCAATAGAGATGCATCTGAAAAAATACCATATTCAATCTATACTGCTGGTGATATTAAGAAGGCAATCAAAGATACAGCAAAGATAACTGATCTGCCTTCACAATTAAAAACATTTTTTAATTCCGTAAAAGATATACCAGAAGCACTAAGTGTAATCAAAGGTTATGTTCAAAAAGGCAAGCCACCGAAAGAACCAAAACCAGGTCAATTTATAAAACCTCTTGCTTCATTTGATGCGACAAAATCTGCATTTAAATTCATGCAGGAAGCCACCGATTCATTTAAAACTGAATTGAAGGAAAGTGTCACAAGTCAAATTATGACAGCATATGAAAATATTCGTGACATTACTCGTGGTCCTGATCTACCAAAAGATGAAACATCCCAACTTGTTGCAACTACAATCTTTATTGTGAGAACAAAAGAAGGCAAGAAGTATCTTGAAAAGATGCCAGACGCAGTTGCAAGAATTAAGAAACTAATCGAGAATAATGTATCCGAAATTGTTGATGGGTTTGTTTCTAAGAATACTTCCAAACTTGCTTTGATCCTTCAGAAGAAAGGTCAACCTAAATCACACGAAATAGTAAAGACTAATATTCGTAATGGAATGGTAGAAAATACCATGAAGTTTACATTTGAAGATTCTAGTAGTTTTACATTAGAAAGTAGTGTTATTTACAAATATAGTGCCAGAGGTAACCTATTCTTCCAATATCCGACAAGATTTAAGAATGTTAAATTGGCAGATGGTTCTATGATGAAGATGCCTTCCGAAGAAAAAATGATTAAGGAGTTTTAAGGATGATCTCGTTTAAATCATTTTTAGCATTAGATGAAATGCTTAAACAAGTTAAAACACCTGAAGGCGAAACAAAATGGGCTGTTGTAAGCAAATCCGATCCTTCTAAAGTTTTACAGTATTATCAAGGTGATGGAAAACCTTCCAAAGAATGGTTCAATAAAGTAGAACGTAGAATACAATATTTTAAACACAGAGGATAAAATGAAGAGATTTAAAGAACTCACAGAAGAACTATTTAATGAAGGCGGCGAAATGTATCCAGCCGATGAAATGACTATCAGTGAATTGAAGATTGCTTGCTATGCAGCAAGCAATATCCTTGAGCGACTAGAAGATGGAGCAATGATCCAGCGCTGGCAGATTAGTGCAATTGTGAAAGCAAAGGAAGAGCTTGCATCAGTCTACACTAGTATGAGTGCAGACGAAATGGAAGATGATATGATGGATACTGATTCCGATGAATATGATGAAGAAGAACCAATGTATGTTGGCTTTGAATATCCTTCTATGTATGGTGAAGAAACTGAACTTGATGAAGCACCGTTACTTGGTCCACAAGGTAAGATACATAGAGCAGCTTCTGCAGATCAATCTGATCGTGAATATGCTAGTCAAAAATTCTTTAGAGATACATGGAAAGCTAAAAATGTAGGAAAGAAATGGCCAGGGTATTCTGAAGCTGGCTATAAGAGTCCAACTTATAAGAATGAAGAAACAGACTACGAAGTAGACGTTGAAGGTCTTCCAAAGATGTATGTCAAAGGTGACAATCCCTCACAGATTAAGAACAATCTTAGAAAAGTAGTCAAGAACCCTGACATGATTAGAGGTATTGAGCGCGTAGCAAAAGCAACACTTCAAAAGATGTTCCGTGATAAAGCATCTGGTAAAGAAGAAGTTGCTGAAGAAGTTGAACAACTCTCTGAAAACCCATGGAACCAAAAATTTCAAAAGGCTCCAGTTGGTGATACTTTACCTACTCCAGCAAGAGGAACAGTTCCTAAGCATAATATTAAGTTCAAAGAAGGTGATCAAGTAATAGTTCATGCTGGGCCGCACGCTGGTGAACGTCATACAGTTACTTATGCTAGAACTGGAAGCGTGAACTTACTACACCCAAGTCCTAAAAACAAATATGATACAACCACTGTTAGAGCAAAACATGAGCACCTCTCACCATATAAGGGCCCAGTGAAAGAAGAAGTTGCTGAAGGCTATAATGATCCAGTCCACCGCGAGAATATTTCAGATGTAGTACACACTTTTGTACCTAAAGATGATCCAAAACACGATAAGATCGTAGATCATCTACATAAAGCAAAAAACTTTGGAACAAAAACAAAAGACGATCTTGAAACTGTTGCCGGTATTTCTATTGGTGCTGCCCATAGAATTACAAAGGCAGTAGCAGATCACATGAAAGCAAACTTTGGAGCTCCAAGTAAACCACAGACTCAAGCACAAAGAGTCGGCGCCTACCTTAAGCAAAAACAAATTGGTCCAAGATCTAAGTAAGGATGTAAAATGAAAACTCTAGCGGAACACACTCTCAATAGAGCAATCTCCTATCATGTTGAGAATGAAGTACCTTTCTATGAAAATGTATTTCGTCCTCACTCTGAAATGAGCAACAAGCTCTTTATGGAAGCAAAGAGACTATATAATGAAGGTGCTTATGAACCAAAAGATTGGTTTGAAAAGGACCTACTTGAAACTGATATTGGAGATTTTGATGTATATGAAGGTGAAACTGTTCCGCTAGACTTCCCATTACAGGAAGCAGAGTACAAAGGTAGTGAAGTAGAACTAGGCAAGCCAAAACGTGGCGGTGAAAAGAAGTTCTATGTCTATGTCAAAGATCCATCATCTGGTAATGTAAAAAAGGTTCAATGGGGTGATACAACAGGTCTCAGTGTCAAGATTAATGACCCTGCGGCCAGAAAATCATTTGCTGCTAGACATCAATGCTCTACTAAAACAGATAAAACCGCGCCTGGGTACTGGGCTTGCAGAACGCCAATGTATGCCAAAGCACTAGGTCTTTCTGGAGGTGGCTCATTCTTTTGGTAAGCCAAGAGGATTTTATAGAATGGACTATAAGTTTAATATGTGGAGTTGAAAACGTGAATGAACCATATACAGATACAAGAATATCAGATACAGAATGGATCCGAGAATTTAATCCTGAACTAACAGAATCTGAAGAATATGTCTGGCACAGAGATTTAAATACTAGAAAAGTACAAATACTTGAAGGTGATGATTGGCAATTCCAATTTGATAATGAACTACCATTCTTTATAAATAGAAATAATATTATTGAAATACCAAAAATGGTCTATCATAGAATTATACCTGGTAAAACTAAATTAAGGATTAAAATAAATGAAGAGTTTTAAAAAATTCTTTTTAGAAAATATAGAACTTGATGAGGCTGCTATTACATCAGGTGATTATTCGCTTGTAAAAACAAAAGAGAAAATGCCTACATCAAAGCACCCAGAAGGAAAATTTGTTCACGAAATTCATCATAATGGTGAAAAAATTGGAACAGTGGAACCATATTCCGCATATAATGAAAAAAGAAAACCTGGTGCTAGAATTGTTACTAGTAGGACTGATGCAACTAAATATGGTATTCACTTCGAAAGAGATAAGGGTCCATCATCGTCCAAAGATATGTCTGTTTCAAGTAAGTATGGTCATGCTAATCCTAAGCACGCACTTGAAGCAGCTGCTAGACATCACCAGTTTTGGAAAAATAAGAATGAAGAACTTGATGAGGCTAAAAAACCAAAACCTGGGCATAATGCAGCAGTTTTAGCAAAGAATATTTCTAAAGTCATGTCTGCTGTCAAAAAAGAAGAAGTTGAACTTGATGAAACATATGATGCTGCTTATGTAAAAAGAGCTATTCCCGCTCTTAAGAATGCAGTTGAATTTCATAAAGACACCATGGAGATTCATGATAAAAAATCAACAAAGGGTTCACCTGAATATGTAAGAGCACATTCTGCCGCTGCAGCCGCACATAAAGAAGCAGCTGAAAGACATAAAATTGCACATGCTCAGTTATCACATGGTACAAAAGATATTGCATATTACATAAATCCCGCAAGAGAACTTGGCGCATATGCTGAAAAACTAAGTGATAAAGCAAATGCACTAAAAGAAGAAGTTGAACTTGATGAAATTTCAAAGAAACTTGCAAAAAGTTATCTAGACAAATCAGCTGCAGAGCGCGAAGCAAATCCAAAGTATTCTACACGTGAAAAATTCCGTGGACGTATGATTGGTGGCGCCACTGCCGATGCTAAATTAAAAGGTCGTGTTGAACAACCATATAAGTTTGGTCAAGCACCTAAGCGTAAGATGTATGTTAAAGTTGGTGCTACAAATGAAGAAATTATTTAATGGTACTTTATTACAAGACATAATTAATAACTTTGATCCGTATCATATTAATGAACTTACCAGACTTGAATTAACAAAAGAAGAAATTAAAAAGGAGACTAAAAATGCCACTATGGGGAAAAACTGATACTGCTGCATCAGCACCAAAGTATCTAACCAGTGCTTCCGGAGCATCACCACAAACTGATGTTGATAATGCATTCTTTGTAGATACTACAGAAGCTGCAGTAGAGACAAATAGAGCAAAAGGTATCAAGACACCAGGTTGGAACCTAGTTCAAGATATTGGTAATGGAAGACTTCGCGTAGAACCACTTATTCCAATGAAAGTATCTGCTGCTGATGCAACTGACGTTGGTATTACTAATAATACTGCAACAGAAGATCTTACTGTTCCAGATACATTGCTTGCAATTACAGTACAACCTGCAAGTATTTCTAGAGTCGCGCCTGCTACTGGAACATTCTCTGTTACAGCAACAGCAACACCTTCAACCACAATTACCTATCAGTGGCAAGTACAGCAATCCACTGAATCTGGTACTACTTGGACCAACGTATCCACAGGTAGCGGCGGAACAACTGCTAGTTATACCACAGGTGCAACTGCAGTAGCTCCAGGAGCTGGTGCAACAAATGGCGACAAGTATCGTGTACTTGTTTCAGCACCAACTAATACTTCTCAGATTATAACATCATCTACAGCAATTCTAACTGTAACTTCATCATAATCTGGAATGAAACTAGGGGAATCAACTTTTCTATTATATGCTGCAAAGCATTATGATAACCCACATTGTTATGATATTACTGAATTTGAAGAAGACATGAAAAGGTTTCAATATCTACGAAAACTTTTTGGTCGATACAAACAATTTGGGGATTTGAAAGAGAGGTTGATTCTCAATCATCTTATTATCATATATAATTGTTTCGGAACAGAAGCAACTAATATGCTTTTTATGAAACTAAGTGATTATCAAGACTATTTAAAACCATTTGTAGACTATTTAAATTTTATGCCAGATTATATAGAATATGATGGCAAAATTATATATGCTAATAAGATTAATTCTGACCCTATAATAACCGAAAAACTAGGAGAAATATAAATGTCGATGAAAGATTTAGTTATCTCAATGATGATAGAACAGCTCGAAGAAAAAGCGACAAATCCATATGCAATAGGTATGGCTGCTGCTATGAAGGCCACTGGTGACGAACCACCGCTTGAAAAGAGCACAATTAGAAAAGCTCATAAGATTGCTAAGGGTATCGAGAAAAACGAAGAAACTGATCTTGATGAAAATGCATGGGAAGAAGTTCCAATGATGATGCGTCAACTTCAATTCATTGCATACGCAGCAGAGGAAATCATGGAATACCTTGACATGGGTTCAGACCCTGAAGAATGGTATCAGAATAAACTTGCATCCATACACGACCAAATGCAAACTCTACACGCATATGCAGAAGGTGAGAAGCGCATGATGTCTAAAATGAATTATGAAGAAGTAGAACAGATTGATGAACTGGACAAGAAAACTCTTGGTTCATATGTCAAGAAATCAGCAGATGATCTTACTCATATTCAAAGAGATATTGGTCATACCTCCGATATGAAAAGCCCAGAATACAAGAAACTCAATAAAATGAGATTAAATCGAAAAACTGGGATTAATCGTGCTGTTAATCGTCTTACTAAATAATAAGGAATACTGATTTGTTAGTAGATCTATATCTTGTCTATCAATTCTTAAGAAGACTAACAACACCCTTTGAGGATTGGAGTGCCTATAAACTAGGTATTATTGATACCGATGGGAATATTCTTAAGAAAAAAGATCAACGAAAAACCCAGGAAGAAAAAGACTCCCTGCGTACATATGATCTTATGATTTTAAAATTGAAAAAACTACTTGCAAAAGTACCAGGTGGTTCATCTAAAGTTGCATCATATGCGGCTGCACTCTGGTTAATCCGTGAATGGAACGAATTTTCTGATTCCTCTACTCTCAATGAGGATATATCGGAAGATGTATTGGATGAATCAATAGATTTATTTTATGATATGTATATCAATTATACCATACTTTCAGAAGATGTCAACAAAAAAATAAAGGAAGATGGAGCAATTGGTATGTCAGTTGGCTCTGGTGCTATTGCAGGTATTGGTGTTGGACCACAGGGTGAACCTGGTTTAACTCGTGCTCAACAGAAAAAGCATAGAACAAGAGCAGCTGCAACTTTTAATTCAGATCCCTTAAAGCGTAGAAAAACATTTTCAGATTTTCTAAAAGATGATTTAACGGTGCCCGATATTAAAGTATCTGATACAGTAGTTGGTGAACCTGGAACCGGCGACACCGCAGTCAGTGGTTATCGCCCAAAGAAAAGATATAATAAACATATAAGGACAATGGCAGTACAATGATTACAACTTCACAATTTCAACAAATGATCCCATCAAATAAAGAAGCAGCTGAGTGGTATGATATAGCAGTTGACTTTTTTGAAAAGTATAATATAACTACACCATTACGTATAGCTAGTTTTATGGCTCAGTGTTCGCATGAGTCACAAGACTTTCGTGCACTTGAGGAAAATCTTAACTATAGCACAGAGTCTCTTTTGAAGGTATTTCCAAGATATTTTGGTGCTGGTAAGGAAGATGCAGCTGCATATGCAAGAAATCCAGAAAAAATTGCTAATTATGTTTACATGGATGTAAATAGATCAAAGCAAGGTGCGCTAGGCAATACACAACCAGGTGATGGTTGGAAGTTCCGTGGTGGTGGCGTAAAGCAACTTACCGGTAGAAATAATTATTCCGTCTTTGCTAAAGACATTGGTATGACTGCCGATGAAGCTGCCGCTTATGTAAGAACAAAGAAAGGTGCTCTTGAGTCTGCCTGCTGGTTCTGGAAAAAGAATGGTCTTGAAAAATTTGCAGATGCAGATGATATCGTAGGCATGACAAAGAAAATTAATGGTGGGACTATCGGTCTTGAAGATAGAACTGCTAGATACAAAAAGGCAAAAGCAATTGTTGGTGGTTCAGTAAGTTCAGCACCTGCGGTTAAATCTGCACCTGCTGCCGCTGTAGTAACTGAAAAGGCAGCTCCTGCAAGTTATCCAACAATCCAGAAAAAATCAACTGGTGATGTTGTTAAAAAGGTTCAAGCTAAATTAGGTCTAGGTGCTGATGGTGTTTATGGTCTCCAGACTGAAATAGCAGTCAGATCATGGCAGAGAACTAATAAATATACTGCAGATGGTATTATGGATAATGAACAAATCAGAAAATTATTAGGAGCCTAATATGACAATTCAAAAGATAATCCAAGAATCAATAAACGGTGCCCCTTTAGAGATGAAAGAAGCACTTGTTGAAGAACTAAAAGCAAGAATTGCCGAAGCACTTGCCGCAAAGATGGAAGAAGCTAATCTTGATGAATCAGTTTCATTTAAGAAAACGGATTCTGGCGACCATCACATTCACCACAATGGTAACCCCGTAGGTAGAATTACTAAAACTTCTTCCATGGGAAGTAATGGTTACTCAGTTCGGATCGGCGGTAATACTGCAAAGCACGAAGTGGGTACTGAATCATCTCTTGCAGCAGCCAAAGACTCTGCTAAATGGCACCTTACTTCAAGTGAATCTCCAGTTAAGATGAAAGAAGAAACTGAATTGAGTGAAGCAGAAGGTCGACAAATTGTTGACAAACTAAAATCTACCGGTGAACACGAAGAAGCTGGTAGAATGGCATTTAAACACGGACTAGGTCGTGGTTATGGCCCACATTTTGGAATGCGCTCTGGCAAATATAGTGCTGAAACCGCTTATCATAAAGGATATGATAAGGCTGAATTTGCAAATAGAAAAAAGGCAAATGAAGAAATAGAACTTGATGAAATCTCATATCGTGATAGTGGTGCACAAAATATGATGAGAGCATCAAGAAAAGCGGATAAAGAGGCTGATAAAGTAAGAGCTCAGGCCGCCGCGGCTGCTGCAAAAGAAGCGGCAAAGAAAAAATAATTTTTACAACTAAAGGATAGACAAATGACAATTCAAAGAATCATTCAAGAGGCAATTAATAAAAATCCTCGTGATCTAAAAGAAGCACTTACAGAAGAACTTCGTGGCCGTATTCGTCTTGCTCTTGAAGCAAAAATGAGCGACGATGAAGATGAAGAAGATGAAGATGATGATGAAGAAGACATGAAAGAAGAAGCTGAAGAACTTGACGAACTCTCAAAAGACACTGTCCGTAACTATTACAATAAGGCTGGTGAGCAAGGCAGAGACATCACCGGCAAAATGATGGTCGGTGGTGGTGATTGGTCTAAAGACGGCAAAGACACCGAGACTCTTAAGAAGAGAGCAGCCGGTCGTGCAATGGCCCTTAAGCGTCGCAGTGGCGAAGTAAAGATGTCTGAAGAAGCTGAAGAACTTGACGAACTTAAAAAGTCAACACTTGCATCATATGTAAGCAAAGCTGCAGATAATGCTGCCTCAAATGCTATTAAATATGGTGAAAAGAAAGCACAGTCCGATGAAATGGATCGTATGATGAACCGTCATATGTCTTATGATGATAAAGACAAGATGCGCAGTATCATGAAAACCACCAACAAAGATGTTAATGCACCACGCGAAAAGGCAGCTAAGCGCCTTGCAGGTGTTGATTTAGCAATCAAGAAGCTTACAAGAGATTAATAAATGCAATCGTGGATTATCATAGGTGTTTTAGTTGCTTTAATGAGTAGTGCTGCCGGCGCCTATTATTATAGTACTCAAAAGAAACTTGCTCAACTTATAGAAAATACTGCTACCCTTGAAGCAAATAATCTTACTATTACTAATGCTAATAATCAAAATGTTCAAACTATTGATAATCTACAAGCATCATATCAACAAGTTCAAGAAGATTTTTCACGAGTACAGTCTGAGTTTCAAATAGTACGATTACAAAATAACGAGTTAAAAGAGCGCCTAGGTCGTCATGAACTAGGCGCTCTTGCCGCAGCAAAACCAGGTCTTGTAGAAAGAACTATAAATAGTGCTTCGTCAAATGCAACAAGATGTTTTGAATTGATGTCCGGCGCGCCGCTAAATGAAAAAGAAATGGCGGCAACAACTGAGCGCCAATTTAATTCGGAATGTCCCTGGTTATTCTTGGAGTTGAAGCAGTGATAAAATATGTAATGCTATCATCTATTGTTTTTCTTGCAGCTTGCGGATCATCTACTAAAATAGAACCAGTAAAACCGGTCGAAGTTAGAACTATTGAAATACAAAAACCAGCACCAGTAGTTCCTACAGTAGATCAACTTAGATTACGTGAAGTTAAATGGATTATCATAACTCCCGAAAATGCAGTTGAAAAATTTAAAGAAATTAAAACTGGTGAAGTTGTATTCTTTGCATTGACTACTAGCGGATATGAAAATATAGCATTAAATTTATCTGATGTGAGAGCACTAATTGATCAACAGAAGAAGATTATAGCTATATATGAATCACAATATAAATAAGCATATGAAAGCAGATACCTGGTTACAAAAATATTGGCGACCTATGATGGCCGTAGTTTATATGGTTATTATCTTGTTCGATTTTATAGTATTTCCAATCTTTTGGAGTATTGTGCAGGTATATGGTGTGACAGGTGTAGTATCATTGCAATGGAGTCCTTTGACTTTACTATCAGGCGGTATTTTCCATGCTGCAATGGGCGCAGTTCTTGGTGTTGCTGCTTGGACTCGTGGTAACGAAAAAATCCAACGATTAAAAACTGAGTACGAGGATGTCACCAATGGTAGACAATGAAATCAATAGTTTAAAAACCGACATTGCATTGATACAAAAAGATATAAAGCAGATTGAGTATGTTTTTACTAAAATAGACAGCGCTGTTGGTCAAATGTCTGAAATACTTAAAACTATCGCAGTTCAGGAAAATATCTTGGAAAATAATGAAAAAAGAGTGACAACACTCGAAGAGACAATTAAAAAACACAACGATGAAGAAGTACAATTTCGAAAAGAATTAACAACAAAGTTTGATGATATGAAAGAAACATCTCAGAAAGAAAGAGAGCGCCATCATCGTGAACTATTGGATTCTATTGAAAATATGAACAGGAATATGTCAGAAAAACTTGAAACCCAAGATAAAAGAATACAGGCACTAGAAAACTGGCGCTGGTACATTCTAGGAATCGGTGCAGTTCTACTCTTTATAATCAATAAATTACCTTGGGCGATATTTTTCGGTTGACAAATTTCAACTTGAATATATAATGGTACAATAATATTACATTAATAGGTGATTAGAAATGGTTGACTATGTCGATCTTCAATATACTATGCTTTTGTCTTCTAGGCTAGAAAGATTTAAAGTTAAATCGACCAACCCATATAAAATAAATTTCAGATGTCCTGTATGTCTCGATTCACAGAAAAGCAGAGTAAAGGCCCGCGGCTGGTTACTTGAAAAGAACAATTCATTTCATTTTTATTGTCATAATTGTTATGCAAGCAAGACATTCAAAACATTTCTAAAAGATGTTGATAACCTTGTATATAATGATTATATCACTGAAAAATATATGAAAAATGCCAAAGATGCCCAGCCACAGCCTTTGGATCAATTAAAATCATCAAAACCAGATTTTAAGAAATATGTCAATCCACTAAAGACTATCAAAAAGATTAGTCAACTTGCGTTTGACCATCCAGTAAAACAATATATTGATAAACGACAGATACCTACAGCTCAGCATTATAGACTATATTATGCACCGAAATTTATGACATGGATCAATACATTAATTCCGAATAAATTTCCTAATGTGGTCAAAGATGAACCTCGTTTAATAATACCTTTTATTGATGGTGAAGGAAAGGTATTTGGATTATCTGCTCGTGGGTTTAAACCAAATGGTCTTCGCTATATTACAATTATGTTGGAAGAAGTTCCAAAAGTTTTTGGACTTGATAAAGTTGATTTTACCAAAAGATACTTTGTTGTTGAAGGTGCAATTGATAGTATGTTTTTATCAAATGCTGTTGCCATGGCAGGTGCTGATGGTAATGTTTCTGGTTTAAAGAATCCTGAAAATGCAATTTTTGTATTTGATTCTGAACCAAGAAATAAAGAAATTCACAAACGAATGGAAAAAGTTATCCGTGATGGTTATTCAATATGCATTTGGCCATCTAATTTACCAGGCAAAGATATTAATGAAATGGTAATGAATGGTATGACTGATATTGAAAAAGTATTATTAGATAATACGTACAAAGGTCTGAAAGCTAATTTAAAAATGATGTCGTGGAAAAAGGTTGGCGCATAAAGCACCAACCTTTCAGTATGTATTTACTTTATTCTTTTGTTTCAGTTACTGAGTCTTCATCGTCTTCTTTTCTGCGGCCTGATATAGTTGCACCACCGAGCATAATACCAGAAAGTGTTCCAGTTAAAAATGTTGCAATCGGTTGTATTAATTCAAAGAATTGCTGATCATTAGGTGAAGTATACATGGGTTGAGTAACATGTATCAACGAGTATAAAACAGCAAAAATTGTTCCTGTAAGAGTAAACGCTAGACAAATTCCAACAATGAATCTAAGTTTAGCATTTAATAGTTCTATGGTAATTTCTGTTTTTCTTTTATTGGACATTTGACGACCCTTCGCATGTGTTTAATTGGTCATTAATTACTGGAGTATCTTCAATAAAAGCATCTACAGCGGACATATTATCAGTAGCAATTACATCTTCGGTAATTTTTTCTTCTATTGTGGTAGTATCAAATTTTATTAGATCTTCTGTACACAAGCCTGCAGCTTTACAAACTGGTGGTTTGCACTCTGCATTTTCCCAATTTAATGGATCTTGACACGGATATCTAAACACGTCACCGGAGAAAAATACAAAACCAAGACCAACTATTAAGGCAATTATTGGTAAATACATATACATTCCAAGTATTCCTATATTCATCGACCTATTCCCTTTCTAGTGATGAAATTCATGGTATAGGTCAAATATTTACAGAACGAATTTCACTGAGTATTTATAAAACGGAGATATTATGACGATAAATGCAATTTTAGCCCATGATGACAATTATGGTATTGGTAAAAATGGTGGGCTGCCCTGGCCACATAATCCGGCTGATATGAAATGGTTTAGAGAATGTACAAATGGTCATGTTGTTGTGATGGGCAGGAAAACATGGGAATCATTAGGTAATAAAAAATTGCCCAATAGAACTAATATTGTTGTTACAAGATCTGAAATAAAAGGTGAACCCGATGGTCGCTATTTTGGAGATATGGATAAACTAATTCGTCTTTTGAAACTCGAATACCCCGATCTAAAAACTTGGTTTATCGGTGGAGCTGATATCTATAAACAAACATTACATTTATGTGATAATATCTATACAACACATATTCCTGGTGACTATCAATGTGATACTTTTGTTCCGATGAAAGAATATCTTTCTGATTACGCTGAAATGGCATCACGAGAACAAGATGGGTTATCATTTAGTATTTGGAGCAAAGTATGAAACAATATCATAAGCTATTAGAAGATATTTTAGAACATGGAGAAGATGTAAATGACAGAACTGGAGTGGGAACACGATCCATTTTCGGATATCAAATGCGGTTCGATCTCTCGGCAGGTTTCCCGGCGGTTACAACGAAAAAGCTTGCGTGGAAATCAGTCGTCGGAGAAATTCTCTGGTTCCTTGAAGGAAGTACAGATGAAAGACGGCTTTCAGAACTCACATTTGGTAAACACCGAGTGGAATTGGTTGGAAGAAATACAATCTGGACTGCAAATGCCGATAAACAGGGTAAGGACCTCGGCTATATCAACAACGAGTTTACAAAAGAGCTCGGACCCGTTTATGGTTTCCAGTGGCGTAAATTCGGCGGGTTCTCGGTCGACAATGGTGTCGACCAAATCACAACCATACTACACCAACTTAGAACCAATCCAGATTCAAGACGAATTATCCTATCAGCATGGAACCCTAACCAGCTACATGAAATGGCACTCCCTCCGTGTCATGCATTCGCCCAGTTTAGGGTTATTAACGGCAAGTTGAATTGCCAAATGTATCAAAGAAGCGCAGATGTGTTTCTGGGTGTCCCATTTAATATTGCATCATACGCACTTTTGACTCATATTCTTGCAAAAGAAGTTGGTCTTGGAGTCGGTGACTATGTGCACACAATTGGCGATGCACACATTTATTCAAATCACTTTGATCAAGTTCGAGAACAACTTTCAAGAGAAGAATATCCATTACCCGGGCTGGAAATTGACACTGAGTTTGATTTGGAAGATAGATTGAAAAGTGGTTTTAGATTGAATGATGTAGACTGTTTTAAGTTGACAAACTATCAAAGTCATGATACTATAAAAGCAACTATGGCCGTATAGAAATTTTGGTAACTTGTTGTAACAAGTCAATATGTTGAAGATAGTAGATAATAAATATCATATGTTGACCAAAACAGACTAAAAATCCTTTAAATATATTTATTGTAACCCTGTTTCTAGGGCTATGAATTATTTTCTCTATTAACAATTCAAACGAAAGGGTACTTACATATGTTAGATAGTTCAACAAACGAACATTCTAAGACAGTAAATTACGTTACCAAACGAAACGGGACTACAGAAGTTTATGACAAAGACAAGATCAGCACTGCTGTATCTAAAGCAATGAAGTCCATCGGTATCAGAAGTAAAACAATGCCAGAAGAAGTGGCAACAGAAGTAACAGATATTTTAAATAAAAGTGCAGTAAATGATGTTATTGTAAGTGTCGATACAGTTCATAGAACCGTTGAAAATGTAATAATGGACATGGGCCTACACGATCTGGCAAGAGAATACATTGTATATCGCCATAATAACATGCCAGATATTTTTCGTAAAAGAACTAATTTAAAACCTTACGAGTATCCACAACTAGACGAATATAAAGATGCTATCCGTCATTCATATTGGGTTCATACAGAATTTAATTACTCATCTGATATCCAAGACATGAAAGTAAGAATGACAAAAGAAGAAGTAGAAATTGTAAAGAAAGCAATGCTTGCAATTTCACAAATAGAAGTTCAAGTCAAAGCATTCTGGGGTAAAGTCGGTGATAGACTAAAGAAACCAGAAGTACAAGCAGTCGGCGCAACATTTGCAGAATCTGAAGTTCGCCATGCCGATGCTTATTCAAATCTCATTGAAATCATGGGTTTAAATGAAGAGTTTGAAACTATAGTAGATGTTCCTGCAATAAAAAAGCGTATTGCATACCTAGAACAAGCTCTTCAGAACCCAGTCGATGATAAAGATTACTTCCACAATATTGTCCTATTTTCTATGTTTGTAGAAAATGTTTCATTATTCTCGCAATTTCTAATCATGATGGCTTTCAACAAGCATAAGAATATGTTGAAAGGCATCTCTAATGCAGTGGAAGCGACTTCAAAAGAAGAAGACATTCATGCTAGATTCGGTTTTGAACTTGTTAACATTATCAAAGCTGAAAATCCAGATTGGTGGACCAAAGACACAATTTCAGAGGTAAATCGACTCTGCAAAGAAGCATATAAGGCAGAGTCCATGATTGTAGATTGGATCTATGGTGATTCAGATCTAGACTTCCTTCCAAAAGAGACCGTCAAGGAATTTCTAAAGCATCGTTTCAACCAATCACTACAAGCAATTGATATTAAACCAATTTATGAAGTAGATCAAGTTGCAGTTTCAAGCACAGATTGGTTTGTTGAAGAAATTTTAAGTACAAAAAATGTTGACTTCTTTGTTAAGAGAAGCACAGCATATTCAAAGAAAACAAAAGCATTTACGGAGGATGATCTATTTTGATAGAGGTAACAAAGACGTACGAAAAATTTTATTGGTTGAATGAAGACTCACGAAAGTTTCTTTCAAGGGGCTACATCAATGAAGATGCGGGTGAAACTGCAGAAAGTCGAATTAGAGAGATCGCCGCAACAGCAGAAAAATATCTAGGTATTCCTGGATATGCAGACAAATTTTATGATTATATGTCACGTGGTTTCTATTCTCTCTCATCACCTGTTTGGGCTAATTATGGTAAGAAGCGTGGTTTACCAGTTTCTTGCTTTGGCTCTTATATTGATGATAATATGGAATCAATTCTTTTTGGCGTTGCAGAAAACGGTATGTTAATGAAAAATGGTGGTGGTTGTTCCGGTTACTTCGGTGCAGTCCGTCACCGTGGGGCTAATATTACAGATTCCGGCGCATCATCAGGTTCCGTCCACTTTATGCAACTATATGATACACTCGCATCAGTAGTTTCACAAGGTTCAGTTCGCAGAGGTTTCTTTGCTGCATATCAAGATATTGATCATCCAGATGCCGACGAGTTTTTAGATATTGGAACCGAAGGAAATCCAATTCAGGGACTAACTACTGGTATTGTTGTTTCAGACTCATTTATAGAGTCAATGAAAAAAGGTGATGCAGAGAAGCGCCGAATCTGGGCAAAAGTACTTCAGCGTAGATCAGAGATTGGGTATCCTTATATCCTATTTGGTGATAATGTTAACAATAACAAGCCTCAAGTCTATAAAGATAAAAAGATGAAGATCCATGCGTCAAACATGTGTCTACGTGGTGATAGTATTATGACAGTGTGGTTTCCGTTTGAAAAAGAACCACAAACAATAGATATAGAAACATTTGTTAAACTTTGGTCAATAGGTGGAATACCAGCTGAGACTAAAGTAAAAACAGAAAAAGGTTTCTGTAAAGTTACTGCGGCCGCCCAAACTGGTTCTACTAAAAAAATGATACGTATTACTGATGATAAAACAGGCAAAGTTGTTGAGTGCACACCAGATCATAAAATCTTTACTCAAAACAGAGGTTGGGTAGAAGCTAAAGATCTTACAGAAGATGATGAACTTCTAATAGGTGAATAATCTCTAAACACTCTATAATGTAGTGAAATCTCCCTTATTATAAATAAAAATAAAAAGGAGATTTTACTGCATGAATTATGAAAAAATATACCAAAATATGTGCCAACGAGGTATAAGAAGGAAAAAAATTCGGGGCGGTAGTTTGGAAAAACATCATATAGTACCGGTATTTTTTTATAAAAATAATAAAAGAAAACTTCGTCATAATGATGGAATATATGAAGGTGATGGCGAGCACGTAGGTAATATTACATATCTTACTCCAAGAGAACATTTTATAGCACATTTAATACTTTGTAAGATATGGAATAATACAAAATGGGAATATCGCTGCTATCTTTCATTAAAAATGTTTTTAAATGGCGGCCCTGTAAATAATAAAAGGTCTGTATATAACTATAGTTCAAGAATATATGAAAAATATAAAATACAAACAAATAAAGCTATAAGTAAAGGTAAAACTGGAACTATGCCAGCAAAAAATCTACTTACTGGCGAAAGATTGGGTATAGTATCAATGAATGATCCAAAGGTTTTAAATGGCGAATGGGTTCATATTACTAAAGGATTAAAGAAAACTGCTGAACAGAATAAAATAAGAAGTAACGAGAGTCTAGGATATGCTAATCAAAATAGCAAATATTCCGACACAGATTTATTAGAATCTTATAAAAATTGTTGCTATAAGTACAATAAACTGGTTAATGGTAGTTTTTGGATTCAACATTCTGTTTACTATAATTTACCTCATCTAAAACATTGGAAAATGTTTAGATTTTCAAATAGAGGATTTTGGGGTATGGTAGATGAATTAATAAAATGTTCCGAAAAAGATGGAATAACTTTAGAAAAATATAACAGCTTCCATTCAAACGAATGGAGACAATTTACAAAAAAGGAAACTAAAAATTGGGTATAAGAATAGAATACATTGATTATGATGAAGAAATACCCGTGTACGATATAACAGTTCCGGAAACATCATCTTTTTTTGCCAACGATATATTGGTACATAATTGTATCGAAATTGCACTTCCGTCGTCTGTCACTGAAACTTTTACTTGTGTCCTTTCATCAATTAATGCTCTTCACTGGGATGAGATTATTGAAACAGACGCTATCGAAGTTATGACAATGTTCCTTGATACAGTTTGTGAAGAGTTTATCCGTAAAGCTGAAGGTCAAGAATATCTGAAGCGTGCACGTGAATTTGCAATTAATCATCGTGCAATCGGTGTTGGTATTCTTGGTTGGCATTCATATCTTCAATCTAATATGATTGGTTTTGAATCTAAAGAAGCAGCAAAGAAGAACATGGAAATTGCAAAAACATTACAGGAACGTTCACACGCTGCATCACGTGAACTTGCAATAAAACTAGGTGAACCACCATTACTTAAGGGTTATGGTATGCGTAATACTACAACCATGGCAATTGCACCTACTAAATCTAGTAGTTTTATTCTAGGACAGGTAAGTCAGTCTATCGAGCCTGAGTTCTCTAATTGCTATGTCAAAGATCTTGCAAAGATGAAAGTGACTATTAAAAATCCTTACCTTCAGGAATTGCTAGAAGAAAAAGGTAAAAACACAACAGAGGTATGGGAAACAATTAAAAATGCAGATGGTTCAATCCAACATCTAGACTTCTTGTCTCCAAATGAAAAAGAAGTATTCAAGACCTTTGCTGAAATTAACCCTTACACTATTATTGATCACGCTGGTGTTCGTCAACAATACATTGACCAAGGTCAAAGTTTGAACTTGATGGTTGATCCAGATATGCCTGTAAAAGAAATAAATGCACTTTATCTATATGCATGGGAAATGGGTGTCAAGAGCTTGTATTACAGTTACTCAATGTCGGCCGCCCAAGCATTGACCAGAAAAAGAGTAACAGCCGCTGGGTGCGCTGCATGTGAAGCTTAAGAAAGAGGCCTTCGGGCCTCTTTTCTATTTACAAATGTAAAGAATCGGTATATAATGGTACCGTAATGAATAAAAGGAGACACCATGAAAAACTTCCGTGATGTGAATGTTGCTCTTGATCGTGTAAATACCAAACTTGATCTAATTCTTGCATTGGTAACCGCTAAAAATGCTCAAGATTGGAAACAAGTGGATGAAGTCTGTAAAAAGTTGGATGAGTTGAAAAAAGTATCTTTGGTGGGTTGACAAATGCTTTTAAATAGTTTATACTGATTCTATAAGGTAACACAGAGGAACCTAACATGATCACTATTTACCAAATCCGACTGAGTGATTCTGACATTATCGCTGTCAATGCACGAGGTTGGGACGCAGTTCCTAAAGCAGTTGCTCGTGCAGATATGATGCTCGGTGCTCGTAAGTGGAATGAAGACTTTGTAGAGTATTACGATGCAACTTATGAAGTTGATACTGATGACCTAGATCAAGCATTTGAATCGACAAACCTCTGGGAAGATGGATTGGTTCGGCGGCTTGCTCGTGGTTCGAGTGGATCTGTCGGTGATATCTTTGTCAAGGACGGTGATTGTTACATCGTTGACAACTTCGGTTTTGTCAATATCGGCAAATATAATCTAGGAGCTTGATCATGACACTGTTCCGCTACAAGAAAAACGGACTGCTTTATACTATTACTACAAATGGCCGTGGGAGTGGTCACAAGGTGCATCCATACAGGCATGATACCGAGATTGGTGTGGCGTTTAAAGGGCGCCACACTATCCGTCGTTTTCAAAATTTTAAAAGTGGCATGACAATGGATAACTTTACAGCAGTTGCTGAGTATTAATTTGAATTTTGCATATCTTTATATTAACGAGTACAAAAATGCGCAAGATAAAGTTGACTTCTTCGAGCAATTAAAGAAGTCAATAGAATGCTTGAAAATGTATACAGTAAATCCTGCTATATACATTTATCACTCTTTCTCAGATTTAGAAATCCAGACGTATTGTCAAGAAAATGGATATATCTCTAAAATTATCACGTCCCGCAGACCTTTTACTGGTCTGATTAGAATCTTGATCGAAAAGATCTTTATTTTAATGGACTTCTCAGATAGTGAAGATGTTGTACTATTAGATGTTGATACGGCATTTAAATCACATATAGATAATTCTATCTGGGGAAATAATCCAATTTTATGGTCTGCCGAATATTATATTACGCAATTCCGTAATTTGGATAAAATTCTTCCATCTTTACCATGGTATGAAGTTGATATTGACTTTAATACATCATACATCATGTATAATACTGGCGTTATATACATACCAAAACTAGATAGAAAAGAAATTTGCAGAAAAGCACTTTGGATTGTTGATAGGTTAAATGACGGAAAAGATCCAGAACTTAGATATGGGAATAAACTAGACGAGCAGATCGGTTTAAGTATTTCAATATGTGATAGATATCTAAACAAAGAAGGTATTTTTATCTGCAATCAAATTATTGATCATTTCTGGGAATCAAAGTCTAAAGGCGAGAAATGGTGGAAATAAACAAATATCAGAATTTAATTTATAATGGAGAATAAAATGAAAAAACTTACACTAATTGCTGCTATGTTACTAGGTACGGCTGCATTTGCACAAACTACGACCCCTATTACTGCACCGGCAGAAGATATTAAAACTTATATCAATGATCAGATTACTGATGCAGTGACACAACTAACTAATACTATTACAGATCATAAATCCGAACTTCAGACAAATTTTGAAGTTTTAGAAAACCAAGTTGTTGAATTAAAATCAATAGTTGATGAAATGACTCGCAAAGATAAAATTGGACATACTCGCGCATTTTTTAATTATAGCGCAGATACTGCTAATGTTGAGAGTAATTGGCTTATTGATGACGTAGCAAAGTTTATGAAAGACTATCCTGCATATGTGGTAACCATCGAAGGGCATGCGGACGAACGTGGAACAAGAGAATATAACTTGTATCTAGGAGAGAAGCGTGCATCGACTCTTAAAGCAAGTCTTATCTCCAAAGGAATTGATGCCAACAGAATTCAAACAGTTAGTTATGGAAAAGAGCGCCCGTCTGTCCTAGGTTCCACTGAAGCTGCTTGGTCACAAAATCGCCGTGGGGCATTTATTCTAAACAAATGAGTTGACATTTCATTTCAAATAGTATATACTGATTCTATAAGGTGAAAGGAACCTCAATGAACAAATATGCTATTGAAGTGACTCGTATCGGCGGTGATGCATTGATGAAATCTGTTCTTAAAGAATTTTCATCTGACTTTGTCATTGTTTCACGAACTCAAGATGAAATCATCCTTGGTGATAATATCAAGAATATCAAGTTCTCTCGAAAGAACAATCGAGTTCTTGAACGCCACTTCTTTGAAGGATCTCGGGGTATCACTCGTAAATAAATAAAACTTCAAAGGGGGCTTATGCTCCCTTTGCTCTATCTGTAACAAACAAAAAGGGACTACAAATGAGATTATTCACATTTGTGGCGACTGTATGTATTGCTTTATCTTTGATGAGTACTGCTGCCGTCGCCGGAAATTGCGATGAACGGGCAGAATTGCAAGCACTCGCTTTAAATATCTATCACGAGGCACGCGGAGAATCAGAAAAAGGAATGAGAATGGTTGGTGAAGTCACCATCAATCGTGTTGCTTCACTGCATTATCCTGACACTATATGCGCTGTAGTATATCAAGGTTGCCAATTTGCTTGGACTTGTTCTAGAAAGAATAAAACACCTAGTGAACACGAAGCTTGGGAACAAGCTTCGTCAATTGCAAAAGAACTATTAGATGAAAATGTTACATCATATAGTCACTTAGCGACACACTTTATTAATAAACATGACATAAAAAGATTGCCAAGGTGGGCAAGAAAATTCACCAAGGTTGGAACTATTGGTGAACACACTTTCTATAGGATGTAACAAAATGAAATGGTATGATTACATTGTATGTTTCTTAATTGCTGATTATCTTACAGCAATGCTTTTTGTAGGTAGCATACTTGTATTCATACCATATCTAATCTTTGAACTATATTGTGATTTTAGAAAAGAACAGGAGACTAGAAAATGAATTCATGGGGTATTCTTGGAAAACCAACTCCCGAAAAAGTTCAAGAATGGCAAGATTTGCCTTATGGCAAATTTAAAGAAATGGTAACTGGTATTAAAAAGCAGACAAAAGGAAAGCCTCTCCGTAAGTATTCAGTAGAAGTTCAAGATATTGCAACTTCATATAGGACTGCAGTCCTAACAGTCGAAGCTGCAACATCTGATCAAGCAATTAAACTTTCACAAGTTGCTGATAAAAATACTCTTGAATGGTCAGACCCAAAACAAGAAAAGTATAATAAATATTCGTATCGAGTATCACAAGTCTGGGATTAAATGCAAGTAGAATACGAAGGAAAACTTTACTCAACACAGTATTTTCCATTCTTTCGTATTAAGCGATCATGTGAATACCAGGTATTCGGACTTAGGTATCCTTCAGGTTTCATAGAACGAGTGATAGTTTCTGATACTCCAAACTATATGAAAGAACTTCAAAACTATCTTAAGTTTCTCATCAAAGATTATATTTTAGAAGATGAAGAAATGTTAACACCATATGCTAAAAGATTAAAAAAGGACATTTATGACTTATTCGGTGAACAGAGATGATGCATTTATTGAAGAATTTATAGAGCATTATGGTGTAGAAAACATTCCAAATCCATTTCAGTATCCAAAACGTTTTGAATTTCTTGTAAAGTCATATGAACACTATAAACGAATGCAAGAAGTTAAGGAAACACAGTAATGGAAGAAGATAATATCTATGATGGAGACATTATAATTGCTGATGATGCTGGGGAATTTATCCTCGGCGAACAAAAAACTAATGAACTAAGGTTTATCAACGGCAAACTATACCAAAAAATTATTACAACTAATTATCACAATGAATTAACAATTGATGCTCGCTGGGAACTGATTGAGGGACAATGAAAACTGAAACCAAAATTGATTGTATTGCATGTGGAGAAGAACTTGATAATCTCGAATATGATATGAAAGACAAGATAGTTGAAGTTCATCCTATGGGTGGTCTTCATTTTCGTACATATGGGCACTACGGGTCTTCGATATTTGATCCAATGGGAACCGGTGAGTATCTTGACTTGGCTATTTGTGATCTTTGTATTATGAAGAACCTAGATAAGGTCCGCGGAACCGGCAAAAAAGATTTAGAAGATAATGTAGATATACTTATTGATACAATGGAGAGGCACGGATAATGCGAGTACAAAAACCAGCTGAAGGTATCTTAAAAACATCTGAATGGGGTGATAGTAAGTGGTACCACATTCGCTGTGATTGTGGAAATGAAGATTGTTCTCATGAAGTAAATATTGAAGCAGATGAATGCGGTATTCAGGTTCATGTTTATGTGAAAAATCACACAAAGTGGTGGGAAAATAATCGTTGGAAACAAATTTGGCAAATCCTTACTAAAGGGCATGCTGAAATGGAAACAACCATCGTGATGAATGAACAGACTGCACTCAACTATGCAGAAACACTCAAGAGTGCTATCAATGATATAAAGTTATTTAAGTCCAAACAAAATGTTGACAAACCTACTAATTGATGATATAAAGTAATTACTCAAGGAGATTAGATCATGAAGAACTACTGGTCGTGTAGCAAAATTGCGAATATCATTCGAGGTACTGGTAAACCACTTGTGCTTAGTGCGAAAGGTTGGGAAGACTGGGAGTCTGATGCTAAAAGTAAGTATCCTATTCGTTATTGGATTGCTGATGAATTAATAGATTATATCCAGAATATTATTACATGGGTTCCCGACCGCGTTTATAGTTTAAAGTACTACGTTGTGAATCGTTGGGTGGACCAGAGTCATGCTCTTGTATCTCACCCTAAACACATCAAACCCGGGCAGTATCGTGATTTTGATAGTCGAATTCTTATATGTCTCTTTGACGAACTTGCGGATTTTGTCGAGATTGAAAAGGCTTACAGCAACTATCGCTGGAGTGAAGAAAAACAAAAAGGTATGAAGTGGTGGCAGGTAGGTCGCTGGCGAACTCGAACCTGGCGTAGTCCTGAAGCTGGGCTTCAACACCTCGAGTGGGAAACTAGTCTTACAGATGAAGAGTGGCTCGATGAAGATAAAAAGCACGAAGTAAAGCCTACTGCTCAAGCTCTAGTAGCAACAGAAATCATTGCACTTTATAAATGGTGGACAGAGGTGTATCCTAACCGCCCAGACCCTTATGATCTAAGCGGTTGGTCTGCACATTGCAAAAGTAAACGTGTGCGCGGAATTGGTTTCATGCATGATGATCCAGAGGAAGATCACGTAGAGACTAGAAAGATTCTTGACAAAAATCGAGAGATTGAGGCTGCATATGAAGCAGAAGATACCGAAATGCTGATACGTTTGATTAAAAACAGAAATAGTCTTTGGACTTGAAAATTCTCTTTAAACATAAACGAGTGTTTGTATGGTATGGCGGACATTGGATAAATATACATCTAATGGCAACCGCACACGGTGGTGGTATCAAAGGTTATTACAGATTCTTCAAAGGCTGGATTAACTGTTTATTTGGAAATCACCAATACCACCACGTGTTTAACATGAGTGATATGAAAAGTTATATAGAATGTTCATATTGCCGGAAAGAGAAAAATGAAAAAGATACTGTGGTTTAGTTTAGGAATATTTTTATTGGCTGTTGCATATGCTGGTGTGGTGCTCCCAGGTATTCCTTGGAGTACACCAGCGGTTGGAGCAGCCTTTTGCTTTGCTAAATCGAGTGACCGTATGCATAAGTGGATATATTCACATAAGATTTTCGGCCCATTCCTTATTGGTTGGCAAGAGAAGAAAATTTTCCCTACTAAATTCAAATATTTCATGATTGCAACAATGACCTCTTCACTTATCATTATGTGGTTTACTACTGGTAATATTGCTGCTATTCTTGGTTCTGGTATTTTTATGTTACTTGTTGCAATTTGGGGTTGGAGATATCCTGGTTCCGAAGAAGAATATCAGCGCCGAGTGAATGAAGGCAAAAGGATTACATGGCTAAAATAACATCATTTTCTGGTTCTTTTAGGTTTCTTTCAAATTTCTATCCGTGTAATGTCTCATATGAAGGTATTGAATATCCTTCTTCTGAACACGCGTATGTCGCAGCAAAGACTGACAATCAACTTCAAAAAATAGCAATATCAGAAATACCAAATACTTCTGATGTAAAACGGTTCGGGAGAACTTTGAAATTAAAATCCAACTGGGACTCTATTAAAGTTTCTATCATGAAGAATATAGTAGAGTCAAAATTTGACCAGAATGCAAATTTAATGAAATTACTCCAAGAAACAAGATCATACGAGTTGATTGAAGGGAATACCTGGGGTGACAAATTTTGGGGACAGTCACCTCTCGGGACAGGCCGCAATGAATTAGGTAAAATCCTAATGTCTGTCCGAGATGATATAACAAAATTATTTTAAAGAGGTGACTATGATAAGTTCTATATTTGTTACTATTGTTATAATTGTATTGATTGCTGCATTCAATCCAAGTGAGTTTGATAGAAAATGAATAAAGAAAGATGTGAATGCTGGAATGTAGCACATACAATTCGTAGTATTATAAGTTCTAATGTTGAACGAAAATCAATTAGTGAATGTACTTCAGGCGGTGGTTTCCTGCAATATACAGAATGTAAATGTAAGATCTGTGAAAGAGTATGGGATGAAACATGACACCAGCACAAGTAAGACGTAAACTTGCAACAATTACTAAAAATCAACTGAAATGGGATACTGAAGAAACAATTCTTCAGAATCTGTGTCCTCATCCGAATGTAAGCAAGAAGAAAGATGGTAGCAGTGGAAATTACGATCGAAGTTCCGATTGCTATTGGATTGAATTTAGGTGCCCAGATTGCAAAAAATTTTGGATGGAAGATCAATGACAGATAAACATTATTGGATACATTGTAGTCTCTGCGACCACGAGGTTGTAATCTGCGGTAAATGCGGAAATAATACTTGCAATGGCGGATATGGCGAAGTTGACGGCAAAGAATGCGATGTATGCCCATCTGCATATGAATTATATTTTAAGGGAATTGATAATGAAACAGTATCCTTGGAAATTTAAACTCGACTGGACGGGAATTGAATGGTGGCAATCTGAGAAAACTCTTGGAACCAACCACTACTTCTATTACTTCCGTTGGGGGTTGATGGATAAAGATATGCGAGATGCATATCGTGAATTTGAAAATGATACACATGTTCGTAAAGTTTTTGGTTTACCTAACTTTGGACTTCACAAGTTTTGGTATGATTGTCCACATGCTCAACTAAATCTATACTTTTTTACTATCTACTGGTCTACACAATGGACCAATATGCCTACAGACTATTGGAATAAAAAGGAGAATAATAATTGAAAGCCAATAAATTAGATCTTATGGACATCTTACTAGGTAAAGGTGTAAAACAAGACGATAGAACATTCCATAAGCAATTGGTAAATATCCACGAATTTTATTTGAGTGGAGATATTGAATCTTCGGAAAATTACATTCAATGGTTTGATACTATTCGTCACGCTGGAGAAAATGATGTAATTAAAATATATGTCAACTCGCATGGTGGCGATGTATTTACAGCAATTCAATTTATGCGAGCATTGAGAGAAACATCAGCAAATATAGTTATTTCAGTTGAAGGTCTATGTGCCTCAGCTGCAACAATGATTATGCTCTGTGGTGAAACATTTGAAATATCCGAACATTCTATGTTTATGTTCCATAACTATTCAAGTGGTGTATTCGGTAAAGGTGGTGAAATGTTTGACCAGCTGAAACACGAACGTGCATGGTCTGAAAATCTATTACGTGATATATACAAGCATTTTCTTACCGACGAAGAAATTACATCAATGCTAGAAAACAAAGACATCTGGATGGATGGGACTGATGTAATTAAAAGACTTAAGTCTAGACAAGAAATTCTGGATGCAGAAGAAGAAAAAGAAAAGAATAAAGAATCAACTGAAGAAGTTGATAAAGAACCCGAAGAGAAACCAAAATTTAAATCAAGACGAAAAGCAAAAGAAACTCAAGAATAAATTGACAAATGTCCCATCGGTTTAACCGATGGGACATATGGAGAAATAAATGATTAAGTTAAAAGAACTTAAATTTGGTGATAAGGTATATGTTGTCAAAGAAGATAATCACGTCTTTGCTCAAAAACGAATCACGATGATTGATACAGATGGAATTGAATGGTATCGCTATGATAGGGATCGGTTTACTTACGAAATTGAAGAAATCACATATTGCGGTAAGGTAACATTTATCGCAAGAGGTGATGTCCGATTCGATGAAGATAAACAAACAGAGTATCATTTTAAACACTCTGATGGCCAAATTTATCCAGAGTATGATGAAACTGATATCTTTGATATAGACCGAAAAAAATGGTTCTATAGTAGAGAAGAGGCTGAAGCCCGTATTGAACAACTGAAACTCGACCGTGGAAGATAAATAATCTTCTGGAGCACAAGGAGATTCTTTATGTCACTCATCCAAGAATTAGAACAACTAATCAACAGAACCGGATCTTACAAAGACAGAGAAATTCTGCTGAAAGTCTTGGAACAACTTAAAAAAAGATACTAGATCAACAACTTGGGGTTTCTTCGAGGAAACAAAATAGCAAAAAGATAATTTTTACTATTTACATTTGCATTAGAATAGTTTATACTGATTCTATAAGGTGAAAGGAACCTCAAATGAATAACCCCAATATGACCGGTTTCACTGTTTTCAAACCTACCGCTGAACTTGTCGATGAACTCAAAAAAGAGTGGACAATGTACACATGCAACGGGTGGATTGGTATCCACAAAGAGTCCGGCAAAAAGATCAAGTGCGGGACATACCATGCACTTCTTCAAACTCTCCATGCTTGGAGTCGTGATTATATGAAAGTTTTGGGATAAAAATTCAAATAAAAAACTTCATTATATTTGTATTCTCGCCGCTGATCCTTCCTGCCCATTAGCTGTCACTTCAGCAGAAGTCGGAAAGGAAATGTTTAAGGGGTCGGTTCACGGCCCAGATGTTCGGTTTCAAAAAGAACTTGGTCTAGGTTACTGGTCAGTCTGGAAAGATACCATTTTGGTTGGATGAATCAATATGACTCGTATTGTTGATGAAGAATTTATCAAACAAACAAGTTGACATTATCTCTTAGATAGTTTATACTGATTCTATAAGGTAGAGGAAACAGAAATGCTGAAACTTATGTCGCATGACGAAAAAGTCAAACAAGTTGAAGATGCGAGGCAAAGACTGCTTGCGGGTGAAATTGTTGCTGTAATTGACGCATCATATTCTGCTCACTCCCTTGCTATTGGTGACTTACGAGTGGTTGGCATGTCAGAAAAAAATACCTGGCGCTCAGGTATGAATTGGACATGGATAGGTCCGGGTACTATCAGCATGAATGGTGTCGTTTATGCACCCGGTTCGCAAACTGAAGAAATTGATATGGATTGGAGTTAACAATGCCTACTTTAACTGTTCTCGTTGGTCTGCCTGGTTCAGGCAAGTCTACTTCTATTCCTGAAGATTTTGATGGTTTTATTTACAGCACCGATAATTATATTGAAGATGTAGCTAGACGAATGGGTACATCTTACAATGAAGAATTTGCACATACTATCAAGGCTGCTACAGCCGCCTGTAATAGTCTTCTTGGTTTTGCTATACAAAAAGGCAAAGATGTCATAATCGACCAGACAAACATGTCTTCCAAGAAGCGCCTTGGTATCCTGTCGAAGTTTCCAAAGTCGTATCGGAAAATCTGTATCTGTCGTGTACCTCCACAGACTGGAGATGAATGGCTTGAACTTGGTATTCGTCTAGGTGCACGTCCTGGTAAGATCATTCCAATGCATATCATTGAAACCATGGCTGATTCATATGTTGAACCGACTCTTGGTGAAGGATTTGATGAGGTTCATCTGTATGATATCTATGGAAACAAGATCTAATGAACTTGATTGCAAAAGGCAGAGAAATCGGTCTGACACCAAGTCAAGTTCGCGAGATCATAAAAGAACAACGTGAACTAATTCAAAAAGAAAAACGAATACAAGAGGTCCTCGAATGTCAATCAATTGAGGACCTCAAAATTTTAATGATGGATTGGTTAGACCAAGGACTTGTAAAATAAAAACTCGTAGTACCAAAAGAATCGGTTGACAATACCTACAGAACCTGATATATATAATATATCGAAAATACAACAAAAGGAAATACCCCATGGCACAACCTCAAACTGGCCGCGACGATATTACACCTGAGTCCCGCGATCTGATTGACGAATTCCTTCGTAATAAAGGAGCAACTGTTTTCCAACCTTTCTTGGCACCAGGCAACGAATCTCCCCGTGCTACTCGCGAATTGGTTGCGCGGCGCCGCCGCGAGTTCCGCAAGGCTAACAAGCCTGTTAAACCTGCCAAATCGGTTACTTGAGGTTTTGGAAATGGTCGAGACCTTTAGTGATAGGGTCGAAGTTTTCGAAGAATAGTATATACTGATTCTATATCAATGGAGAGAATCAAATGAGTCTGAATCAAATGAAACTTCGTATGTGGGTTATAGAAATTGATCAGAATGGAGTTTCTGATAATAAATTTTACATTGATGATCCTTTTCACATCCCACGAGTTGGTGAATTTGTCGACGGTGATAAAGCAGGCGGGTGGGTTGATCACGTTCAGTGGAACTTTGCAGGACCAGCGCATAGTAATTCAATGAACACAGTCTATGTTTACTTGAAAGAGAAAAAGAATGGCTAAAACTAGGTTTATTGGTGATGTACACGGTTACAAATATGAGTTGAGTCTTGTACTAGACAATATTCCCAATGATGTCAATACTGTGATCCAAGTCGGTGACATGAATGTCGGCATGGGTCAAGGTGATTTTTGGCATGAGTCACTCGAAGATATGTTAATTCGAGTGAATGGCCACTTCATCCGTGGTAATCACGATAATCCTGCTCAGTGCCGAGAAATGCTGCCATGGATTAAAGATGGTACTATTCAAAATGACGTGATGTTTATTGGCGGTGCTTGGTCTATTGATTATCAATGGCGCACAAAAGGTATTGATCTATTTGAAGATGAAGAACTTTCATATGAAGAATTTAATCGACTGATCTCGATCTATGAAACTGTTCAGCCTCGAGTGATGGTGACTCACGATTGTCCGCTTTCAGTTTCAAACAAGTTGTTTATTGAACGGAATAAATCACTATCTGGTGCTCAATATCGTACTAGAACAGGTTCGGCATTTGAAACGATGTTTGAAATTCATAAACCAAAACTTCACATTTTTGGCCACTGGCACTGCGATGCAGACGAGGTGATTGATGGAACGCGCTTCATTTGCCTAAATGAACTCAGCTACATTGACGTAGATATGGAAACATTGGAAGTTACGTGGCCAGAGATGCAACGAAAGAGAGGTAAACCATGAGTTACTATCAACCAGATAAGTGGATGATTATCAAGATTACTGGTAAAGATCCACACTACCGAGTCTTTGGATCTTGGTATGGTGGATACGGTGGCAGTGACAGCTGGCGTATGAATAGCGGGATTACTAAACTGATTGAAGAAGATGATTATTATCTCTTCATTGGTTCTAGTGGTTCCACATATGCGTGTCATAAAGATACATATGGCGCAAGTTCATATGGCATGAGTGTCGCAAAACAGTATGAAGAAAAACTGGCACCGCATTTCCAAACTTTGGATGAAGTTGATGCTACGGATGTTATTAACAAAAATGATTGGGTTATTACATGAACTGGACCAAAATTGCAGATACGGAACTTGGAAGCGCCGCCTGGGATATTCTAGATTATTCTGATTGCGAATACCACAATGGATGTCATGTTCTTGCTATGTACGAGTATCTACACAAAACCGACGAACCTTATGATGAAGCTCTTGATTGGGCTGTTCTATTTCATGATATTGTGTATGACGCATTGCCGGAAAAAGAACTTAGATCTGCTAAGATTTTTGTTAAAATGGTTTCTGAGTATAGCGGATGTGAATTGAGTCCTTCGACACAAGCTCAGGTTTACAGTCTGATTATGCGGACCACCGATCATGCTGTTCATGCAAGTGTAGTTAATTCTTCTGCTATCATTCGTGCAGACCTTCATGCATTGACAAGTCCACTTGATACCTTCTACAATTTTCAATCTATTATGGATGAATCAATGAACCTCTATAATATTAATGAAGTCACATTTGTAGATAACAACATCAAGTTCATGGGTGGTCTATATGATCGAGTTCAAAAGAACATGGAAACTGATCCAGATCATCGTGAATTTTACAAACAAGTGATGCGAGGTATCGTATCTACCATGAATCTAGCCCGTATTCTAAAAGGAGATTTGTAATGAGTATCTATGCTATTATGTTTGCACTTACAATGCTTGTCGGAAGTATTTTTGTATTTGTCCACCAAAATAAAAAGAAATATCCATTAACTGAAGATACAATACTTGGACTTTTCATGGTGTTTATGTTTGCTATGCTTTGGTTCATTACAGTCCCTGCTATTATTATTATCGGAAGTGCATGGATGCTTGCAAAGTTGTTTAAACTTAACTGGAAATCAAAAGATGAATCTAAAGCAGACAATTGAAAGTTTTGATCCAGGTCACTTTGGACGAAGAGAAGATATTCTAGAAGATCTTAGAACAAAGGTTCGAGAACTTGGATTTTTCCCTTTACATTTGTCACAAAATGATATAGATTGTTTTTGGGTGACACTGGAGCCCAATGATTCTCATAAGGGTAGGAAAATTAATATAACCAGAGAAGAATTAACATGGGATAATTTTATTGAAGTTGTGAAAGAAGTAGCAAGACATGAAAAACGATGAATTTGGCGACAGGATGAAAGCACACGAACACGAATATACAGAAGCTTATGTACCAATTGATAAGATCCTTTGTGTTCGGATCGACGGCAAAGGTTTCAGTAAATTCACAAAAGGTTTCAAGAAGCCATTCGATGATATCCTTGGTGGTGTCATGGTCAACACTATGATGAACCTTGTCAAGTACACTCATGCAAGTATTGGGTATACACAATCGGACGAAATCACATTGATCTACACACCAGGTGAGAAGTCATCTGAATATATGTTCGGTGGTAAAGTATCAAAGATCAACTCGATCCTTGCATCTATGGCAACATTCCATTTTAATGCCACTCTTTCTGAGTGTGTAAAGATGGATAAACCTGCTTTCTTTGACTGCCGTGCATGGGCTGTTCCTGACCTTGCCGAAGCATCAAACGTACTTTTGTGGCGTGTTCAAGATGCTCGAAAGAACAGTATTTCATCACTATTTCGTTGGACTGTGGGTCATTCGAAGATGCACGGTCTATCAGGTGAAGAAATGAAAGCACTTCTTAAGTCTGACTATTTTACTGATTGGGCCGAGCTTCCAAACAAATATAAGTATGGCACTTATGCAAAGCCAGTTACTGTTGAGTCATATTTGACTCAAGCAGAACTTATGAAGATACCAGAACATAAACGTCCAGATGCTGATGTTCTTGTTAAACGAACTAAAATTCAAGAACTTGATCTTGTGTTCTTTGGTGACTATACACTTGACCAGAGAGTAGGATATGTGAAATGAGTGAAGATGAACGAGTAAAGAAAATCAATAATAATGCAGCCATTCACCTACAGGAATGGCTGCAACAACTTGAAGATAGTAAAGATGCTGATGATCTTCTTGCTTCCCTTTATGGTGCCATGGTTGCTGCATATCTGCTTGGATATTCACCTGATGTAATGGCAGCTGATGCAAAAGCAGGTGCTGAACGACTCATTAGTCTATTAGAAGAAACAGAGTCAATATGTCCAAACAAAGATGAAAACGGTAACTGCCCTTTACATAATTTGCATTGTACTTATCCCGATTGTGAAAAGAAGGGTTGACAGTACCACCTGAATAGTTTATACTGATTCTATAAGGTGAAAAGGAACAACACATGCCTCTACGTAAGATGAATATCGACCGTGACTTTATTCTTTCTCAAGGTGCTAAAGTCAGTCAAAGCCGAAAATTCGGTTTTTACCGTTGGATGGTTCGCATCTGTAAAGCAAATTAATAAATAAGCATCTGATCCAGAGAGGATCATTGATACCGCAAAAGGAGTTTTTGCATCATGACGACTGATAAGATTTATGGAACCCAACCTGAAAATTTAGGTCCGGTAGAACTTGATCCTACTGAAATGATGTTTTGGATGTATTGTCCAATTAAAACTCCTGGCATGTCTGATACCGTAATCCCCGCAAATCTAATGCAATTCTTGCCATTAGTTGAAAAAGTAAAACTTGATCGTGCCGATGAATGGGACAATGATTATGTTTACATTACTGCAAAAACACTTTATGTCAAACCCGAAACACCTGGCAATCGCCCTGGTTGGCACAGCGATGGTTTTATGACGGGTGATCTAAACTACATTTGGTCTGACAAAAATCCCACAGTGTTTTTCTGTGACAATTCACTTCACAGTTTTTCTGCTGATCATGTTCATTCACTAGATGAAATGAACCAATTATGTGAACCTGATCCGTCAAAACAATTCCGTTATGCAAATAAGAACCTCATGAAACTTGATCAACGAGTCTTGCATAAAGTTGATACAAACATTCAACCTGGTATTCGTACATTTGTTAAAATCAGTGTTTCAAAAGATGTGTATGCACTGAAAGGTAACTCAATTAATCATGAATTGGCGATTGCTGAAACATACCAGAAACGTGGTGCCGAACGAAATTGCCCAACTGGTCGTAAATAATTGTTGACAAAATACCAACTATAGATTATAAATAAACATGTGATCCAGAGAGGATCACTCAATATAGCAAAAGGAGTTTTTGCAAATGCGCGATGCACTAGTTTTTATCGGAAGATTCCAACCGTTTCACAATGGACACAAAGCAGTTATTGATGCTGCATTAGAACAAGCAAAAGAAGTAGTAATCGTAGTCGGTTCCTCTTTTGCCGCACGAAATATCCGAAATCCCTTTACATTCCAAGAACGCAAGACTATGATTGAAGCTTGCTTCAATGAACCAAAGCACTTCACTTATGACGGTGCACAGGGTCGAAACAAGACACCTCGCATCAAAGTGGTTCCAGTCTCTGACTTTCCATATGACGACAACAAGTGGGTCAACGCGATCCAGAAGATTGTTGATGAAACCGTCCCTGATGCAAAAGATGTTGGTCTTATCGGTCATTCGAAGGACAGTACTAGTTACTACTTGAACATCTTTCCTCGTTGGAAGGACCATGTCGAAGTTGGTGATGTTAACGGTATCAATGCTACTGATATTCGGAAGATGTTGTTCGGTGAAAATGGGTCCCCAAGTAAAATTGCTGCCGCAATGCCAAAACCTTCATATGATGCGATGGCTAATACTATCATGCAAAATGCCAAAATTGGCGGTGCATGGGATACTCTTTCTAAAGAATATGATATGGTCAAGAAATACAAGGAAGCTTGGAAATCTGCGCCGTTCCCACCAACCTTCATGACTGTTGACTCTGTTGTTATTCAGTCAGGTCACATCCTTCTCGTGAAACGTGGCGACATGCCAGGAAAAGGACTATGGGCGCTGCCTGGCGGGTTCCTCAATCAAGATGAAACTATGCTTGATGGGGCTATCCGTGAGTTGAAAGAGGAAACAAAAATCAAGGTTCCTGTTCCCGTTCTCAAGGGTTCTATCAAAGAGTCCAAGACTTTTGATGCTCCGAACCGCTCATCTCGTGGTCGTACCATCACACAGGCATTCTTGATTGACCTTGGTGTTGGTGAACTTCCAAAGGTCAAAGGTTCCGATGATGCTGAAAAAGCGTTCTGGGTTCCATTCAACCAAGTCAAACAAGAGAAGCTCTTCGAAGATCATTTTCATATCATCGACAACTTCATTAACATTGGATAAACAAATGGATGTACAACTAACAGCATCAGATTATGTCTTGAATATCTCTGCCAATAAACGAGAACTTCAAGAATTAGGTTATTTGGTTTCATTATATATTGATAATGAAAACATACTTCGGGCGATAATCCCGCCTGGAGTTTCCTGAAAGAATTAGATGAAGTATTGGAGAAGCTATGAAAATTCTTGAACTAGGCAAAACAAAAGAACAATGGACCATTCAACATCGCTGCACTGGTTGGGGTGGCGATAATGAAGGCTGCGAAGCACTACTTGAAATTGATTGGAATGATCTACGCTATCGCCCAGGTTACTTTGATGAAAAATGTGATTGTAATCCAACTGTATGCTTTAAATGCCCATGCTGTGATCAAGTCACATACCTTGGCATGAATGATTGGCCAAAAGGCCACAGAAAATTACAAAAATGGACTGTAGAATGGCATGATGCCCAAGATCAAGCCGCATAAGAATCAGTTGACAAACAAGTAAAGTAGTATATATTTAAACTAAATCCAGTTCAGAGAGAATTGGTAACAACACTAACAATAGAGGAGTTCTATTATGAAAAACATTCTACACCTACTCACTGCGATTCTGCGCACTGACGGTTACAAACCATCCCAATTTAAACAATACCCGCCAGGCACAACTCACATCAGCTCATATATTGAGTCTCGTGGTGGGGAAGACAAAAGTACCTTCTTTGGTGGACAGGCTTGGATCATGGATTACATGACCACACCAATTACTATGGCGGACATCAACTTTGCTGAGCTGATCTTCAAAGTATACGGCGCTCCCTTCAATCGTGAAGGTTGGGAACGTGTGCTCAACGAGTTTGGTGGATTTTTGCCACTCGAAATCACTGCCGTTCCAGAGGGAACCGTTATGGAAACTCATAACGTCCAAGTGCAGGTCAAAAATACCACGAGTGGATTTGGCTGGCTGACCTCCTACATCGAAATGGCACTGTTGCGTGGGGTTTGGTATCCTTCTACTGTTGCTACCAAGAGCCGTAAGTTCAAGAAGATCATTGCAAAGGCTCTGGTGAAAACCTCTGACATTCCCGTTGACGTGTTGATGAATTTGGTGATCAAGTTTGCTCTGCACGACTTTGGTGGACGCGGTGTAAGCTCAACTGAAAGTGCTGTTCTTGGTGGTATGAGTCACTTGGTTAACTTCTGGGGGTCGGATACAGTCGAAGGTATTCTTGGTGCATATGCATACTACGATGCTGACATTACTAGTCTGGATGCACCTCCTGTTGCTCGGACCATTCCTGCTAGTGAGCACAGCACCGTTACCAGCTGGGGTCGTGCTAACGAGGTTGAAGCATACCGCAATATGGTTACGCAGTTCAGCTTTGCGGGAAGCATCTATGCCTGCGTGTCTGATAGTTACAACATCTACGAAGCAGTTCGTGAACTTTGGGGTAATCAACTCAAAGACTTGGTGATCGACAGTGGTGGCACTTTGGTCGTCCGCCCTGACTCTGGCGATCCGATGACCGTTCCAATTGAAATCATGGACATCCTCGCAGAATGCTTTGGCTACACTGTCAATAGCAAGGGCTACAAAGTTCTTGCAAAACGTCCAGACGGATCACCTATTGTCAAAGTTATTCAAGGTGACGGTTTGAACGAACATACTCTGCAAGTACTTGTTGACAATATCATTGCGGCAGGTTATAGTCTAGAGAATATCGCATTTGGTATGGGAGGCGGACTGTTGCAAGCATGGAATCGTGATACTCTGAAATATGCAATGAAGGCCAGTGCAATTCGAATTGCTGACGGTCCTTGGGTTGGGTTCAGCAAGGATCCAGTTGGCGATCACGGCAAAAAGTCTAAAGAGGGTCGTCTTGCTCTGGTACGCCAATGTGGTTTGGGGTCTTGCGGATACAGAACTCTACCAGAGGAAATGGTAACACCAGAAGACAACCTCTTGAAGCTGGTATACCTGAACGGCGAGCTGTTCAACAAGTCTACGTTCGAGCAAGTTCGTGAGCGGTCTGAGCTCAAACCAGCAGAGTACGAAGACGTTATTGTAGATAGGTATTAACATGAAAATGTACTTCACAGCCGATGAAATGCATACTCCAGAATATAAAGAGTATGTTAAATGGATGGCAAATGTTTGGAAACTCAATGATGCACGAAATAACCGGATCAAAGTTGAAAATCAAGCATTATTTGAATTGACACGGCCAGTTGTTACAGAGAAAATGCTCGAAAATACAAGACAAATTGGAATCGCTCTATACCCTAAGATTAAAGAGCACAGGTTCATGAAAAAAGTTCTTGAAAAGACAAAATAAGAAAAAGCGACTTCGGTCGCTTTTTTAGTTGACTAATCAAATATATATGTTAAATTGGTACCATTATACTATAAAGGATATTTTATGTGGACATCACAACAAAATGAGGCTTTAAAGGCCGTAGATAAATGGGTGCAAGAGTATTACACTAGCAGAAGACCCGACAAACCATTCTTTTATCTTGGCGGGTTTGCTGGTGTAGGTAAGACTACTCTGGCCAAACATTTTGCGGAAGGTATTGATGGTGACGTATTTTTCGGGGCATTTACAGGTAAAGCATCACTGGTCATGCGCAAAAATGGGTGTGAGGAAGCTCGAACAATCCACAGCATGATCTACCTTGCAGAACAAGATAAGAATACAGGGGAAGTGACTTTTCACTTAAATAAAGGTTCGTTCATTAATAGTGCAAAACTGATTATTATTGACGAATGTTCCATGGTTGATGAAGATCTTGCCAAGGATCTTTTGTGGTTTAAAAAACCAATTCTTGTTCTAGGTGATCCAGGTCAGTTGCCACCTATTTCAGGCACTGGATATTTTACTGCCGGAACACCGGACTTCATGTTGACTGAAATTCATCGCCAGGCAAAAGACAATCCAATTATCTATCTAGCAACTCAAGTTCGGCAAGGTATCATGCCAGATTATGGTGACTATGAGCAAAGTAGTGTGGTTGAAAAGATAAGTTCTAAAGATGTTCTAGAAGCAGATCAATTATTGGTTGGAAGAAATATTACTCGTTTTGAAATGAATAGAAAAATTCGTAAATTGAAGAAACTTGATCCAGATACACCAGTGGTCGGAGACAAGATTATTTGTTTACAGAATGATAAAGACCTTGGTATCTTCAATGGCGGGATTTTTGACATTCAACAAATTCTTACTTCTAAATATAAAACAAGTTTTATGCACATGAGACTTGAGTCACAAGATGAAGAACGGCCACCGATTATGGCAAAGGTTCACAAAAGTTTATTCATGGATGATGTTGCAAAACCAGATTGGAAACTCCTAAAGGGTTCACAACAATTTGATTATGCATATGCAATTACAACTCACAAAGCACAAGGTTCTCAATGGCCGTATGTTTTGATCCAAGACGAGTCGTGGTGTTTCCGTGATGATAGGTGGAAGTGGCTTTATACTGCGGTAACAAGAGCAAGTGAAAAAATTAAATTGGTGAGGAACTAAGATGTTTGATGATATGGTAAGTGAAGTCGTGCAACTTCTGAATAAAGAAACACTTAAAGAAATAAAGAAAGAATTTGTAAATACACCAAAAGACAAATTGTCAGTATATCATGGAACTATCGGAAGGACAATTCGGAATGAATTTAAACTCTGGGATACAAGTTGGACTCCCGAGATACGTGATGGTGTTGATTATGCTCTCGAGCACCCAGATCAACTTTCACTAAAAATAATGCAAGAAGTGTGGGAAAAGTTAAAAAATGGTTGACATTTACTATATTTTGTATATAGTAAACTGAGTACAAAGAAAGAATATATCATGAGTAAAGATATCTGGGTTATTTCGGATTTACACTACAATCACGCTAACATTTTGAATTTTATTGACTATAAAGGTAATCGTACTCGTGAATTTGATACTGTAGATCAGATGAATGAGTTCTTGATCGACCGTTGGAATTCTGTTGTGAAGCCTGGTGATATTGTATACACACTTGGTGACACGTTTTTTGGGAGCAAAGACGAGTTTAAAATCGCGTGGCCAAAGTTTAATGGCTCCAAGCGATTGATCGTTGGTAATCACGATGATATTCAATTTCTATCGAGTGGTGGATTTTTTAAGAAGACACTATTTTGGAGAATGTTTACTGATCATGGTTTAGTCTTTCATCACGTGCCATTACATCCATCTTCACTATTCCGTGGCAAGAATATTGACACACCGATGTTCCAAGTTCACGGTCATACCCATACAATGGGTTCGCCAAAAATGGGCCCTTATACTTCCGTATGTGTAGAAATGCGGAACTATACACCAGTCAATATTGAAGATCTTGCTCTTGATGCAAAGAATTACCGTGAAAAGCAGTGGCCTATTGATAGGCTACTATTTGAAAGTATCGGAATGATTTAATGGCACAACTAGTTAAAGGTTTCAGTAATGAAGAACTGTGGAATAAAGCAGAGTACGAAGGAATTGAACATACGTTCCTTGATTATCTAAACATTGATGATATTCAAGATAAACAACTATTAAAAGCAGTCAGACAATATAAACTAGTATTTGAAGAAATACAAAGTATCCTAACAGTATTTGGTCCAGATGAAGACTATTGATATTCTAGTGAATCTTGAATATTGGGCAAACTGTCTAGAAAATCCAACATACAATCCGCTAGAAGTTGGTTTCAGACACAGTCCACTTACCAAAGACGAAATTATACAACGCTACAAGGATGAGTGTTATATGACTCGGCACTCAATACTGAAAGTAATTGAACTTATTAACAAAGAAGGAATACAAGATGGCAACGGCTGAACAATACGCAAAATGGTGCATGATGCTTATCGAAGGTGATGATCATATCTATGATGATATCTTTGCTGCAATGCTAGAAGATGGATTCACCGATCAGGACCAAGAATGGGTTCACGAGGATGATGATGAATGAAAAAAATAATTCGTATACTAATTAAATTACCAGCAACACCATTTGTTGTTGCATTCCTTGTATTTTCTTATATCACATTTATTTTTATGAGTTTCTTTGAATGGGTATATGACGCATCTGAATTTACTAAAAGTTTTACATTTGAATGCAGGGATGATATGGCAAAATACCTCAAGAAGTGGTTCACTACAATATGACTTATTGGGCTACATTATGGTATGCAGGTACCGTAGTATTTTCAATGGGATACGAAGGCCAGACACTCGGAGAATGTCTTGATCTAACTCAACTTATTGCGAGTGATATAAATGCGTCATATTCGGATCAAGATACTCTAATAGAGTTGAAGCAATCTGCATTTCCCGATAATAAATTCACGACAACGTGCCAAGTCGACTTTTTAAAACCAGATGAGTTATACAAAGAATGAAATTTACAACCACCAAAAACACTGTCTATAGAGCTGGTATTGGTAATATACCTAAAGCTTGGATTGAATATACAGACAAAAATTATGATGATCACGGTGATGTATATCAAAATTCAATTATAAATTACTTTTATGCTCACATCAGACATTGGGACTACGACTGCGGTGGTAATGAAACACATGATTTTGTATTTGAAGATGGTAAATCATTTCGTCTTGTTTATGATTATTGGTCTGAATGGTATCACGATGATGATGAAGAAAATGGATTAAAATCCGAATTCTATATCGAAGAAATTTCTATTGCTGTTGCAAATGTTCCAGAGAAAAAGATTGGGAGAGATTGGTTATGAAATATGTATTCATAAAAAAGTTTGAAACTGGTGAAAGCGCTATAGGATTAATTGATGATCCGCTTGAGGTCTACAAAAGTGGTGAATATAAACCAGAGAATGGTGATAAAATCTATCAACTTGGGAATGAAATTACGATTGATGTTAGTCTGAAAGTAAAATCTAATACCAGGTCCTCTGTGGGATTTATGCCAGGAGGACAGGGTCTAAAAAGTGATCTCGGTGTAGGTGATTATCGTGGCTAGTAAAGTATTTCTATTTGATGAAAACCATTGGTTATACTGTTCTGATGTCACATACAAGAATGGTATCTGGACTGGTTGGGTAGAGAATGGTGCTTGGTATCTACACTTTGATGAAAATTCAAGTATTCTTCAAGCATATAACGGCCGCGGAGAGAAAACCAATGGTTGGAAACCAGTGACAGAAAGTAAAACAAAATTGACTTGGGCCGGTGATCCAGTTGGTTTTGGTTATAATTCTGTAATTGAAGATGCCAGAGAACGATATAAATCAGGTGAAGAGACAAACTATATTCTTGCCAAGAAAAAGAAACGAGTCAAAGAAACATATGAAGATGAGGTAGCATTCTAATGAAAATTGTAACAAAAGATTATTACTGGACTTGTGGTGAACCTGGTTGCTGCTCCGAGTATGGAACTATCCTTTATATTGACGGCAAGGAAGTCGAAGATCGCCTATTTATGAATACAGAAGATGCTTATCGGTATGTTCTGGAAGAACTTCTTGGTCACGAAGTAGATACGATCTATGATGAAACTGATGATGATATTGATGACGACACTGATGATGGTGATGAAGAATGAAGACTGAAATGGCTTCAAAAATATAAGGAAGAACACAACTTCTGAGTTGACATTTGCTTACAAATAGTATATACTGATTCTATAAGGTGAATAAAGGAACCTGCTATGATGACTGTTCTCGTAAAAGACATGCGTACCGAGGAGATTATCGACTCGGTACCTTTTGCGTCTGCTATATCGGCAGAAATCTGGATTGACGCACAAATGCTCATCTGGGAAGAAGATCGTGGCTATAAACTTGTGGGGAACGTGGAATGAAAAAGAAAAAGCCTTTTGAAGGTTATGTAAATGTTCAAATGCACGAGTTGGACTGTGATGCTTTTTCTGATATGAGTTTCTTCAATAAATGGATTCCTGAAGGTTGCGAACTTGTTCAAGTTGCATTCCGGCATGAATATGGTGCCTACGACCAAGGTGACGAAGCATATATTATGATTGAATGGAAGGAAAAAGAATGAAATCAGTATTTGAAATTATCAATGAATTAAACATCGAGAATGGTAGTAATTACAAGCTAGCCGTTCTCAAAAAGTATACCGATCATACACAATTACAACGTGTTCTCCAAATGACACATGATCGAGTCAAGTTTACATATGGTCTTTCTATTAAACATTGGCTATCTGGTGATATGCATGATGAAGTTTTTGCGGAAACAAAAACTGTAACTCACACACTTGATGAAGTCCTCGAGTTCATGGCAAATAAACTTTCGACTCGTAATGTTACTGGCAATGAAGCTATTGCCAAGATGCATGAATGTCTGATCGGACTTTCTCCGGAAGATACAATTGTTGCGACACGAATTTTAAACCGAGACCTTCGTACAAACATGGGTCGGACTCAGATCAATAAAGTGTTCCCTGATCTGATTATGAAACCCGTCTATATGCGCTGCGGCATTTTTGGTCCAAAAACCGCAAAAGACATCAAGTTCCCTGCATATATTCAGTTGAAAGCTGATGGTACTTATCGTGAGGCATCTGTCTCCGGTGGCAAAGTTGAATTTGTTTCTCGATCTGGCGAATCATATACATATCCTGTGCTAGAATCGTACCTGGCTCAATCGCCAGACGGTTACTACGTGGGTGAGTTGCTTGTCCGTGGGTCACCAAATCGTGCAGAATCAAACGGCTTGATCAATTCTGATACACCGCCACACGATATTATTGATTTTCATGTTTGGGATTATATTACACCAGAAGAATATGCAAATGCACATAATAAAGTGCCAAACAAGACCAAATACAAAGACCGACTGCGACAACTTGAAAATCTTGTTTCGGAAATGAATTCGTCTAATATTCACGTGATTGCGTATCACGAGGTCAAAACCATTGATGAAGCACTTGAAGTGACTTCAATGTGGATGGATCAAGATCTTGAAGGTGGTGTTTTGAAGGATAAAGATGGTATTTTCAAGAATGGGACTAGTAAACATCAGTTGAAGCTGAAGCTCGAAATTGATCTTGAGGTTCGGATTACTGGGTTCCAAGAAGGAACACCTGGAACTGCACGTGCAGAAACGTTTGGTGCAATACTCTTTGAAACTGATGATGGTAAGATTAAAGGTCGGACATCTGGTTTTACTGATGATCTACTTCAGGACTTCAATTCTCGTCGAGCAGAAATGATCGGTAAAATTGTCACTGTTCGGTGCAATGACTTGACTCGTGGTCGTGCAAATGAGCACTATGCACTTTCACATCCTCGGTTCATTGAGGTCCGTGATGATAAAACCGAAACCGATACACTGGAACGGGCACTTGAAACTAAAGACATGGCAAAAGGTTTAAAATAATGGAAAAATTACCGACATTTCCAAAATTAAAAAGTGGTATTAGATATGATGAAATTGGTCTCTATGAAAATGTTTCAAGAATAAACAGCACAGCACCAGAGAAATACATCGCAAAGATCAAGGAACTTCTTGGTGAAATTCTAGATTATAAAGAATGCTTGAGTTACAAGAAGTTCGATCTTTGTGGTATTGATCTTGTTGGGTTGGATCCAGAAATGGTTTTTGCAAAGAAAGAACTAATTATCCGTTGACATTTGCTTTCAAATAGTTTATACTGATTCTATAATCAAAGAGGTCAGCATGGAAAACTTTACTGAAAAGAATAAGTTTTACGGTTTCTTCAAGAATCTTTGCACCAAAAGGATGTGCAAATATCGTGTGCGTGGGTCGCAAACTTCAAGGTATATTGAACTGGATGTACGAAATAAAACATACTTGTTCAGATTTTCTGATCATCCTTATTCTTCGAATCATCCATGGACACCTGACTTTGATGTTATAGATCGTGAAACTTTTAAGAATGCAAAAAAGTTTTTAAAGATGCACAACAGGCGTATTGATAACGTTTGACATTTGCTTTCAAATAGTTTATACTGATTCTATAAGGTATAAAGGAACCGACCATGAACTTTCTAGAATTGCTTCAACAAATGCGCGAAAACCTTACTCCTCACAACCCTGAATGGGTGAACCGTGCTGACTACGACATTGTTAAGATGGGTATCCACTCAAATATTGGATACATGGAAGGCAAGCCGGTTCGCGAAGCAATCGACTTCTTTGAAAAACGGGCTGTGACTGCAAGTGCTCTCGGCGAAAAGCTTAATCCGCTTGAAGCTCTTGGCGTCATTCTTCTTCTGGAATCCGCTTATCTTCGTGACGGAGTGAAGTGAAATGGCTGCCGCAGGTCTAATTATGCTTGTGATCACACCATTGCTATTTGTTATATCTACCGATAAAGTAGGTACTGCATTTGCAATCTTGTTTACTGTTTTCGGCGTGATGATGTTAATTTTGGGAGCAAGTTAATGGACGAAGAATACTACAACTGGGTTCATTCTTCGGATCATACTGTATCGGATGCACGTGAAGAATGCTATCGTGCATATCAAAACGGTATGGGATCGGAGGATAACCAGTATAACAACAATGACGAGTGGGATTTTTACCTTGCTTGGGATGAAGGATGGAGCAATGCTGCCTGGGACGACTAATATATACTTTTCTTGATTCTTTCAGTTTAAATTCAATTAACTGATTCATATATCTTTATGGATGATAATCCAATTATACCATGTGTTAAGATAATGTCAACTAAAAATATCGTACTTAAGTAAAATAATTTGGTTTACAATGAAATAGAATCAGTATATATTGCTATTATGAAAACAAAAGGTGAAACGACCATGACCTCATATGTTCTCCGAGATAAACTTACTCTGAAATATCTGCAGAAAACAGATGCATGGGGTCACACATTGACCGATGAGCTTCAGAAAGCTCGTGTCTACACATCGAAAGGTGCAGCAACTCGTACAATGACAAATCAACCTTCATATGCAAAAGATGATCTTCCTGACTTTGAGTTGAAAGAAATTAAAATCGTGTTGGCATAATATTTTTGTTTACAACAGTAGAGAATCAGTATATATTGTCTATATGAGGTACAAAATGAACCAAACGAAGAATTTCCGTATCAAAACAATGCGATGTGAGTGGCAAGTCGTCATTCAACAAGTAGATCAATATGGTATGTCCATACGAGGTGACAGGTCTGTATTGGAATCGTGGCCGACATCGAAAGAAGCATACTTGGATTTACCAAACCATGGTAATAAACATCGTTATGTAACAGGTCGTTGGATTCCTAAAAACCCAAAGCATGACTATGAAATCTTGGAAGTTCAATATCAAGATGTGGAAGTGTAATGACCAACAGCAAACTCGCAAAATCTTCTTACTTAATATCATTAAAGAATCAAATGAACATCACTTTCGAAGCACCAAAAGGTCAACGTATTCTCCGTCGATGGTTCATGGGAATCACCGTATTTCGGAATGATGATCAACCTTCACTTTGGTGGTGCTTTCAGACAAAGAAGTGGGTAACTGCTAATACGATGACACCCGCGGGTGCATCTACTCATTCTGATTGCAAATCATATCGGGCATTCCTGCGGCATCTTCGGAAACACCCAGAACTCAAAGGTTATGAAGTAATTCTAGTTTCTCGCTATAGAGACAACAATATTATTGTGAGACCATAATGGTTGAACTGGTTTTTGCAATTATTGTTTTTGCTTTCATTCTAGTAACAGTATATGGTTCTGCACTTGTACTTGTAGAACATTTTTGGATAGGGTTATTGTTACTGATTTTTCTAACTCCTATCTTCTTCATTTGGGCATTTATCAGAGGACTTATTGGAAAAACCTAATGACAATATCAATTATCGAGCAACACCTACACTGCATCATTGATGAACTTCATCCACTTTTTACTGCAATCTCAGATGAAGAATGTATTGACAGTCAAGAGGATTATGGAGTATTCACCCGTGATTTTTTACACAAAACTGGAAAGAAGTTTCGTATGAAATGGAGTGTCTATTACGGGACTCCTGAAACAGTCCGAACAGAATTTGAACCAGCTGAGATTCTATCATGATTACGCTAATTCTTATTACATGTTTTATCGTTCTTGTTATCGGTATCTTCTGGCCTGTTAAAAGTAAAAATACTTATACATATGTCAAAGATAAGGACGAAGATGGAAATATTGTCGAAAAGGTAGTTGATAATAGGGAACAAGATAAATGAACTTAGCGATTGCACTTTTTCTAGCATATATTCCATTCTTTGTATGGGTTTACACCGAATACAAAGATCAACAAACACAACTAAATAAAACACACTAAGGAGAAACTATACAATGTTTACTATTTTTATGGCCGTACTATTTTTGGTACTTGCTACTGTACTTAAACTTGTCAGGGTGCCGGCAGAACTTGGTACTTTGAAAAGGATTTTTGTTCCTATTCTTGCATCATTTGGTCTTCTCATCGGTGGTTTTGGTGCCATCAGTTATAATGATGCTGGTTATTGCCAACACGTCCGAACAATTTTTGGATCTGAAAGTTCAACTTGTGAAACTGGTTGGTATTTTTCTGCCTGGGGAACTTCAACTGCATGGCCTTACTTCATTACTGTAGCACATACACTTGATCCTGACGCTGAAGGAAGTTCAGTTAGCGGCTCATATAATGTTCGTATGAGTGATAACTGGACTGGCGATGTATTCCAAACAACTCGTTTCGGTATTCCTCAAGATTCGGACCAATTCTTGAAAATGGCCCGCGACTTTCGGTCACCAGAGCGCCTGATTACCACGACACTTCGTCCAAGTGTTACTACAGCAATCGACACTGTTGCTAACATGTTTACTATGGAACAGTATTTCTCTGGCCAGATGCGAGATCAATTTAAAATCGAGTTCAAAGATACTCTGATGAAAGGTCAACCCAAAGTCCAACTTGTTCCAAAAGTAATTGATGCACTGAATGCTGATTCTTCCGGTGCTGCTGCATCTGATACTGTAAACGCAGCTGATACTTCAGATGTTGGTGCTACCACCGTCACTATCATGGTTGCCGAAAAGGTGCTTGATGGTAATGGTAAAGAAATTCGTACTGTTCCGGAATATCTGCAATATGGTATCCTAGTTAGTCAGGCAATCCTAGAAAAAATCGAGGCTGACCCTGCATTCGAGGAACAACAAAAGAAGCGTAAGGATGCTGTATCTCGTCGGGTCATTGCAAAGGAACAGCGGCTTGAACAAGAGGAACAGCGTCTGCTCCGAATTGCAGAAGGTGATACTGAAATTGCAAAGCGTCAAGCAGAAGCAAAGACCGAACAAATCCAGTTGACCACCGAGGCCGAAACCCAGAAGAAACTTGCAATTACTGCTGCTGAACGTGTCCGTGAAGAGGCTCGTGTAGCAAAGGAAACTGCTGCTATTAACCTTGAACGTGCTCGAATTGATGCTGAATCTGTTCAAGTTGGTGCCGATGCTGCTGCATATGAAAAGCGTGTAATCCTTGAGGCCGATGGTGCTCTTGCACAAAAACTTGCGGCATGGACCGAAGCACAAAAAGTATGGGCTGATGCTGCTTCCAAGATCAATGTTCCATCCACAGTTATTGCTGGTGGCAATGGTTCAGGAAATTCTGGTTCGGCCCTTGGGACTGTTGAAAGTTTCATGAACATGCTGATGGTGAAAACCGCAAAAGATCTTGCAGTGGATACAACCATTACTACAAAATAAGATCTATCCTTACAAATAAATTTCGGCGAGGGAGAAATTCCTCGCCTTTTTTGTTGACATTTGATTTCAAATAGTTTATACTGATTCTATAAGGCATGAAAAGGAAACACAATGTACTGGGTTAGTGTTATCTCTGAACTTCTGAATATTCCTATGGAAACTGCCAGTCTAGTCTATGAACGAATGTATTCGTTTGACTTTTCAGAATCATCCGATGAAGAAATTCGGCGCTATGCCAAACTTACACTTCTATGTATGAAGGTTTAAAATGCAACTTGTTTATGAAGCTAGCTGGTCTTCTTATGAAGAAGGCGGGGAAATTCGCATCTATGTAGATGCAGATTACAGCGATATGTTCTATGTTCATGAAGGTGGAACCTCTGTAATGGCACCTGTCGGAGAACCTTACTGGCAAGAGCCATATTTGGCTAATGAATATGATGTGTCGATTCTCAAAGAACAGTGGGATCAAATTGAAAAAGAAAATGCAGAATACTGGGACACTAACGGGGGATTTTAATGGGATACTACACACAATATGAGTTAAAAATTTCAAATCTTGATAATGCAAACCAAGGTTTGAAGATTGCAAAAGATCTTGATCTTCATGACTATGAATTTTTGGATGATGGGACCACACTTACAAATTATTTTGAATCAAAATGGTATGACTGGAAAGAAGATTGCGCGCGAGTCTCCTTGCAATATCCAAAAATTCTAATTGAACTTGAAGGTAAGGGCGAAGGATCTGATGATTTTTGGAAAGCAAGAGTTCAGAATGGTCTCTGTGAAGTTGTGCATGCAAAAATTGTTTTTCCTGATTTTAATTTGATTAAGTGGGTTGACATTACCACCTGAATAGTTTATACTGATTCTATAAGGTAAGAGGAACTGACCATGATCAATGTAGAATACACGGTTTATGAAACTGCCTACACGACCTTTGATCCAATCAAAGGTCTAAAGCTCCTGACTCATCCAGTCGCTCACTATAGCGACTACAAGCAAATGATCAATGACTGGCTGAACGACTTCTTTGCTGGCACCCACAACTTTTTTGTAATGATGGAAGACTGAAAATGAACTATGTGTTTCCTGAAATTCGTACCATCACTGATGTCCTTCCTTACATCGAAGGCCGTTCCGAATTTATTGTTGCTGAGCGCGAGTTTGGCACGGTAATTAACTATGTTGTGGCCATGGCGGATACTTTCAACATGGCTGGTCCTGATGATCTTGGCGCTGCTATTCGTCGTGAGTGCCGCGGTATCATCTTCGATACTGAAGGCAACATCATGTCGCGGCCCTATCACAAGTTCTTCAACGTGAACGAGCGTGAAGAGACTCAGATTTATATGATTGACATGACTCAACCTCATGTTATCATGGAAAAGATGGACGGCTCGATGATTCGTCCGCTCCGCATGAACGGAATGATTCGTCTTGCCACCAAGATGGGTGTGACTGATATCGCTGTCGAGTCTGAAAAGTTGCTTGATGCTAATCAGTATGATTGGCTTGAATATATGATGGACGATGGCTTAACTCCGATCTTTGAATACATTGCACCGACCAACAAGATCGTTATTGACTACTCTGAGCCGAAGTTGATCCTGACCGCCATTCGTAACACTGTTACTGGTGAGTATATCAGCAACTTGCATTTCGGTGCTCCTTTCGAGGTTGTTCCGCAGTATGGGTCTGTAGACGGTGGGCTGTCAGACTACATCGTACGTGCCCGCCAACAACAGGGACGTGAGGGTGACATCATCCGTTTTACCACGGGCCACATGCTGAAAATCAAGAATGATTGGTATGTCCGTATCCACAAGACCAAGGACCTGATCCGTTCTGATCGGAACATTGCTGATATCATCGTGAATGAACAACTCGATGACGTCCTGCCTTTGTTGGATGCAACTGATCTTGCTGTTGTTCGCGCATATGAACTTCGACTCGATGCTGCTATTGAAAACGTTCTTGGTCGACTCGAAGGTCTTGTCACTCTTGCTCGTGTCCTGCATGGTGGAGTAAAGAAGGAAGTTGCTATCAACTTTGTTCCGAACCTCCTTAACAAAGAAGATGCTGCTTTCATCTTCTCTGCTCTTGACGGAAAGGAACTTCGGGCCCTTGTAATCAAGAAGATACGTGACTCTGTTGGTAACGGTCCGAAGTACGAAGCAATGATGAACTGGATGGAGGTTTAATATGGTGGACTTTGCAGATTCTTCTATCAGTGATTTAGCCCGTGCAACGCAATTTTTGCACCATATTAAACCGACACATCGAAATAAACTTGTGATTGGAATTGAGAAACCCCAGCCACTGGATCATTCTGTAGTATTTCATCTGATTGAACGAAAACTTCCAGAAGGTGAAAAACGGACTGATGAACATAAATCAGTTTTTATAATATCTGCCGAATATATTCTGGAACATTCATTTTGGAAAGGTTTGACTAATGACTGAAGCTAGTTTAATTGCAGAACTAAAACGGTGTCTTGTTGATATGTTTGAAGCAGAAGATAAATTTCATGTGCTTTCATTTTATATTAATGATCCACAAGCAAAAGCCTGCGCAGAATCTTGTGTAGAATGGTTTCGAGAATCTAATGATCGTATTACAAATGTTTTAAAACAATATGAGGAATCAAAATGACTAAAATTGTATATAATGCTTGTTATGGTGGATTTGGTATTTCTGATGAAGCAACTCGCATGTATCTTGATCTAAAAGGTTTCAAGTATACAGAAGAAAAAACTAAATGGGGTAATACGTTTAAAGTAGAAGGACTAGAAAACTTCTATGGTCCCCACTCGATTAAACGAGATGATCCGATTCTTGTTCAAGTCGTAGAAACGCTTGGTGACAAGGCTAGCGGCACCTTTGCAAAACTTCGGATCGAAGATGTTCCAGAAGGCAATTTGTACCGTATCACTGAATATGATGGTTATGAATCTGTTGAAACAAAAGAAGATCTTGATTGGAACGTAGCATGATGGAAGTACTTGAAAAACAAAGAAAAAATCTTCTCGAAGAGCTTGATTACGAAGATAAAATTCGTGTTCTAAATCTCAATAAGCGTATTGAATGGTTTGTAGATAATAAGATGCAAATGTCCCAGAATGAAAAATGGGAAGCATTCTATGATATCCAAGAAGATTATGACATTAACGTAGATGTTCTGAAGAAGCGGATTAATAATGTAATCCGCAAGAAAGGATTGAGTGTATGGTAACTGAACTTTTATTTGCAAGTTACCTAGTTATTGGATTATTTGTTTATTTTAAGTCACTTAAATATTTTGATAAACAAAATAAAGATGGTGATCCTGAAGGTCTCGATGCACTGGTATCTTGTGCTGCGGGGCTTTTTTGGCCGTTGTCAATTCCAATTTTTGTACTTTGGAAACTTTTTAGTGGTTGACATTTACTTACAAATAGTTTATACTGATTCTATAAGGTAACAGAGGAACCTACAAGATGTCTAATATGCCCATCGCCGACTTTGCTATTCGTTTTCTCCGCGGTGACTTTGATGCAAACAAGCGATCCACTCAGATTGAAGCCGGTTGGTATGACTGGTTCTGCCGCGACACTTCTCTTGCTGCAAAAACCCAGAACCTCGGCAAAAAAGTTCTTCGTCTCATGAAGTCTTCCAAAATCGACACTGAAAAGAACTATGTGTTCTTCAAGAATAACTGTCCGATGATCGGTAGTCTCTATGACGACATTCGTATCTGCGACATGGTAACCGGTGATGTTCTTTACACCATTATTCCTTCCTCCGGTTTTAATGCAACTAAAGGTCGGGCCGAGGTTTGGGGTCATGAAAATGGATTCAATCAGCCGCTCGTGACGGGCACCTGGAAGGACGTCAAAACTTTCTTCGGAGTAAAATGAATGTGGAAATATAAAATCGGAACTGTTGTTCGTGAGAAAGATGGTTCTTGCGGTGGTCTACACACTGGAGAAGATGCTCGTCCTATGTTTGGTCACATCGTTGGGTTCTCAAATAATGGATTTCAAACAATTCTTAAAGTCCAATGGGATGATGAATCGGTTCGTGAAATCCATGCTACCAATATTTTTGTTGAAGGTGAAGTCCAATGAAATATCTTGTCATTGTATCCGTTCTATTTCTTGTTGCTTGTAAACCAACTGAAACTACAAATGAAGTTGTGAATGGGTTTGAAGTTGCTTGCTTGAATGGTGTCAAATATTATTTTGATAGTGCAGGTGGATATGGAAAAAGTCTGGCACCTGCAATTGATGCCGAAACTCTTACCTACATTCGCTGTGAAGGAAATTAATTATGACTGACATTGCAGCAACAAAAGCTCGACTGCTTGGAAAACATATTAAAAAAGCAATCGATGAACATGATCAGAAAAATTCTATTGATCTTACACCAATTATTGCTTATCTGAATAAAAGTCTCTCTTATGTTAACGAGCGTATTCCGAGTAATATTGTTACAGTGAGAGATATGAAAACCGCAATTCATGCTCTAGAACAAAAAGAACATATTAAAAATCTGATCGAGCGTGTAGACGTGTTCCAAAATCCACGGCATCCAGGCCCGCCGATGAATATTCATATTCTTTCTATCTATTTGTTTCCTGACTTGTATGATTATGCGGCTAAATATGAACCTACAACCGATTGCGGTGTTAGTCCCGTATATGATGCAATCGGAAAAGTTCTTTGTAACTGGAGCGGGCATGAATATTATGGAGGTTAACGAAATGAAAGAGCAATTGCTTGAACTGATGCAGAACTCTGCTGAAAATGGCCAACCAGTTTGGGATTGGGAACCAAAAACTGTTGCTTGGGAAATTCAAGCCTATGTTGATGAATTTGCCGAAGTTAATACTGATGAAATGGCTGCTATTATCAAGGAAATTCAAGAGGAACAGAATAATGAAAGTACTCGTTGAATATGATTGCAATCATTATCTAGTACATGCGGATCACAGGAAAGAACCTGATCTTATGCAAGTCTATGAAAAAGTCAATGAACCACGTTGGCCTGATGAATATCAATCCATGGGATCAATTGTAAACGATCATAAAATACTTGCATACTTTACCGATGAATCTGAACTTGTCGGTTGACATAGTTAAAGAATCAGTATAATATGATCTTGTAATGAAGGAGATATAGATGTTCGGATGGCTTTTCGGAAAAAAGAAGACTGAAGTGAAGGTGACTCAAGAGGTCAACTTCTCGAGTAACCGTAATCGTGTTACACAAACCACAAATATTGTAAATCAACGAGGTGCCAAAGCATCTGGTGATATTGTTGGTGGAAACAAATACTCGACATATCGGCGTGAAACACCATCCTCGACATACGATCCATTGACGGATCCTTTCAACCCACTAAATCCAATTTCCCCTCTAAATCCCTTGAATCAACCAGACTATGATCCACCAAAACACTCTCACGACTCTGGGTCTAGTTGGTCTTCTCACTCACATTCACACGACTCTTCGAGTTCTTCGTCGTATGACTCTGGCCCCTCTTACTCATCCTCGTCCGATTAAGGAAATCACATGACCGAACGTAAACTTGCTTCTATTCGTCGGATTGCCGATATTCAGCCCATCGAAGGTGCTGACGCCATCGAAGTAGCAACTATTGACGGCTGGAAAGTCGTAGTGAAAAAAAGTGAGTTTGCGGTCGGTGACCTTGCAGCCTACATTGAAATTGACGCTTGGGTCCCAACTGAACTTGCTCCTTTCTTGTCGAAAGGCAATGAACCGCGCGAATACAACGGAGTGAAAGGCGAACGTCTACGAACTATTCGCTTGCGTGGTCAGGTTTCTCAAGGGCTTCTACTCGATACCGACATTCTTGATGTCTTTGGCCCACGAGCAACAAATCCAGAAGATGAGAAAGATGTAGTTTGGTTTGGTGCAAATGATACTTCAGTATCATTGTCTGAAGGATACGACTGCACTGAATACCTCGGCATCCAAAAGTGGGAATCTCCAATTCCTGCTCAGCTTCAAGGCCAAGCTGTGGGTATGTTTCCGACTTCCTTGATCCCCAAGACCGATCAAGAGCGTATTCAGAACTGTTTTGGTGATATTCAAAAGCGGGCCAAGAGGTTTGCTACTGAGAAGGTCTGGAATGCTGAGACTCAGACTCTTCAAGAGCATCCTGTCGTTGTTCCTGCTGACTTCCAAGAACCTACCTACGAAGTTACAATGAAACTGGACGGTTCGAGTTGCACAATCTTCCGCTGGGAAGGTGTTCTTCGTGTTTGCAGTCGTAACCTTGAGCTCAAGATCAATGAAGAAAATGCAGGCAACACCTTTGTTGCTATGGCTCTCAAGATTGGTGATAAGATCAAAGATGGTCTAGCATTTCAGGGAGAAATGTGCGGGCCTTCGATCCAAGGTAACCGTGAAAACTTTAAGGAACATCGTTTCTTTGTATTCGACATTTTTGACATTGTAAAGCACGAATACCTTACTCCGGCAAATCGCCAATGGGTTGCCGATTTTCATGAGCTAGATCATGTTCCTGTTCTTGGCACTGACTGGAAAGCGCCTAACAGCGTTGACGAAGGTCTTGCTCTTGCAGAAGGACCAAGTATCAGTCACAAAATCCGCGAAGGCCTTGTGTGGAAGTGCAATGAAGACCCGAGCTTCAGCTTCAAAACCATTTCCAACTCGTTTTTGCTGAAAGGCGGCGATTGATGGGAATTCAAGTAGACCTTCAAGTAGACCTTCAAGAAGTCTATTCAACACTAGAAGACCTGGCGCTCTGTGAAGCGGTGCCAGGTGTTGCAGAATGGATACGCGACCACCTACAAAAAGAATACCAAGTAACTTTGAAGTATGACCCTGAATTGGATGATTTGAAATGAAAGATAAATTCCTAGTAGTAAAACTGGACCAGTATGCTGGCAATGTTGACGAGATTGTTTGTGTTGCGTTGACTGGTTGGGGTGCAGAACGATACGGTGCAGAACAGGCTCGAAAAGTTTTTGATGCTAAAGTTAGACCACTTCTCAGTGATGTGGATGAAGAGTATCCCGAATTGCCAATTGAGTTTATGAATTTTGACACTGAATATGGATCATCGCCATATGCACTGGATTCATCTTCTATAAACAATCTTCGTATGTGTATTGATGGTTATGCCTCCGAAGAAATGGTGCATGAAATGCTTGACATTTGGGGTACAGCATATGGTAATGGTGAGGGGTTCATGGAAATTACTGTAGATGGAATTCATAAAGGATCGGTTACCGTCAAGATTATTGGATTTGATTTGGTCACAGTTGTTGAAAATCGAAGAACACTTCGATAGTGATAGTTTAAGTTGTTTATGTGTCGTAAAATACAGTTGACATTTCTTAACACTTGTATTATTATAGATTAATAAATCAGGAGAATATGTCATGGGAATCATCTACGATACTGCTTCTTCTAAGTTCGAAGGTCCGTTTGATCCTTATCATTACGATGGAGTTAAACAATATGAAAAACACTTTTCGAATTTGATGTATCTTGACTTTATCGCAGTAAACTCTCGATCAACTTTTGCTGAAAAACGTCAAGCAGAAGCAGAAATTTTAATTGCAAAACGTAAACTCAAATATTGGAAAAGAATCGTTGATGTTCAAGGCAACTCTGTTGCAATGATATCTGCGATTCAATCAGTAAAAAAACAATGGAAAGTAAAATGAATATCGTAGAAAAACTAAAAACCGAGTCTATGGCTCTTCGAAAAGTACGAAGCCCCGTTGCACCTGCTATTCTATTTGCTCTTAGTGAAATTGAAAAAGTAGGTAAAAATAACGGTAATCGTGCCACGACTGAAGATGAAGCAATTAAAGTAATCCAAAAACTTGTTGCTACGATTGATGAAAATCTTAAGTTGAATATTGATGATGGTCGTCGTATTTCTCTTAACTTTGAAAAACAAATTCTGGTTGGTGTTCTACCACAAATGGCATCAGATGAAGAAATCACTACATTTCTTAGAGTATTCATGACTGGTCACAGTAAAATGAGTTCTGTACCTAAGAAAGGTGAAATTATGAAAGCACTCCGTGATCAGTTTGGCGCACTTGCTGACATGAAACGCGCAGGTCAAATTGCAACAGATATTTACGGAGTATAATATGGCACGGGTAATTAAAGCACCAGAACCCTACATTCAAGACGAGTCAATGAGTATTTTCCTCGGCGGATCAATCGACATGGGTGCAGCAGAGAATTGGCAAGTACGCCTAACAAATGATCTTTCAGATTATACCGATCTGGTCCTTCTAAATCCCCGCCGCGATGATTGGGATTCATCTTGGATTCAAGATCCAACACCAGGAACAAAATTCTATGAACAAGTAGAATGGGAACTGGAATGTCAAGAGCAAGCAGATGCAAATTTATACTACTTTACTGCTGATTCAAAAGCACCAATCACTCTTCTTGAACTTGGACTATTTAACGGCGATAATGTCATTGTTTGTTGCCCAAAAGAGTTTTATCGGTATGGTAATGTAAAGATGGTATGTGATCGGTATGCTATGCCTATGGTAGAGACATATGATGAATTGCTTAAACTGCTCCGTGAAGCACTAGATGAAGAAGGTATCAAATGAAACTATTTTCCGTAAATAAAAATTCCTGGCATTATAAACTTAATCTTGAGATGTGCCAGACAAATGGTACTTTAAAAAGTGAAGGTTATGCCCAGCGATATGTCCAGAGTAAAGATAATCTTTGTTCATATTGGCAACTGACTCTCTATAGTATCTTTAAAGTTCTTGTTGTTGCTACATTTGTACTTGCTGTCGCCGCGGCCTTCATTTGGCTTGTATATTCAATTGGATATGGGTTTATCTACCACACAGCCGACGCTTTAGTAACAACTGGTGTATTAACGGTTTTTGTTGCTTCCTTTATAGGGATTATTATGCTCGGAACTTGGCTCGACAAGCGTAAAAAAATCAAGCTCAATAAAATTCTGTACAGCGGAGAAACTGAAACTAGTCTTGCTAAGGCAAAATATTCGTCATGGAAGAATGGCTTTTGTGTGCCAGTTGAGTTTAAGGAGTGAACACATAAAAGATATCTGATATGGAATAAATACACCATGGCATTATGAAGGAGTTATTCCATGGAACCAATAAAAATAAAGAAATATTTTCAGCGAATATTTATAGCATTTTCGATATTATTAAACGTAATTCTTGGTGGTTATAGCAATCAAAGTTTCAGCGCACGAAACTACCAACGAAAAAGAGAAGGTAAGTTTAATTTAGTATTGTTAATTGATTCCATATTTTGGTTTGATCCACATCACTGTCTACACTCTTGGAGTTATTGGTTTACAAGAAAGGATTTAAAGAAATGATTACAATTTATGGCCATTCAAGATGTGGTTGGTGTATCCGAGCAAAACGACTTGCGGAACGATATAGTCTCAGATATGAATGGAAAGACACAGATGATGACAAGAATCTGAACGATATGAAAGTAAAATTACCTAGTGTAAAAACAGTACCGCAGATATGGTGGGATGATAGATACATTGGTGGTTATGAAGATTTAGTAAAAGAAGTAGAAAATACGATCGGTGGGTATGGTGACCAACCATTCTAAATCAATTATTGACAATTTACTAGAATCGGTTTATTATAAAACTCACGTCACTATTTGTTCATATGAACAAAGTATTGTAGAAATTATGATTGATTTGGATTGTACAATATCTGAAGCTCTTGAAGTTGATTTTGATATGCATCTTGTAGATACAAACTCAACTATAGATCTTGTGGATTATCTAGAAGGTAGATTGAATCAAGATCTATACAAGGTCAGTATGTTAATGCAGATTTACACTTATCAAATTCCCGACTTCAAATTGAAACCATTGACATGAAAAAGAAAAGAAAATCACTAATTGAAGCTGAAAGACAAATGGAATTACTTTTGGTTCGTGTTGGGTTTACTGGTAGATATAAGGGTATTATCGTTAATGAAATACCAGACTACAGAGTAAAATCAACACTTCCAAAAACTTCAGATACTATTCCAGGCCAAACACCAAAAAAACTTGAAAATGTATATTCCGGAAACGAGATTATGGGAATTACAGTAATGCACAAATCAAATCTTGTTCCTATTCGGCGTGATAACAGAGAAGCCGCTATTGATGTTGCTCAAATGAGAAGGAATTGACTATGGAATATTATGATAATACCGAATATCTTGCCAAACCAAAATATCCCATTGTAATTGAAAGTCATATCTATCAATATGATGAAGGTGTCTTTGTCTGGTTTGATGAAACTGGTGGAGTCGGTGGTGCTTCTAATTACTTGGAAGAAGCACGAGAACAAATGAAGCGGTATTCTGACAACATGTAAGTAATGAAATAAATACCTCTATAGAAAATGTAGAGGTATTTATGACTATTATTGCTGGTATTGATTATAGTTTAACAAGTCCATCTATTTGTGTTCACGATGGTGACACGTGGGATGTCAAGAATTGTAAGTTTTATTATCTTTCCCCAAAACCAAAATGGATTGTTTTTTCTGGGCAGTTCTTTGGGACTGAATACGAAAAATATGATTCGGATGCTCACAGATATGATAATATATCAGGTTGGTCTTCTCGTATTATTATGGAAAATAAAGCAGAAAAATGCTTCATTGAAGGTTATGCATATAATGCAGTAGGTAGAGTCTTTCAGATTGCCGAAAACACTGGTCTTCTTAAATATAAATTATGGAAAGATGGAATACCATTTTCTGTTTTTGCGCCATCTGAAATAAAGAAACACGCCACGGGAAAGGGAAATTCAAATAAAGAACGTTTGTATGAATGTTTTCTAGAAGAAACAAATGTCGACATTCGAAAGACACTCGACATAATGAACGAGAAAATATGGAACCCAGTCTCTGACATAGTTGATGCTTACTATATAGCAAAACTTGGGTTCAACAAAATGGTTGACAAACCAAATGAATGAGTATATATTGAATTATACGACAAATATAAATGAGGATGGATCGACATGTATATCAAACGTAAAAGCGTAATCTCTGGCATCGAACGTACTCGTAGCATTCCCGTTAATCTTGATGATTACATGGCATGGCAGGCAGGTCATGGGAATATCCACGACATTATGCCCTATCTTACTGACAGCGACCGTGAATTTATTCTTTCTGGTATTACAGCAGAAGAATGGGATGACGCCTTTTCAGATCTAGGTGCAGAGGTTTAATTGTCAGTAATAGTTTTTAATGGTCCTCCAGGCTGCGGCAAAGACGCAGCCTGTTTATTTTATGAGACACTAGGATACAAACACCTTTCATTCAAAGAAGAACTATTCAAAGAAACATTCAAATTCTTTGGTGTTTCTAAAGGTTGGTTTATGAAAGGTTATAATGATAGAACAATAAAAGAGCAACCTGTTCCCCAATTAAAAATAAACGGACAGTCATTAAGTCGTAGAGATGCAATGATCTATGTTTCCGAACAATATATCAAACCTAAATACGGTAAAGAATATTTTGGCAAAAAGTTATCAGAACAGATAACAACTGACCGCAATTTCTGTGTCAGTGACGGCGGCTTCCAAGAGGAACTTTCTCCAATTATAAATAAGTTTGGAGCTGAAATTATATTAGTCATTCAGCTTACACGAGAAGGTTGCAATTTTTCTTCGGATTCAAGAAGATACTTTAATGGAAACCTTGTGGAAGAACTTGTTTTGGGCAAACAAACCCCTATTATAAAATCACATCTTCTTTCTGAACAACCAGATATTCGCACCTATCGTGTTCATAATAACGGCACTAAGACAGAGTTCTTTAGTGCGATTCAAATGATCCACGAAAAGGAATCCAATGGAAGAAAAATCAATAAAAAAGAAAAAGGTGGTATCGACCAGGATATTATGTGAAAATCCATATGACATAGAAACTTTCTTTGAATCTTTTAGTATTGCAAGTAAAAATGAAAAAGAATTAATTTATATAGATAGATTAATTACGGCCCTAAGATTAAACCCATTCGGTGATCTTACAGAAATTAATTATAAAATTCTCATGGACTTAGGTCTAATAAAATTACCAAAAAAATGAAGGAGTGAATATACTATGGCTAAAAAGGCAAGCGGTAAGACATATATCTCAAAAGGCGAACGCAAGAATGTAGCAAATGCTACATGTAATGCAATCCGCGCAGATCGTGATACCGGACAAGATATGTTGAACCGCCAGAGTGCTTGGATTAATGGTAGTAATCCTTGGGTTACTATGGCAAATCCAAATAAAGAACAGACTGATAAGAAATTTATTCGAGTTCGCTACAATGATCTTATGCACGGATCACGCAAGGAACTCGAAAAGAAATCATTCAGTATGACTGGGGGTTGATAATGGAATTGCTAGATAGAGACACAATTAAAAATGCCCTTTATGAGAAAATCTGTAAAGTAACATTTACAAAGGTTAATGGTGAAGAGCGAGTGATGTATTGCACTCTCAATGAATTAATGATTCCTTCTGATGGTGTATTGTCCGAAACAACTAAATCGAAGACAGAAAATCCCGCCGTCCAGCCAGTATATGATGTAAATGCACCTGGCTGGCGCAGTTTTAGATGGGACTCAGTCAAAGATTTTACAAGTGAGTTTATTGCATGAGTTGTATTTACCGAGGCGCAATAGTAGATACTGATCTATCTAGAAACGCTAGAGGTGGCACTGAAATGATGAGGGATCGGCTTTTAGCGGCGGTTCCCTCATCTCTACTAGATAATTTTGCCATCCATTTTTCTAGACCTAGACAAATTTATGATGATGTTAAAAATATCTTTTATTGCCATGATTTGGCAGCCGATCCAGAGAATAAAATCCTTCTAAATGGTGGGTGGAATAAATTTTCAAAATTAGTGTTTGTTTCACACTGGCAAAGAGATCAATATATTACTATGTATGGTATTCCGTATTCGATGTGTTCTGTAATTGAAAATGCCATTGAAACTGAGTTTGAATATATTGAAAGGCCGATTGGTCCTATTCGGTTTATATATCACACAACACCCCATCGCGGGCTGGAACTTTTGTATCCAATTTTTGATGCACTTTCAAAAGAATTTGATAATATTCACTTGGATGTCTACTCATCTTTTGAAATCTATGGTTGGAAAGAACGTGACAAACATTATGAAAAACTTTTTGATGCTTTGAAAACACATCCAAAGATTACATATCACGGAACAAAATCAAACGAAGAAGTACTTGCAGCACTCAAGCAATCACATGTATTTTTGTATCCCTGCATTTGGACTGAAACATCTTGTATTGCTATGATTGAAGCAATTAAGTGTGGCTGCACAGTAATACACCCAAGTTTAGGTGCGCTCCCAGAAACTGCAGGAGGTGCAACTGTCATGTATGACTATACTGAAAATCATAATATGCATGCAAATGTTGCATATATAATGACAAAGTCACTTCTAAAGCAAGAACATAAAAACCCTGGATTTATTAGTGCACTTTCTGCAGATACAATCAGAGAACTTAATAAAAACTCGATACCACATTTTCAATCTAAATGGATTAGTCTTCTAAAGCAGTTAAATGGAAATGGCTGAAATAATTGATTTTAAATCACGATTGAGTAAAACAAACACAACAACTATTCAAGAACCTAAACTGGACTATGAAGTAGAAGTAATCACTGATACAATCTTAAGTTCATCTCTTGAATCATTAGTTAGACTTGGTTATAATCTCGAAGAGAATTTTAATGAAATACTGCCATCCATAATTTTATTGAAAGAAGCAATAACATCACTACAATTAAATCTAAGAAAAGAAGAACATTTTCTACAGGACTATGCAAGAAATGTATTCACTATCACTGATGAAAATAGTTGACATTTGCTTAAAGTATGTTATAGTTATTATGTATAAAATTGAATAAGGATAAAATAGGATGATACTTGTAGACTATAACCAGGTCATGCTTGCCTCACTCTTTATGAGTATTGGTAATCATACAAATGTTGATATTGACGAAAATTTAATTCGTCATATGTTTCTAAATTCCCTACGAGCTAATCGAAAAAAGTTTACTGAAAATTTTGGTGAACTCGTGATCTGTGCAGATGGTCAAAAGTCTTGGCGCCGTCAGATTTTTCCATACTACAAGGCAGGCCGCCGCAAATCTCGTGAAGAGTCTGAACTTGATTGGAATGAATTATTCCGTATCATCAATACTATTCGTGAAGAACTAGACGAGTTTTTTCCATACAAAGTATTACACTTTGATCACTGCGAAGCTGATGATACTATCGGTACTATCTGTCATAAATATGGCGTGGAAATGAATAATGGTACTGAAAGTATTTTGGTATTGTCCGGAGATAAAGACTATATCCAGCTGCAAAAATATGCAAATGTCAAACAATACAATCCAGTGCAGAAAAAGTGGGTTCAAAATAATGAACCAAATAAATATCTAGCTGAACACATTATCCGGGGTGATGGCAGTGACGGAGTTCCTAATATTTTGTCTCCAGACAATTCGATTGTAGTTGGTGAACGCCAAAAAGCCGTTACATCGAAGCGACTGGAAGACTTGATGAGGGGCCCTGAACATATGGATGAAACTACCAAAAGTAGATATTTCCGCAACAAGACAATGATTGATCTTGCTGAAGTTCCTGCCAACTATAAAGAACAAATTCTAACAGAATTTGCAAAAGAGAAAGAAGTAGGTAGATCATCGCTATTTAACTATTTTGTAACACGTAAACTAAAGAACCTTATAACAGATATTGGAGACTTTTGATGCGATTTTCAATAGCAGAAATTGTAAATAAAGCAACAGAATTAAAGACTGTGGAAGAAAAAGTGGATTGGCTTAGAAAGCACGATAACCCTGCTCTTCGCACAGTTTTGAAATATACATATGATAAAAATGTGGAATTTTTGATTCCTAATACAGCACCACCATGGAAGAAAAATTCCTATGTTGGAGTTGAAGGTATGTTATATGCAGAAGCAAGACGTCTAAGAATATTTGTCAAAGGTGGTGGATATGATAATCTAAATAGTGTAAAGAGAGAACAACTCTTTATATCACTTTTGGAAGATGTGGATAATGAAGATGCGGAACTTCTTTGCAAAATGATCGAACAAAAACCACTAAAAGGTTTGTCAAAAAATGTCGTTATTACTGCATTTCCACAAGAGTTTCCGCTAGAAACTATTGACAAATCAAAAGAATCATAATATATTATATCTATAAATGGAAAAGGAATCACTAAATGACTAAATCCTTCAAGAAGTTCCGCGAAGAATGGGACGACGAGTGGGGTAACGATGATTACGAGAAGGATCGTAAATTGCGTGAACGCCGTGATAATCGTCGCAAGAAAACAAATGAAAAACTTTCGCGGTTTGAAGATCGTGAAGATGAATAATTCCTGAAAGGTTATACTATATTATGACTAAGCTTTATATCGACCTAGACGGTGTGATGGCTGACTTTGACAAATACTTTCTTGAAGCATTTGGAATCGAAAGCCATAAACTTGATGATCCTACACTTTGGAAATGGATTAACGGGCATGGAAATTTCTTTAGTAATCTCCCGCTTATGCCAGGTGCTCTTGAGTTCTTTCGTTCAGTTGAGCATATGAATCCAACCATTTTGACTGCATGCCCAAAATCAAACTATACAGTAGCTGCTGTGCAGAAACGTCAGTGGGTTTATAAACATCTTTCACCTGATATCACAGTTATCCCGATGATGGGTGGCAAGAATAAGTGCTTGTTTATGCATTCACCCGGCGATGTCCTTATTGATGATTTTGAAAAGAACTGTATTCCATGGGCTGAACATGGTGGTTTTGCAATTCACCACAAAGATTTTGAAACAACAAATCACAATCTTGCCATTGCTTTAAGTTTAGGATCAAAATAATGCAAGTTTATGGAAATGTAATTGTCACAGATTATGATGGTGTATGCGGATATTGGGAACCAGGTTTCCATAAATGGATGATTGCAAATGGTTATAAAATCCTGAAAATGGGTTGCTATGATATTGAAGATATGTATGGTATCTCATCTAGTGAAGCTGAAATGCTAACACAAGCCTTCAATGAAAGTGCTGCACTTAAACGACTAGCACCTTTCAAAGATGCAATCAAGTATATCCGAAAACTACACGAGGAACATGGATATGTTTTTCATTGTATCTCTGCAATCCCTAATACACAGGATATGTATGAAGCTCGGATGGAAAATATTCACAATCTATTTGGTAAAACAACATTCGAACAATTAATTCTTTGTGGTTCATCCAAAAATAAAAAGGAACTTCTTAAGGAATACAAAGATACAGATTGTTTCTGGTTGGAAGATCTTACAAAGAATGCAGAATATGGTCTAGACTATAACATGCGCTGTATTTTAGTAAACCATCACTATAATGCAAATGATGCAGTTAATTCAAGGATCAAAAGAGTTGATAACTGGAAGCAAATTTATTCACTAATTGATGGTTCGGAAAATCATAATTGGTATAAATAAACTTGTAGATCGTAGGAATAATGATATTTTGATACGGGGTCGGTCTACAAAGCCGACCCCATTTTTTTATAGGAGACTAAATGCCAATCTACTCTATGCGAAATGACAACACTCAAGAAGAGTTTGAAGTAGTTCTGAAATACTCAGAACTTGCGGGTTATTTAGAAGACAATTCTCATATCACACAAATTTTTAATAAGTTTCCGGGATTCGGTGACCCGGTCCGTCTTGGGATAAGAAAGCCCGACGACGGTTTTCGTGATGTTCTAAGGAACGTAAGACACCATCATAAGAAGGATAGTATCAATACGTTTTAAATTTACTCTTAATCAATAACAGGAGTTTACATGTCAACTAGAAAACGTCTGACAAAAACAAAAAGAACCCAAGTCGTTAGAGAAACTGATTATCTGATAGATACAAAATTTGGCATGAAACGGATTGAACCTATTACAGATACGCAAACAAAATTATTTGATGCATATAATAATGGCAAGAATATTTTGGCAGTAGGTTCGGCAGGTACCGGAAAAACTTACATTTCTCTCTATTTGGCACTTAAAGACGTTATGGCAAAAAAACAATACAAGGAGATTATAGTCGTTAGATCATCTGTTCAATCACGTGAACAAGGTCACATGCCGGGTGGTGCACAGGAAAAGATGTCGTATTTTGAAGCACCATATGTTGATATTGTAAATGATCTGTTTGAACGAGGTGATGCATATCAAATCATGAAGCAGAAAAATATGATTCGATTTATGAGTACATCCTTTATTAGGGGTTTGACATTTGACAATGCTCTTATTATTGTTGATGAATGCCAAAATATGAGATGGGATGAACTTAGAACAATTATGACGAGAGTCGGAGAAAGTTCCAGAATTATTCTTTGCGGTGACACGAAACAGGATGATCTTGCAACATCAAAAAATAGACTAGATGTTTCAGGTCTAAGACACTTTAAAAAAGTTATTGACAAAATGAGCACAGATTGCTTCGAAACAATTGAATTTACTGTAGATGATATTGTTAGAAGTGGACTAGTAAAAGAATTTATTATTGCCGAAGAACAACTAGAAGCAGCGTAATTTAAAGAAGGAGTTGGAGAGGTGAAAGCCTCTCCAATTAACATATGGGAGAATCTTTCGCATTTGCTCTCGGTGAGAGTCAAATAGCTTGTACTGATGGGACTAAAGGTCCTCAGTGTGCTCCACCTCCATATTGGACGTGGAGTGTCTCAAGTACACAAGTAACAGCATCAACTAGCAATTCAAAAGTATTTGTACAGGGCAAATTAGTCGCGGTAGAAGGTGATGCTATGGCTTCACACCCTGATGGCTTACCCTGTGTACCTGCTCCAGTATTTCATGCACCCACTACTTCACTATGTGCTGGTAAAGTATCAATAGGTGGAAAGAAAGCAGTTCGTATAGGAAGTAAATTTAATACAGGAACATCTTTTGACCATACAATAAGTACTGGATCATCAAAGGTGTTTATTGGCGGACCAAGTGTGGCGGTATAAATGAAAACATTAAAAGAATTTATGGCAAAACGGAAATACGTTTCTGTTCAATATGATAAAGAGTCACAAGATAAATTAAGAGACTGGGCAACAAAGAATAGATTTGATCTATCTGCCAAATACAATGGTGATAAACAAGACCCGAAAGAGTTTGACTTTCACACGACAGTGTTTTATAGTACTAATGAGAGTAACATTCGTAATAAAGAACAGAATATTACTCCAACTGAAGTCATAATCACTGGGATCAAGTTTCTTGGTGATGATAAAGATATTCCAGTATTTTCAATAGAACTTTCAGGCGGTATCAAAGATCTAAGAGAACAGTATGAAAGTCTCGGTTTGGAAGATAAGTGGCCTTCATATCAGCCACATATTTCACTTTCATATGCAAAAGAACAAAGAGATGTAAGTGATATAGAACTACCCGACTTCAAACCAAAATATGATAAATTGATAATTGAAGACATAGAGGAATAACATGTTTGAACATATGTCTGGTATTGAATTACCAGAATTGAGTGCAGAAACAACTGAAAATGGCCGTTTCTACACAACACCTGAAGGAAATAAGTATCCATCCGTAACTACAATTTTAGGTGCTGGTTCTGATAAATCGTGGATGGAAGATTGGAAAGCCAGAGTTGGTGAAGAACAAGTAGCCAAAGTTTCAGGTCAAGCATCCCGCCGAGGGACTGCAGTCCATGAAATTGCGGAACATTACCTAAAGAATCGGCCTGACTACAAGAAAGGTCACATGCCTGCAAATATTGCAAGCTTTAATTACATCAAGCCATATCTAGATAAGCACATTACAATTGTCGGTGGATTAGAACTTCCACTGTATTCTGACAAATTAAGAGTTGCAGGACGGGTTGATTGTCTTGCAAAATGGGATGGTGAGTATGCAATTATCGACTTCAAAACATCCAAACGAGCAAAAGACCGAGACTCGATCCATGGATACTTTATGCAAGCGTCATGTTATTCTTATATGGTCTATGAGCGGCTTGGTATTCTGCCAAAGAACATTGTCATTGTTATGACAGTAGATGATGCACCTGCTCAGATCTTTGTGGAGAAAGCACGTGACTGGTTACCAAAATTTATCGAACTTCGTGAAAAAGTTTCACTCTGATTGTTGACATTTGCTTACAAATAGTTTATACTGATTCTATAAGGTAACACAGAGAGAATCAAAATGACCAAGTTCGCAAAATTCGACCGCAAAAACCTCAACAACCTTCGCGCTGAGATGTCCACACTCCTGAGCAAATATGGTATCGACTCAAATCTTGAAATTGCTGTCGGCAATATGAAGTTCACCGAAGCTGAAGTTGAGATTAAAGTGACCGCTAAAGTTCTCGGTGCTAAGACTCGAGCCGATTCGATGCTTGAAACCATGATTAAACTCAAAGGTTTGAAACTGAAAAATACCAAAGGTGATGAACTTGTTGGTTATAACACTCGTGCACACAAAATGCCTTTCATATATCTCAAAGCTGCTGACGGCAAGCGCTACAAGTGTGCCGAAGACATGGCAAAATTCATGTTTGCAGCTTAAATAATTTATACTGATTCTATAAGGTAACCAATAAAGGAGAAATCAAATGCCTTGCAGAGACGGCTGGGGTCCGACTGATACTCGTACTCGTAATCTTACCACTCCTCGTGAAAATCGTCATGGAATGGAACTTTCTGATTTTGAAGCAGTTCTGTGCGGTCTATTCACCGCACTTGAAGGTAAAGACCAAATCAGTGACATGTTGCCACTCTGGCTTTCTAATGTCGATTGGAAAGAAGCTGGAGTTACACGAAAAAAGGTCGAAACATGGTGGAAAAAGCATAAAGCTGCAGATGAAACTCGACTAAAGCTAGAAGCTGCACTACACCGCAAAGCAGAACTCAAAGCATCAGCTATTTCAAAACTAACAGTTGAAGAACGAGAAGTTCTTGGTATCTGATAGTTAACTGAGGTTTTACTATGGCATATAAAACTGGTCCGAAGTCTTGGCCGTCAACTGAAATTGCCACCAAATGTCACTTTGCTATCGGAATGTGCTGGAATATCCTTTCGTCAAAGGGTGACAAGACATACAAGGTAATCATGGGATCGCATGGTTTTACTTGTGATTGCGTGTCTTTCAAACGTTGTAAGCATATTAAAGAAGTTGAAGCTAAACTTTGTGGTTGACAAATGCTTTCAAATAGTTTATACTGATTCTATAAGGTAACTGAAAGAGAACACGATATGACGACTGTATATGCACTTATGCTCTCAACTGCCTACGAAGGCGAGATGATCCTCGGAGTCTATTCGTCCGCCGATGCTGCGACTGCCGCTTCAGAAGTGTTCGAGACCGCTCACTACCCCGAGTTGCGCGGTTCTGAGTCGTTTGAGATTCGTGAAATTCAACTCGGCGCTGCTGCTCAACATCACTGGTAATAGGAAAACACGATGACAACTTTTATATTCTACGCCGGCAACCAGAAATTCGTCACTGAAGCAGAAACTCATCTCAAAGCGATGGCCGAGGCCAATCGTAATTTGGAAGTGAACCATCCAGGTGCTTGGATGCACTGCACTCATAAAGAATTTAAGTGGATTGAAGGTAACTTCTTCGATTAATGGTTGACAACTGCTTTCAAATAGTTTATACTGATTCTATAAGGTAACTTGAAAGGAACTATACTATGGGTACTCCCTCGATGATCGGTATTGTGAATGAAGACGGCTCGGTGACCGCAACATATTGCCACTATGATGGCTATCTTGAAGGTAACGGGCGCACACTCGTTGACAATTATAACAGTCCCAATCGGGCTCGTGCAGTTGCCGAATCAGGTTACTTGTCCGCGCTGAATGAAAATCTCAATGCCTCGATTGAATCTTCCGTTCACAAAAATGAAAAACCTGTTGTTTATGCTTCGGTAAAGGTCTACATGAAGTGTGGTTATAATCACGCTGGAGCTGATTATCTCTATCTTTTTGATGGTGCAGTTTGGTTCTATGCTGCAGGTCGGCAATCTCGGCCTCGCTTTGAGGAAGTTGAAATGAACCTTGATAATATTATGGCATAAAGGATAAAATAATGGCAAAAGTAGTTGGATTTAATCCCAAGGTACTAAAACAAGCAACATGCCAGAAATGCAGTGCTATCAATGAATATACACCGAATGAAGTCCGAACACTTTGGTCTGGGACGGACTATGGTGGCGGGCCAGATGGTCCAGACGGTGCAGAGGGCTTTACTTGTGGAAATTGTGGTGACAATGTTATCACAAAGAGGTGGTAATGGTTGACATTATCCTTTGTATAGTTTATACTGATTCTATAAGGTAACTTCAACTGAAAGGCTAAATCATGAAACGTGGTGAAATGCTCTCCGCCGCCATCCACATTGCAACAAATGCCCATCACGGGCAATTCGACAAAGGTGGTAATCCTTACATTCTACACCCGTTCGCTGTAATGGGTCTCCTTGAAAGTGCTGAAGAAGAACTTCAGTGTGTTGCACTTCTTCACGACGTTGTGGAAGATACAAGGATCACATACATTGAATTGCGTGAAGCAGGTATGAATGATCGAATCATTGATGCGGTCCGACTGCTCACCAAACAACGTGGTCAATCCTACGAAGAATACAAAGAAGGTGTATTCTCGAGCAAAGATGCAATGATTGTCAAGATGGCAGACTTGACTCATAATACTGATATCCGCCGACTCAAGGGTGTGACACCTAAGGACATTGAACGAATGACAAAGTACCACACGTTCTTCCTTGAAATTAAAGCAAAACTTAACGGTTGACAAATGTTTTCAAATAGTTTATACTGATTCTATACGGTAACAAAGGAACCGATCATGACTGTATATACCTTCGACGAATCCATTGTCTCTGATCTCCACAAAGATGCTCGCGGTTATCGCCCTTATTCTGTGTGGTGGGAAATGTGGACTGCATCTTCCGATGCAGATAAGCAGTCTACATGGGATTCTCTGCTCGTTGAACTTGAGTGGGAAGCCGCACGTGAGCGGAGTGAACAGGCAGCCGCAGTCAAGCGGTTCGAAGGTCGGATCGAACTCCTTATGAATATGGGAGCTTCGAGTCGTGAGACTGCGATCCGTTGGCTTGTCGAATCCATGGACCTTTCTGAAAATGACAAGTGGTATGGTGGTTCATATATTTGCTTTGAACTGGGTCTACCTTACGACATGAAGGAAACCTTTGACGAACTTGTGTGTTGACAGTAACCTGTGAATAGTTTATACTGATTCTATAAGGTAACAAAGGAAATACAATGCTACTGAACCCCACTCCGATCTCGTCCTCGAAGTTTTCGTTCAAGAATAACGTGTTTGTTGCTGAACTTTCATGTCTTGGTGATCCCAAACTAGAGCGTGTTTATGACGATGCAGCCGATTACGGTTTTACTGTCATTTCTCAGAAAACCGGCAAACCTGCTGTTTTTGCTTTTGTTGGGTTTGACCGTTGTGCTGAAGAAGTCGCCGGTCTCCGCTTTGACTGTGTTACTCCTGGCCTGAAGCAACTGAAGGCCCTGCTGATCAATGACTAAAGCCCGATTCGATATTACTGCCATTATCTATGATAAACGTGGTAAAGTTCTTTCGATTGGAAAGAACAGTTATGTGAAAACTCACCCGCTCCAAAATCATCATGCATGCAAAGTCGGTCTTCCTGACAAGCAATTTCTACATGCCGAAATTCACGCAATTGCACTCTGCAGAAAGCTGGATAGTGCACATAAGATTGTCGTGATGCGGTTTGATAAAGAAGGCGAGGAGAAGAATGCAAAACCTTGCCCTGTTTGCCGAAGTGCAATCGAGGCTGCTGGAATTAAGTTTGTAGAACACACATAATTGTTGACATTTGCTTTCAAATGGTTTATACTGATTCTATAAGGTTAACCTGAAAGGACACCTGATGCGCATCAATGATATCCAAGCTCGTAAAATTCTCATTCCTCTTTATAATATTGCAGAGAAAGATGCAAATGACATAATTGCAAATGCAGCATCTGCGCTTGCAGTTCGGCTCGAAGTAGCGAAGAGAGAATATAAATTGAGTGATCTTGAAATTCGGATCATCCGTCATGCAATCCAAAATGCTCAAGCTAATGTAAGTTCTCCTAAACATCAACGGAAAACTTATAAGCGGCGCGTATCTCTTGGTTGACAAATGTTTTCAACTAGTTTATACTGATTCTATAAGGTAACAAAGGAACTATCATGCTTGACCTCGAAACTTTCGAACTGATCTGCAAAAAAGCAAATGCCGCAGGTATGGCGGCCGTTGAAAAACTCAATGTTGTCCCGATGATTGTCGGTCAAGAGACCTCTCTGTTCTCGAATGTGATTGACCGCACCAAACCGATGCATTATGTTGCTGACGGGGTTTGTGGATTTGCTTGGGTTGACGTGTATCCTGTCAATAAAGGTAACACTCGTGCCGGTAAAGAGGAGCGTAAGATCCTCGAACGCTTCGGTTTCCGTAAAAATGATTACGAGAAAAGTTATCAACTCTGGATCTCGGAGTTCAATCAGTCCATGCAGAAAAAAGAAACCTATGCTCGTGCATTTGCAGAGGTTCTCCGTGCAAACGGACTGAAATCTTACTCTGGCTCGCGGATGGACTGACCATGGATAAGTATACAATTTCAGAAGAATTAAAAAAAATCGTTCATAAAATTTTTCACGAGGAACTTTCAATTCACGAAGTCTCCGGAGAACTTCTTTTTCTTGCCAGTCAACTTGCCAAAGAATATGAATTGGAACTGCTGGGAAAACTGAAGAAATGAATATCTTTGTGTTGGATAAAGATCCTGTAAAAGCTGCTCAGCTGCTTTGTAACAAGCATGCTGGTGGCAAAATGGTAGTGGAAAGCGCACAAATGCTTTCCACCGCACATAGAATGCTGGATGGTACTGCAACTACTGGGCCTTCAAATTCTGGAAAACGTATTTCAAAGAAATGGATCCATCCTGATTCAGATATGGAACAAGTTCTTTACAAAGCTGTGCATATTTATCATCCCTGCACGGTGTGGACCATGAAGTCCAATAATAATTACACATGGCATTGGATTCATTTTACTGCTCTCTGTGATGAATATACTTATAGGTATGGTAAAATTCATTCCACCGATAAACTTCTCCGTGATAGATTGAAGCAACTTCCTCGGAATATTCCCGTTGGATATCTTACAAACAAACCGCTTGCAATGAAATCAAATCCAGAATGTATGAATCCAAATGATGTTGTTGGTTCTTATCGTGCATTCTATCAAACGAAACAAGAACGGTTCCGAATGGCTTGGACCAAGCGGCCAATTCCCGATTGGTTCAAAGTAAAGGAAGCTGTATAATGACAGTAAAATATGCAAATAAAACTTGTCATAAGTGTGGCGCTAAGAGAGCACAACCACTAATGAATAAAGAAGAAATCTACGAAGAAACAGGTAAAAGCCAGGCAACAGTATCTGGCTGGACATATTTAGGTTCTGGACTTGGTGATAAAGCATCGCAACGAGCAATAAATAGAGCAGGTTTTAATAGCGGACAAAGAACATATAGCAGAAAAAAGACAGTTTGGTCATGTAAAAACTGTTATAGTATACAAAGTACAGTGAATCCAAATTTAACTGTAGTTACAAAAGTGACAAATACTGTAATTCCAAATGTCCATGGAAAAACTCCAATGTGGGTGTGGTTTTTTTGGATATTTGTAATTCTTGGTGTACTTTCACTTTTTTCTAGTTGACACGACAATAGAATCAGTTTATACTCAAAATATAAGGTATGAAAGGAACTGACATGTCTAACGTTGATAAGATTCGCGCCAAAATCTCTGCTCTCATGAAAAAGACCGAGGCAAACGGTGCATCTGAAGCAGAAGCTGCTTCGGCAATGACGATTGCATCCAAACTTATGGCTGAACACGGTGTCACACTTGCAGACATCAAAGAGAATAATGCAGCGGCTCGTGATTTTTCCAAACGACATGTCAATGAAGGTTCAAAGAACCTTTCGGTGGTTGACAAATTTGTTGCTTCTGCTATTGCAGCCTACACCGATACCAAAGTCTGGAACTCGAAGGGGTTCGACGGTTTCAAGATGGGCAAGAAAAATACCAAACCTAAGTATACATCAAACATCATGTTCTACGGTTACTCAGTCGATGTTGAACTTGCGGAATATATCTACAAGATCTGTGATGCTGCAGTTGAATTGGAATGGAAAAAGTTTTCTAGGACTGTGCCGGCAGGTGCTCGGGCAAAAGCTCGGACGACATTTCAGCTCGGCATGTCAATTCGTCTCCGTGATCGACTGATTGATATGAAAAAGGTAAACATTGACGAGTCAAACGGGAAATCGCTTGTTGTTTTGAAAAAGCAACTTGTTGAAACTTCCTTCAAGAATGATGTGACTGCTAATCTTGGAAAAGGTGGTGGCGGAGGTGTGACCTTCCGTAGAGGTTCTGCCTTTGAAGCTGGTAAAAAGGCTGCAGAATCTGTTCGGTTTAACCGCGAAGTTCACGATGGGCCTCAGGGAGGTGTAAAACTTCTCGCATGAGATATCTTGTAGTAGAAAAAGAACTCGGTCTATTTCTTGGTGTTTACCAGGGTATTTTTATCTTTGCTAAACATAATGTTTTTCCGATCATCAAAGCACCTGGTTTTGATTCTGAAGAAGATGCAGAATACTATATCGAAAAATATTTTCCAAAAAAAGATAAAACATATGGTGTGATTTGCATCGAAACAAACACCAAATATGTAAATATCGTGGATGTAATTAAATCTGGTTATAAAGAATATATTCATGAACTAATTGACCTTATACCAATGATCTCGGAGGCCATTCACTGATGTATATTACATTTCTTTTTATCATCCCTTTAATTGCTTGGATTATTATTGGAAAGATTATTTTCCGACATGAATTTTCATGGTCTGAAATGGGTATTCAAGCTGCTATTACTGCAGGGGTATTGAGTATTCTTGTCATGGCATCAAGTCACTATCAGACAGTCGACGAAAAATTGGTTAATGGTGTTGTGACAAAATTGAATGCAAGAAAAGAATCTTGTAATCAGAATTGGAGCGACTATTCCGATAGTTTCTGCACAAATGAAACCACTAGATCAGTTCGAAATGGACAAACGTGTACTACTGTGAATAAAATCCGGACCTGTGCACCAAAGTACAAGACACAATATCGTTCAATTTATCCGTGGGAAATTAAATATTTTGTAAAAACTGAAATTTCCGAACACGAAATTAGTAGAGTTGATCGACAGGGCGCTACAGCACCGCCCCGATTTTCTTCAATTAAAGTAGGTGATCCAGTAACACAATCCGTATCATATACCAATTACATTAAAGGTGCGTCGAGTACTCTCTTTAACCAGAAGTATGAAGATGTGCCACCAATTGCATATCCTGATATCTATGATTACTATAACGCTCGGAGAGTAATCTATTTCGGTATTCCCGCAAGCGCAGATTTTGTAAACAAATGGAATGAAGAACTTGCAAAGGTGAACTCTGACATTCGGAAAACTGGAGCAAACGCAATTATTGCTGTTACTAATCAAAATCCAGATTGGGCGGAAAGACTAGCACAAGCATGGGATGCACATAATATTAATGACTTGATTGTTGTAATTGGTGCTGATGGTGAAAACATTAAATGGGTTGATGTTCGTAGCTGGAGCAAAAATGATCTGGTGAATATTACAATCCGTGATGAAGTTATGAACTTAAAAACTATTGACAAAACTCGAATCAATGATATTATCAAATTCTCAGTAATGGAATACTATGATGAAGAATCAATGGACAACTTCGAGTATCTAGCAGAAGATATCCCACCTCCAACATGGCTGTATATCATTGCTGCAATTATCCTCTTGGTAATCAGTCCATTGGTTACATATTACTTCTCACGTCCAACTAACAGGTTTTAAGGAGAAAACTGAAAATGAATACTGGAACTATTATCGCTGTTGTGCTTGCCGTCACCGTCGGCGGTGCAGTTACACTTGGTGTCGGAAGTTACATTAGTGCATATAACACTGGTAACCGTCTTGAACAAAGTATCAAAGCAACGTATGAGAATAACAGAAATATTCTTGCGCAATACGGCAACAAGATCGCTGAAGCTGCTCAAGTTCCTGCAATGCAGCGAGATGATCTATCTGCTGTGGTTACCGCTGCTCTTGAGGGCCGATATGGTGAAAATGGTTCACAGGCTGTATTCCAGTGGATTCAAGAACAAAATCCAACCATTGACTCGACTGTATATGTTCAACTACAGCGAATGATTGAAGCTGGACGCAACGAGTTCACGACAGCACAGACCAAACTCACAGACCAGAAAAGGGTATATGAGACATCCCTAGGTAGTTTCTGGCAAGGGACTTGGTTAGGGGTGGCTGGTTATCCTCGTATTGATCTTGCAGAATATAAAATTGTTTCAACTGCGCGGGCAGACGGCGCATTCGAGACTGGACTTGAAGAACCTATGAAACTAGGTAATTAATCTTTTCAAAATAATGGTTGACATATCAGGAGAATCGGTTTATATTCAAACTATAAACCGATACAGACACACACCGAAAGGAACTATACCATGGCACACGAACTCGAAATGATCAACGGTCAAGCTCAAATGGCATACCGCAAGTCCGCAGGTCTCCCCTGGCACGGACTGGGTGTCGCCGTCGGCGATGACATGACCCCCGACGAAATGATGAAAGCTGCTGGTCTGGACTGGACCGTCAGCAAGGTCGACACTTTCTTCGAGTTTAATGACAAGAAAGTCAAAACCGGTATGCAGGCACTTATTCGTGACTCTGACGGAAAGATCCTGACACAAGTCGGCAAGGGTTGGAACCCCGTCCAAAACAAAGATGCTTTTGACTTCTTTACTGATTTTGTTCATAAAGGTGACATGGCAATGGATACTGCCGGTTCACTGAAAGGCGGAAAAATTGTCTGGGCTCTTGCTGATGTCCGTGATGGTTTCACTCTCTTTGGTGGTGATGAAGTCAAAGGTTACCTGTTGTTCTCCAACCCACACCTCTACGGCAACTCGATTGACGTGAAGTTTGTTTTGACTCGGGTGGTCTGCAATAACACCATTGCTGTTGCATTGAATGAAAAAGGCCAACCATCGGTTCGTGTCAACCACCGGTCGCAGTTTGATGCCGAACGTGTCAAAGAAATTCTCGGTTTGTCTCACCGCAAGGTTGAAAAGTTCAAGGATGCTGCAGAGTTCCTTGGTTCCAAGACCTACATGAAGTCCGATCTGGAAACTTACTTCGGTGAGGTGTTCGGTCGGTCGACTAAGGACGACAAGGAACTTTCTCGGACCGCAGAGGAAGCTCTGGCACTTGTTGAAAACCAGCCCGGCGCAGAGTTTCGTCCCGGCACCTTCTGGAATATGTTCAATGCCGTAACTTATATGACGGACCACGAACTTGGTCGGTCCGCAGATACTCGTCTGACTTCCGCTTGGTTCGGTGGTAACGCAAAGCGTAAGGTCAATGCCCTGAAACTTGCAGTTGATATGGCAGAAGCGGCTTGATGCCGCTTCTCTACCAGAAAGAAAATAAATGGAAGAACAAAAACAAAACTCACAGGTATTCTTTTATCTGAATGCTACTATTCAATTATGTGCAGTGTTTGCATTTCAACAACTTGCAGTTATTTGGCCTTTCTATATTGTAATGGCAATGATCTGTATAGTAATTGCAATTCAAACACTAGGAGCTAGTGTTGCATTTTCTGGTTTTGGATTAACACCGCCAGCGTCAAAAGTAATCGTTGCAAATACAGCCGGAATTAATGTTTTAATTTCACTCCTTTACATGGTATCATCTTACCATATCTATCTTATCGGTTTTGTGGGGTTTGCGTGGGTTGCAGCAACACATTCGGTAATTCACCTTCTTACTAATTTAATGGGAGCAAGTAAAAATGACAGCAGTTCTGTACATCATGATGAGAAATGACTTGAACTCTCTTAATTCAGGCAAAGCAATTGCACAAGGTTCACATGCTGCAAATGCATTTGTTTATCATTTCAATGGTTATGCACAAGAATACAATTCCAAATCAGTTCATGAAAGTATTCAAACGGCTACCATGAACGGGTTCAACGAGTGGGAACAGTCAACCACTCAGGGGTTCGGAACCGTCCTGGCCCTCGAAGCCAGAATGGCTGATATTATCCCTGTAGTCTCCATTTTTAATGCTATGGGCTATGTGGCTGGTGTCGTGCACGATCCTACATATCCAATTGTTGATGGTGAAGTAGTCCATCACATTCCGCTGGATACCTGTGCATATATCTTTGTTCCAAATAAGGAAAAGGACGAGATTGCAACTGTTCTGCTGAAAAGGTTTCCGCTACACAGATGAAAGATTATAGATTATATCTATCTTACACTAAAAGTACACTTAGAGTGATTGCATTTGGTGGTCTTGCATTTGGTTTTATTGCAGCACATATAACTGCAGGATTGCTATTACTCGCCGAATTGATCCGAATTGCAGAGGAACGAAAGTGAAGATTACTGATTATAATTATATTGGTAGTGCAATCGGAAATGCATACTTCAGCGGTGTTTCATTTAATGAACTCTGGGATTGTGTCTTTATGTCAGAGACACCAGGTGAATTAGACGCTGCAATATCTGCCACAATTAGATTAAAGGAGCTCTCGAACAATAATGAGAATTGATAATGAAATTAAATTGGATTATAATTCAGTACTTATTCGGCCAAAGCGAAGTACTCTTGGTAGTCGAGCAGAAGTAGATTTAGAACGCAAATTTACATTCCGTAATTATAAACCCAATTTTTCTGATAGTTTTGAAGATTGGCATTACCGTGGTGTTCCTATTATGGCTGCCAATATGGATGGTGTTGGAACTTTTGAGATGGCTGATACGCTGGCACGTCAGGGGCTATTCACCTGTTTGGTCAAGACATATCCCGTAGAGGAGCTGATTACCTACTTTAACTATGACACAGGTGATCGCTACCGTACTGATCATGTTGCAATGAGTATCGGTATCAGTAATTCAGATTATGATAAATTTTGCAAAGTATATCTTTCACTAAGTGAAAGACTGAAGTATCTATGTATTGATGTTGCAAATGGTTATACAGAAACATTTGTAACACATGTTCGTAACATTCGTGAAAGATATCCCGAACTTGTAATCATCGCTGGTAATGTTGTTACTGGAGAAATGACGGAGGAACTTATTCTTGCTGGAGCAGACATCATTAAAGTTGGGATTGGCCCTGGGTCGGTTTGTACGACTCGTATCCAGACCGGCGTGGGTTTTCCGCAACTATCCGCAGTCATCGAGTGTGCTGATGCTGCTCATGGTCTCGGCGGTCACATTATCGCTGATGGTGGGTGTTCTACACCTGGGGATGTAGCCAAAGCATTTGCTGCTGGTGCAGATTTTGTAATGCTCGGTGGGATGCTTGCAGGTCATGATCAGGGCGGCGGAGAAGTAATTACCAAATACTATAAAACAAATGAGATAAACTCATATGCAAAAGATGATGCAGGGTTTTTGATACAAGATTATAAAATTGAAGAAAAACAGTTTGTTAAGTTTTACGGGATGAGTTCAAAATCCGCCAATGATAAACACTTTGGCGGACTGAAAGATTATCGTTCATCTGAAGGTAGGACTGTATTGACAAAATACAAAGGTGATGTTAATATAACCATACAGGATATTCTTGGTGGAGTCCGGTCAACATGCACATATGCAGGAGCATCAAAACTGAAATATCTTTCAAAATGTGCAACATTTATCCGTTGCACTGAAACTCATAATCGAATTTATGAATCATCTACAATTGGAAATTAAGGAGACTAACATGAACGACACTAACAGTGCATATAATGTAACAGCAGATGAACTTCGCCAGTTTATTGAGCGCCACGAGCAATTTGACTCAGAAGAAAAAGAAATTAAAAATCAAAAGAAAGAACTAATGCAGGAGGCCAAAGGTCGGGGCTATGATACGAAAGTAATGAAAAAGCTGATTGCTCTTCGAAAGCGTGATGCAGATTCTATCGCCGAAGAAGAAGCCGTTCTAGAAATGTACAAGTCTGCGCTAGGGATGCAATGAAATACTATGCAGGGATAGGTTCTAGGGAAACACCCAAAGATATATGCCTGTATATGACTGCAATAGCCAAGAGATTAGCGTCTCTTGGCTATACCTGTAACTCTGGTGGTGCTGATGGCGCTGATACTGCATTCGAAAGAGGCGCAGTTATTAACAGACAAATCTTTCTTCCTTGGGATGGATTTAACAAAAGATATATTGACACACTGACTAAACTACATGGTGAAGGTAGTTATATAGTACCATCATTTAATGCCGATCTTGTTGAAAAATACCATCCAAAACCAAGCGCTTTGTCAGATGAGGGGTGGAAATTTATGTCTAGAAACTCATATCAGGTACTTGGAAAAGATTTGAAAACACCCGTGGAATTCGTTCTATGCTGGACACGTGATGGTAAAGCTAGGGGTGGAACTGGACAAGCTCTTCGGATTGCCAAAGATCGTAACATACCCATCTTTAATTTCTATCATGGTTATGAAGAGTTTTCAAGATACATGACCATGACATTACTTTCAACTTGACAAATCTTTTGTTTACAAATGAATACAGTTGGTTTATATTGATTCTATAGAGGAGAATTACCATGACCAAATCAAACGACAAAAAAGATCAAGAGTTCCATTCTGTTGTGAAACTTGCAAAACTTCTTGCAAAGAAAACAAAAAATAAAACCGATGAAAAATACATGATCATAATGATCCGCAATGCTATTTTTTCTCTGCCTTCAGTATATACTGGTTTAATTTCAGAAGAAGCACTTGAACTACCATATGATAAAAGAACAAAAGAACACTTCTATGGAAGAACTGAAAGTGCAAAAAGGTTGGTCCATGAAATTAAAACCAACCCCAAAAGGAGTGAAAAAGCTCTTATCTTATTCCTGAAAAGTCGTTCAAGAGTTCATAAAGTCACGGCAAAACAAAATAATCTTCTCAAACAATATAACAAAAAGAATCCTGGTATTCACTGGCGCAAGGCATATAAAGACTGTGGAATTGATCTGTTGAAACAAGATATCAATACTAAAAATGGCAAGCGATATGCATATTTTATCGGATCTACCGAATATAAGTCTATTGCAGATGTAGCAGAAGATTATGGGATTTCAATTTCCGGTGCTTCATACAGATTTTTTAAGTCCGTTAGTCATAATCATTCACACTGGAACGCAGAATTGATTTCATAATAAAAAAGGCGGATCCGAAGATCCGCCAAGTTATTGGATGGTCCCGGTTGTTTCCGGGACCTTTTATTTTTATTAGAGAAGGTTGCGAACAAGAACTCTTCTGTAGTACTTGTTGGTATTTGCGGTAAGAGCGCCAAGACCCTGGCTAGAACCTTGAGCGAATGGGTTAGCAACCATACCGTAACGGGTTTTGAAGCCGATTTTTGGCTGGAAGCTGTCCTCACCGATAGCGCGAACCATCTGTAGTGGAACGTATGGGCAATAGAAGATACCTGCGTCGAAGGATGAGGAACCTTTATAACCAACAACTAGGTAGTTATTAGCAGCATATGGGTCAATGTAAACGCGGAAGCGACCATTTAGAACACCTGCGAAGGTGTTGCCGGTGTCGTCAACATTGAGTGCATTTGAGTTAAGTGCTGGTGTATAATCAAGAACACCTGCCATCTGAAGAGCAGAAGCAACGTCTGAGGAACAGATAACAATGTTACCCTTACCACGTCTGGTGTCTTTTGCGATCTGGTTAGCTTCACGTTCGATCTGGAACATAAGTCCCTTGAACTTTTCAACTGACCAACGGCCGTTAGCATCTACGTCAAGGTCGAATACACCGACAGCTGAAGTGTTTGCAGCACCTGAAACTGCTGAGTTATAGATTGTGCGAACAACTTCTCTGTTGATTTCAACAAGGATTTCAGAAGAAAGGATGTTTGCAAGTTCTGTTTCAGCGTCTAGACCATGAACTGCTTTCAAGTCTTGTGCAAGTTCAGTGGTGTATTCTGCTTTAAGCGCACGGCTCTTAGCTTCTACAGCAACTTTTTCAATTGAGAAAGCCATTTCAGCAAACTGACCACCGGTTGTACCAAGTGCTTCAGCGGTTGTGGTTGACATTGCAGTACCAGTATTTGCACTTGCAGGTGAACCAACGGTATTTGTTGAACCTGAACCAGTGCCGTCTGTAGTATGTGTACCAGCACCTGAATAATCGGTATCAGCTTCATTATAGAAAGCTTCGTTGTTGCTGTTTGCAGTGCCATACTTAGAGCGCATAGCGAAGATAAGTCCGGTTGGACCAGTCATTGGCTGAACACCAGCAATATCGTATGCGATAAGGTTTGGCATGGAACGGCGAACAAGGCTGATAAGAACTGGGTCATAACCAGCTACAGGACCACCGGCATCAGCGCCTGAGCTGAAACCTGTTGAACCGTAACCACCAGCATTCATTGTTGGTGTTTCCATTAGAAGTGAAGACATAGAAACAGATGTTCTATCTTCACGCATAGAGCGTTCGGTATTCTCGAGGATAGTTGCAGTAGTTGATCTTCTTTGGGCATCTTGGATAGGTGCGAAGTTTGCGTGCTCAAGAATTGGGCCCCACTTTGCAACTAAATCGCGATTTGATAGACTCATTTTTGTCTCTCCTTATTGTTGTTATCTTATAGATTTATTTATAATTTTATTATTTTCACTTAAACTGTTTTGAATTTAGAGCATTAACAATTGCATTTACAGAGTCATATGCAGAAACTTTCTTTGGGGCGGTTTCTTCAAGCATAATTTCATTTTCTTCATCATCAACAGCAGACTCAGTGATTACTGGTGACTTTGATTTAAAGAATGACTCTTTAAGAGTAGAAAGATCTGATGAATAAGAATCAAGATTATCTACATCTAACTTTTCAGAAAGAATACGGAAGCGTTCTTTTTGTGAAGTTGTTAGACCTTCAGAAAGTTCTTCGAAGATTTTTTCTGCCTGTAGCATTTCAACTGCTTCAGAAAGTTCGATGTTTGCATTGATTGTTTTATTAACTTCTTCTTTAAGTGAAGCAATTTCTTCTTCTAAATCAGCAACAATATCAATTGTTGATTCATCAATTTCTACATTGTGCTCGTAAAATAGTTCTTTAAGGCCATCCATGAATGATTCTGCCATTTGGACCTTAATACCAGATTCGATTGCAACGGTATTTTCTTCCATCCATTCAGAAACAATATAGTCAAGATAATTGTCAAGATTTTCAACAATCTCTTCCATTGCTTCGTTAACAGATTCTTCTAACTGTACAGCAAATTCTTCTTCTAGTGAAGCAGCAATTTCATTGGCTTTTGCAGTGGAAGCTTCATTGACAGCAGCTTCAAATACTAGTGAAAGTTTACCTTTAAAGTCTTCAGAAAGATCAAGACCTTCAAATAATGAATCAAATGATTCTGAAGCATCTACGTCTTCTTTCACTTCAGGTGTAACGCCTGAAGCAGCACCAAGTTTATCAGCAGTTGGATCAACTTTCTTTTTAACATCTGCCAACTTAGGTTTGATAGCACCACCCGCTGGTGTTACTGGATCAGGAACTTCTGCACCTTTGACAACATCACCACCGCTGTGATCCGCCTTAAACTCTTGTAAATTGTGTTCTGACATTTTGTTCTCCTTCTTATGGATTTAATTTAATCTCATAGTTTATTTATAAAAAAGTAAATTTATTTATCCTTTTAAAGAACCTATAAAGTTTTCAAATATTCTAAGAGCTTTTGATTCACTAATGGGATTACGAGTGGCAACTTCTTTCTTAAGTTCCTTAACTGTTTCTTCTAATTGTTCCATTACTCTCCAATTACCTGATGCTATATCATAGTAATATTCAGTATTTTCCATGATACCTTTTACAAAGCAATTAGGACCTGAAGGGTCTGTAACAATATCAACAGTTGCAAGGTGAAAATCATCTTGTACTTCCATTATGCCTTGCTTTGTTGCCTTTACAGAACCAAGACCTCTAGTAGATACTCCAACTTTAACACCCTCATCAATGAAAGTCTTTACAATTTGACCCATTGGTGTTGAAAGGATCTTTGCCTTACCAATGAAATTTGACCCATCTCTTTTCATTTCAGTGATTAGGTGAGAAACTCTATCACCATTAATTTGTGGACCATTTGGATGACCAAGTTCACCTAATGCTCTCTTTGTTTTGATATATTGATCATTATAGCGATTCATTTCATTTTCAAGTATTGTAGAAGGATAAATTCTACCATTACGATTTTGAATATCTCCCTGCATGAAGATACCTTCTATAAAATAGCCTTTTTTGCCATCTTCTGAAGCTTCAGTAATCACCATGCAATCGTCATCATATACTTCTGTTATTAGTTTCATAACTTGTTTCCTTTTTTATTTTTATTTATAAGATTATGAACCTGAATCATTTGTAAGCAACCGGGGTACATTTAATAGCAGTATTTGCTTCAACTGTATCGGTCGCTCGCTTTTCCATTATTTCTACAAAACCGGCAGGTTGAGACATTGACCCTATTACATTATTAGCAGAGTCTCTTACTATTACAAATGAATCTCCACCAGTTGGAGTATATACTCTGAAAAGAACTGCATCGTTAACTGTATCTGGTGTCGATGAAACTGAAACTTCTTCTCCCGTTAGTTTAAGAACTATATCTACCATATTAGAGTGCCTCTCTTGCAAAACCTAAAATTTCTTTAAAGCCGTCTTTATCAGTCATTGCAACTTTCATCATTTTCTTTGCATTTTCTTGGCGGAGACCATTGATGAGTTGATTAAGAAGTTTTGCATCCTGCGAATTTACTGAAATAGATGAACCATCATTCAGTTTGAGCAAACCTGCGTTGAATGCTTCATCAAGCTCAACTTCTTCTTTAGTAAGTCTGTCGACTGCTTTATCAATACGCTTTTCTCTGCCCAAAGTCTTTGACCAGCTTGCTTGTGGCTTAAGTGGATCTTTAGCGCCTAGTTGATATGCCTTACCAGCAACATCAGTTTTTGCTTTTTTGATGTATCTTCCAAGCAAAGCCTTTGAAACTTCATCTAGCTCAACTTCTTCCTTAGCGAGTTTATCACTTGCTTTTTTAATGCCAGAAAGTCTTTGATGCGCTTTTACAAACGAAGAGCCACCTTTTTTAGTTTTTTGGTCTGCACCAAATCTAGCAGCATGTGCGGCTGTATCATATGCTGCCTTAGTCACATAAGAAGCAAGAGTTGATTTCTTGAGTTCATCAAGTTCTACTTCTTCTTTTGTAAGTTTATCAGCTGCCATAGCAATACCTTGACGGCGCTTCCATGATTTGTTAAAAGCTTTATCAGCAACTGCAGTATCTTTTCTTCTTTGTCCATCACCAGAATAATCACCTGTTTTCATTTTATCAAGCGCCTTATTAGCTCTTTCAGAATAACGGGCGGTTGCTGCAGAGTTAGTAGCAACATCGTGAGATGCTTTCTTAATATATGAACCAAGAGTCTTCTTTGATACTTCATCAAGTTCAACTTCTTCATTGATTTTTGAAACTGCATGATCGGTACCATGGAAACCTTTACCATTTGGAGTGCGGTCAATACGGAACTTCTCACCAGTTGTATTGTGTTGATAAATGTCATGTCCTGAACCACCGAAACCTGATTTTCCACCTACACGCTTATATGTTGTATGGAACTTTTCTGAATCTTTTTCATGCTTTTCAGTAGGACCACCAGAAATGTAATCACCTTTGTTACCTTTGACATAGTCTTTAGCAAAACCTTCGGCACCGCTTTCAGCATGAACCTTATTGACTTTATCTAAAGACATCGCTTCTTCAAGTTCCTCATTCCAAGGAGTTTTTGGGAGACTTACTTTTTTCTTTGGTTCTTTATCCAAAGCATAGGCCAATCTATTAACTTTCATGTTTGCAGAAGAATTTGATGAACCATCTGCATAAGCAATTTCACGTTCGGATTTGGTTGGTTTTTTGATTTGTACTTCATCAATCTGTGACTCTCTGGTTTTACCAGCATAGATCTTAGAACCTTTGCCGCCGCCAAGCGCCGCATCTTCTTTCTTTGTGGAATTTGACTTCTTGTAGCGTTGGTGTGATGGTTCTTCATCATAGTCACCGCCAGCAGCAGCTACAGCACCAAAACCTTCTTTGATTTTGGTACGAATAGATGCGGAAATTGCTTTGCGGCGAGCATGAAGATACTTGTCACTCTTATTTACTTTATCATCATTATTGATGTCATCATCTTCTTTGCCAACTGGATCCATTGCTTCGGACATATCACCCTTGCCAGCAAATGTCTTAGCAGCATCTTTTGACATTGTGACTGGGTATTTCTTTCCGGCAAATGCAAAGTGTTTTTTACCTGTAGCATGAGCATTAGCGGCCGCGGTATGGAAAGCATTCTTTTCAGTTGCAAGAATTTCTTCTGGAATGACATATACAGTTTCATCAATTTTGTGCATTTTAATTTGCGCGTGTTTACGATATTTGTATTGAGCATCTGTCATATCACTATCATCATCATTATCTACATCAGAATCTTCTTGACCTGAAAGATCTCTTTTGAGAGTAACAGCTTCATAAACATCTTCATCATCTGGTCTTTGATAATCAGCAAGGCGCTTATTCTTGCGGTATCTTTTCATACCATCAATATCATCTTTATCTACTGCACCAGAAAATGTGCTCTCTGGTGCAACAGTGTGGTCAATAGGATCTATTATGTGTTTTTGTTTAAAGTTTAGTTCATCTTCTGAGTTTGGTTGAGCAACCTCTGATAAGATTCTACTGAAAGTTTTCATTTTTGAGCCCTTTTTGAAAAATTAGTAAGATTTTTTCTATTTATAACGGTCAAACCTTCTTCTGTAGGTTGATCATCTTGTGGCGGCTGTGGTGGAGCTGCACCTTGACTATCTTGAGGCATATCGTCAATAGGAGGCTCTTCTTTTGCTTCTTTATCAATTTGCTTCTTCATGTCTTTCCATTCATCTTCTGGCATGTAAAGAACATTCTTGACAACCCATTCACGAGAGAAGTATTTACCAATTTGTTCCTCAATCTGGCGAAGTGTTTCAAGCTTTTCGCGAAGTATTTCAGCTTCTTTCAACTCTTCAAAATAGTTATCCTTCATGAAGTCATAACGGATTTTATTTTGAATTTCTTTCCATTCGTCAGGTGAAATAACACCCTTTAAAACCAATTGTCGTTCAAGGCATCTATCAAATAGAATTGAAAATCTTGTGCGAAGTCTTTTAATAAATTTAGCAAATTTTAATTCTTCGCGAGTCACTTCTGACATTCGACCGAATGAATACATAGTTTCCGGTTGAAGCCTTGCAACTGGGACATTTAGCGATTTATATAGTTTAGATTGAAAATACGGAAGGTTTTTATCTTCACCTAAACCAGATCCACCATTTAGTGTAGTCACTTCGGTCGCATTATTGCCTTCTCTTCTTGGAAACCAATAATCCTCGGTCATAGTCATCATTTTTCTATCATCTTTAATTTCACCAGATGATGGATCATACGTCACTCTATTCTTGTGACGAGCCATCATATCATGTAGATACTGTTCAGCTTTTGCTTTTGGCAAGTTACCAACGTCAACATAAAAAATTCTGCGTTCTGGTGCTCTTGTCATTGTATAGATAATAGTAGCATCTTCCAATATTCTCAATTGGTTGAGAGACTTGATAGACTTATGCAAGTGTGAAAGAACTACTGAATTATTCTCGTTTAGCAGACCGGATGTAACTCTAACAATTGCGTCTTTAGCAATCTTTAGCCCTTGTATTGATGAAGAATAATTTGATACTTTACTAGCACCAAATCCACTTTCAGAATACATATAGTACTCCTTTTTGATCTTCTTTACCAATGCATTGCTAGCTTGATCTTTTATTTGTTCATTTTGCATTTCACGAATGAGTCTAATTTTTCTTGGATCAAGATATCTAAGTTCTTTGATACCTTCTTTTAAATTTTTCTCATCTATAATAACGTGATAATTTAATCTGCCATCTACATAGAATTTAGTGAATATCTCATATGCACTATTAGAAAAATCTAGAAGTTGTAAAATATTCTGAAATTCTTCACTTATTTTTTCTTTGACTTTATCCGGAAGATTTGTTTCATCAAGAATTATGTTGACAACCTTATCATGAGAATCAACACTGATAGATTCATTTACAATTTCATCAATAGCTTGCTGTATTTCTGGATTTATAGTCAAAGCTCTATAGCGAGTCACAAGTTCAGCTTCAGATTTTGCAGTTCCTTCCAAATCCAAAAGCATACCGTAGGAGCCACCAACGGCACCTCCTACGGTTAAAGCTCCATCATCATTTAAAGGCTCAGCAAAAGATACTGGCTGATTTTTTACATCATCATCTGGTCGCTTGATCTCGAATCCAAATAATCTCATATTATATTCCTTCTAATAAATTACGTGGTAGAATTACCAGTAACTCCGCCGGATACTCTCCAAAGATCATATTCAAATGTTACACTAAATTCTTCAATTTGGTCTTGTGCTTGCCATGAAAGATCAATAGTTGAAATTGAAGTTGGGAACAAACCTTCAAATGTATATTCTCTTAATACACTCCCATCTTTACCATACTGAGTGACTTGAGCTTGTGCCTTATAGTCAAATGGTGCTGCTCTGAAGTTAGTAATATGCGAGTTGATAGCATTTGACCAAGCTTCCATTGCATTGCGAACAGCAAAGTCTTCATCATTGATAATAGTAACAGGCCATGGTCCGAATGTTCTATCACCGCCATATTTAATTATTCTTCCAAAATATGGAACTGGTATAATACCAGTTGAAGATTCTGGAATAGCTGCTGTTTTTACCATGAAAGGTATTTTAAAGTCTGCAATACCAAGAATTGGATTTGTTATTTGTACTTGGAAGAGGGTGCTGCGAGCACCCCCTCCTACTAATTGTGATTTGAATTCATTTATTGAAAATGCCATTTTTGAAACTCCTTGTTATGTCTTTATTTATTAAAGAGCCTGGCCGATAATTTCATCAAATTCAACACCTGTTCTAGTAGCGACAAATGTAAGTTCGATAAAGTTAATGGTTCTACTAGGTTTGATGAAAATATTTCCTCTAAATGTATTTCTATCAATAACATCAGGAGTATTTACAGTAGAATCGGAAATTACTCTAAAGTCTATGATACCTCTTCTTCCCTGGATATCTCTTAGGAATGGTTCTACTGAGTTTCTAAACTGTGTCTGAGTGAACTCATCATTGAAGTCGAATAGGAATGAAGCAGCAGTTGTTGCAATTGCCTTTTCGACTGTAATGAATAGACGGCGCACGTTAATACGAGTGAATGCACTACCTGTAGCAGTTCCAAGACCAGTCTTATCACCGAATAGAAGGATACCTTGACCTACTTGAGAAACAACTGGATTGATATCATTTCCGTATAGTTGATCACGTTGTTCTTTATTTGGATTAAAAGCAAGTTTTACAACATTCTTGATGATACCACGCTTATAACCAGCTGGTGATTCCCATGGAGTGATACGAGAGCAAAGACCTGCCATATCTCCATTTAATGGTACCCAACGATATACGTCATTATACTTATCATAACGGTATTTATAGCCGGAGTCCATGAAGAAGTAAGATGAATTTTGAACAAGTGATCTGAATGCAATAACTGCATTCATCTTATCTATCGGATTAGATGGTGCTACGGCAGCTGCAGCAGTAGGTGAAATGAATGCAACACAATCTTTTCTTCTTTCGGCAATATTTTGAACAATATAGTTTGAAATATTTGCATTTACTGCTTTACCTTGAAGAACAAAAGCAATATCAACATCTGCAGAGTCTTTATAAAGATCATAACCAAGTGCAACTTTACCAAACGGTATTGATGCCTCATTAGATCCATTGAGACCTCCAGCCAGATTTTCATATCCAGAAAGATTTCCAGATCCATCTAATTTATCGGTACTATCAGCAATAATCCAAGCAGATTTGTTTTCAATTACTGTTGCATAATAATTTGTTGTCCCATCCTGAAGTTTTGCAGATGGTGTCTTTGACATGTTTTCATATACTTCAAGAATAGTATCTGCCACACCAGTAATATCACCATCTCTATCTGTAACCACAATGTGCATATTACCTGATGTTGGTGCATTACTAAATAAATATGAAAGACCCCAATATCTCTTATATGTTAGATCAAGATAAGATGTTACTGGTAGTGAATATCTATTTTTTAGATTTATAGTATAAGTATATGTTGTAATATCGTCTGCTGTGTTTGCTGTGTTTGCTGTATCTACTACTGATGCAACAGTATACGTATTAACTATTAGGTTTTGATAACCAACATCATTATTACCTACTACAATAATATCACCATTAGAAAGAATACCAGAAACATTTTCTGTTGTGATAATTTGTAATGTATTTGTGCCAATAGCAATAATATCAGAATTATCTACATTTTCAATTAGGTCTGTATCAAATAATGCAGTATTGCCATATGCACTGGAACTTGTTACATATGCTACTTCAACGGAATTACCTAATGCACCTGGGTGTTTTGCATTAAAATATGTGCCGGACGCGATTGCAGCATCATCACTTGTTACACGAGTAACGTATAGTGCATTTGAATACGACAAAAAGTCGGCTGCAGTAAAGAATGTTTCAAAGTTAGAATCCGTAGGTTTCCCAAAACGAGAAACTAACTCGTTTTCAGAAGTTACTAGAATTCTTTCGTTAGTTGGTCCCCAGCTAAAAACACCAGCGATTGCAGCAGGAGGAGTTGCGATCGCTGGAATTGTTGCTGTAGCATCAACCTCACGGACTGTTACGGATGGGCTTACAGAAAAAACCATATTTTTCTCCTTTGTTATAAAATAAGATTATTCTTAATTCAAATCTCAATTCTATTTATAAACTTGATGTTTTGTTACCAATTATTTGGATTCATGTAAATAGGCTGCTCAATGTCATCACTTCCATTATCATAAAAACCAAAAGGTAATAGAAAATCATCTATTTCTTCTTCTGTTCTTTCACGAAGTTTTGCAAGTGTATTTATGTCTGTCATGTCTTTAAAGAATGTTTGGTCAGTTAACCAAGCAAAAAGTACCAATGTCATAACCATATCATCATGTGCGCCAGATTCTGCCTCGTATGAAGGACCTCTACGAGCAAATCTGGCCAATTCTTGTATAGTTTCAAAGTCATTAAGCAGTATTTGATTTTGTTCTACTAGTAATTTCAATATGGAACAACCAATTGATTTTACAGTTTTTGTTGTTCTAATACCTCTATCAATATTTTTACCAAAACCGCCTGAAATTCGTTTTCCGGATCTACCAGCACTTTCAGTAAATAGCATATTTTCGTAACCATAATCAAAGTAGAGAACGTCAGCTACTTGACCACCAATATCATTTATTTCAATTAATACGGATGACTCATTATACAATTTTGCTATTCTGTAGATAATGCTGGCGTAATCTACGGGGCCAATGTAGTTATCTCTGAATGTACAAACCTGTTGATACGGCATTGTTGTAATATCAAGAACAGAGAATGTAGAATAGTCAAGGCCCTTGCCTCTTGAAACGTCAACAACCATGGCATATGCATGTCCCTTGACTGCTGTTGCATATTGTTTAATTCCCTCACCTTCATGCAAAGGTGTGGAGAATGAAAGTTCTTTCAGTTTACTTCCGGAGATAAGAGTGCTGGAACTTCCGATGAATGATCCACAAAATTCTTGTTGAAACTGTTCCATATTCCAACTAATAGAAGCAAGTGTATCTTCTTTCCATGCTTCATCTCTGCCTGGAACTTTATCCCAAGTAACTTCAATATAGATATAACCGTTTTTGCCCCTGCCTCTTTCATCAATTTCTTCTTGTGCCTCTTTACAGATTTTCCAGAAGTGATTCAAAGAGTTCGGAGTGGATGTCAATAGAATTTTTGTTTCTTTACCAGATGAAATGGTAGGATAAACGGACGCAAAAAACTCTTCCCAATTATTTAAGAAGGCAGTTTCGTCGATATATAGGAATGCGATAGATTTACCACGAATGGAACTTGAAGATGATGCAGCGGCAATAACCTTACAACCATTTTCTAATTCCATAGAACCTTTATTCCAAGTGATAACACCTTGCTGTAACCAACCAGGTAATGCTTCGAATGCCATCTGGATGCGATTAAGAATTTCAAGAGCAGATGCTGCTTTATTGGCGAGAAGTGCAACAGTTTTATATTCGTTAAACAATATATAGTGCAAAATAATAGCCATAGCGGTAGTTGTTTTACCTGCCTGACGAGAAGTATTTGCTACAACTCGTCTATTATTACTAATTGCATTGATAATGTCTTTTTGATAATCATATAACTTAATTGGAATAAACCCGTGATCAACGTGAACAATTTTAATATACCGTTCAGCAAAATAGATCGGATCTTCCGCACATTTCATATACTCCTTGAGCATTTCTGGAGTCCATTCAATTGGAGTACCAGATTTTTTAAGAAGTGAATTACCTAAGTAGCCGCCAGAATCTGTCATTTATGATCTCTAAAATATTCTGAAGTTCTAGTTGAAGTGAATGCAAAAAGTTTACCTTTATTTGCTGTTGAGATACAAGGATATAAATTAGTAAAAACTTCATCAAGAGTATTCATAAATTCACTTTCATCAATATAGATATTTGATAGTGTTCTACCTCTACCTTGATGAGTATTGCTGCCTCCACTTATAATAGCACACATATTATCAAATTCTAGTTTTGTTTTATTATGTGTAACAATTTTTGCTTGGATGTGTTCTGGAAGATTTTGGTGCATATCATAAATTAGATCCAACACTTCATTACTTGATTGCATCTTTGGACCCATAATAAGACTTACTCTATATTGATTAAAGATTGCATGGTGTAAAAGAATAATAGCGGCAATAGTAGTTTTACCTTCCATTCTATTTGCGTATTTTGCAAAAACATTCTTTTCGCTATAATCTTTAATAGCTTGTCTTTGAAATTCGTTTAATTTCAGAGGTACTAAACCTAATTCTACATGTCTTACTTTAATATGTTTTTCAGCAAAGTATTCAATATCACCCATACATCTTTTATAATCTTCAATCATTTCAGGTGTCATTATCAAGTTTCTCCTTTGAGCATTTTCAATAGATCCGCAGTGGATACAATCAAGTTATTATTTGTCACATTAGTCTGAGCAGCTTCTTTTGGTCCATTGACTTCATCCACTGCATACTTTTTCTTCATAGACATTTCAACAAAGTCTTTGTTTGCATCCAAAAGTGTTTTCATCAAAGTTGAAGCAACTTCAAATGCCCTTGGACTCTCGGATTGTTTTGCAAGAGACATCATTTCCTTAAGTGCATCATCACCTTGCTCAATGATATTCTTTATATTACCTCTTGCCTGTTCAATATCTCTCACAGTTTCATTATCTTCTGCAATGACAGTGACAATTTCAACCGGATCTGCTAATGCAAGTTCAGTTGAAGGTTCTACAGTCGCATCTAAAACTTCAGCTAGAGGCTTCAAACCCAGTGCATTTGCAATCTTATCATCACTCATTATGTTACCTCAATCTCATCTCTAAAAATTGTAATTATTCCCCAATCATCATCAATATTAATAAGTTCATAATCAAGTGTTTCATCAAGTGATGTTGTTGGTTGCCCATTTGCAGTTAAACCAGGCTGTATTGTAATTTGACCTTCTGGTGTTGCGGTTGTGTCAATTTTGGTGTGCGATCTGATATCAATAAACTTTATTACACTACCTTCTCTCTGTGGACCAAAATACCAAGCCTTCATTGTAAATGTAATAGTCCATAAGAGACTTCTTCTAGTTTCAAAGTCTGCCTCATACAGATCTTCCATGTTCACGGAATTTAGAATTAGTGGAATATCTATTGGATCAAGATTATCAATTAACTTTACAGTGTAAGTCCATTCGGGTTTAAAGAAAGGGATTATTTGTTCTAATATTTGTGTTCCATCTTCAGCATACTTAGTCATAATACTAAGCGTAAAATTCAGATTATAAGGTGTTCCAACATACTGAAATGTTTTTTTATCATCACTGTGTGTTTGACCAGAAATTCTTCTTACAGAATTAACTTTCCTTGAACCATCATATTCCATTCCTGTTATCTCGAAAGCCATTCTAGGAAGTGTGATGGCAGTTTTTCTATTTAAGTCTGGATCTTGATTTACTCTTGCAAGAAATTTTTGATAAGGGCCATATGAAATAGGCACAACCATACGCTGTACTTCATCACCAGTATTTGGATCATCACGTGCAATAGAAATTTTATTAAACATAGTTCCGAAAAGAGCTATGTATTTTTTAGTAGTTGCATTATAAAAATAATTTACAAAAGCCATTTAAAGTTCCTTACCAGGTATCATTGCTCCAAGCAATTCGTTTCCAAATATTATCAGATCCGGTATAGTCTGAAGTACAGTAATAGAAATAAGTAGAATCAAACGCAACTATACCTTCTACATCTGTGCTATCACCTATGCTTGTGTTTGGTGCTAAATCATTTTTTATAACTGAAGAATTACTTATAGAAAGTTGCCAAATATTTTGAGCAATTTTACTAAGAAAAGCCATAGATCTTGCTGGTATATCAAAAGATGCTACAGAATTTGTTTCACCTTGAATATAGAGAGTAGCATCTGGTAATTCGATATCGTCATTTACTTTAGGTCTTATAGTTGATGCAAAGCCACCAGTAATAATTTGAATTACATCACCAATTTTAAAGTTTTGCTCATTGTAACTAGGAATTTCTACAATATTATCATAAATATAAACTTGTCTACCAGCTTGTGAAATAGTTAGGCCATATCCTCCAAAATCACCTACATATGATTGTTCAAATTTTGGTTTTGTATTTGGTGCTTTCGGTAATGTAGATCCATCATAGAATGTAATTCCGATAGGTGTAGTAGTATCTATTTTCTCTCTTGTATATGCAAAACTGCCGTCGTGACTAGCACCCTGTGCCCATTGAGAAAATTTAATCTTGTAATATTCGTTACTTGCTGTATCCTTCATAATAAGTTCAGCACCAACAATATTTGCACCTACGCTATTGCGAAGTGCCTGTCTGAAAGTTTGATAATATCTTGTTTCAATATCTGATACATCATCCCAGCCATCTGCATTCCATATTGTTGATATTGGGCTTATGGCAACATCATAGGCTACTTCGAATGCACTATTATAGATGCCGCCGCCCAGACCACCAATACCAGATGCATCTCTTGTAAGAATTACATATTCAGATATCGTATCAAAGACTGTATTTGAATCTGTATTTGGTGCTTTTGTAAATGAAATGATGTTATTGGATGTTTGATATATACCAGTTAACTCAATATGATCTTTTACAGTTAATAGATTATTATTATCTGTTAAATCTAATATATCAGTTGCAATAAATGGAGTATTGAAAAGATCATCATAGTCGCCGGAGAAAAGTAACCCTTCAGTATCAGTTAAATCTGAAACATCTGTACCGATAAATGGGGTATTGGAAAGATCTCTATAATCACCAGAGAAAAATAATCCTTCAGTATCAGTTAAATCCGAAACATCAGTGACTACAGAACTATTCAATGTTGCGACATTTGCATATAGTTCAGTAAAGTTACTATTTGTTTTAGTAAATGCGGTTCTTAAAGGATCACCGGTACGGTCATTGGCCGTAGTTCCTATATTGATGGTTTGTTTAGCCATTTGTTCCTCTTATATAGTATCTGCAGTAATGCCACCGTCGTCGGCGGTTACCTTAGTTGAATCTGCTGTTACAAAATAGTTCGATGGTGGGAATATTGTCTCGCTGAATGGATCAATTTCGGTAAAGTCTATAATATCATTACCTTTTTCTTCATAGAAGATATTTTTAGCAATTGGGTCTGCTGCAAACATATCTTCAAGATTGTTAATTTCGGTTGTTTTAAAATCAACATAATGTTTATCAACATCATCAACACCAGTTTCAAATCTCTCATTGGAATATTCAAATAGTTCACATTTAAGATCATAAACCTGTAATGCTCCAGCCTGATAGAATACTGATTCGTGTTCTACAAACATAACCTTAAAGAACTTATTGTTCATAGGCATGTAGACCAAATCGCCTTCTTTTGGTCTTATTAATGCAGGATTATCTTTTGTTGCAAATCTCTCGAATGTTCTATATGCAACAGTGAATGTAACCTGGTCACGAATTTCCAGACCAAATTTAGAAAGGAAGTCACCTTGACCTTGGAATCCATCAACTGTCTTAACATACATATCCATTTGATATGCAGCATCAAAAACTGTAAGCCTATCTTCATTCATTATATGATCAAACGCTGATGACGTTCTTGACACATAATATGTATCAACGCCAAAGATCTGGATTGACTCTATAACTAGATCATCAATGAGTTGTTGCTCATTGAAATAGTTATAGTTCTGGAAAAATACATTTGTAGAAATTTTATTGTCCTTCCATAGATAGAAGTTGTCCGCGCGCTGCCCACCACATTTTCATTCTTTCACTATGTGCAGCTTGTCTTTCTGGATCATTCTTGTATAACGCGGCACTTTTCTTTCCAGCATTACTAGCATTATTTTTAACTTCTTCGATATCTCTTTTTGCATAAGCATCAGCCATATTTTTTCTGGATTTTTCGGTATGTTTCTTCCCTTTAACTGCTTTAAGTATAGCTGCAGTGTGTTCTGGAGTGTTTTTTGAATTTCTTCTTCCAGTATGAAGCTTTTCTTTGTGTTCGGCTGTTATTTTTTTACCAATATGAGATTTTCTAAGTTTTTCAGTGTGCTCTTTACTTCTGGGGCCTCGAGGACCTTCAAAATAAAATTTTGATGTGTTATCTGTTTTATTTAACCAATTTTGATTTTCAACTAAATTCATTCGTTGAATCACTTTAGTTTCCCATGCTCTAGCTTTGCACGGGGTCAAAAAAGTTTTTCGTATTTCTATTATATCTGGATCACCATAATTTTCTATAAACTTTTTTACATTGTTAGAAGATGTAAAATAAGTTTTCCATAAATTATTTGGGTTTGCATTTTTACCGAATTGCACACCGTAATAATATTTTTTTTGTTTGGACCAACCTATCATGTAAGTATATGGTATGTGACTATAGTTTGCCATTTATTATCCAGAGAAATTGTAAGTAAGTGGTTGTAGAGAACTTTTTGCTTCTTCTTCCATAGCCTTGCGTTCATCTCTTCCATCAGCAAGTATTTGTTCGCCGTTGAATTGGATGCCACCAACAAGTTGCATATTCACGAACTTGGTAAGATTTGAACCCCACTGTTCTTTAATAAGTGCAGTTGTATAATTTTGAAGAAACCTATCACTCCAAATATCTGGATTTGCATCATCAATAGGTGCATACGCTTCAATAATAACATAATAGCCAGGGGTTAATTTTGCTTTACTCTGATCAATGTAAAGTTTATTAGTATGCTTGTTATATCTAATTAAAGGTAAACCAACAAGCCATTCTTGGATAAAACGGATATGCTGCATAGTCATATAATAGTTTTGAATAGAGTAACCTGTAAGATCCTGCAAGTTATTTAGAACAAATTGGTATTGCACGTTAAACATGCCAGTACCAGTTGAAATAGATGAATATAGATCAAAAATGCGAACAACACCAAGTAAATTAGCATATTCAGTGTTATTTAAATCCACATAACCTTGATCTATTTCTCCTTGAGTCAACATGTGTCTAAGGTAAACAAGATCGGAACCATTGTAGTGATAATCTTGCCAGAACGATAATGCTTCTTCTACACGATCATCAATTTGTTCATCTGACACATTTATCTGAATAACCGGGTGGCCTAATTTTCTTAGGCAATACTCTTTAAAATCTCTTCTAGTTCTTGGTTGAGCCATTTTATCACCTAATGATGTGTAAGTTTTTTCTATTTATACTTAATGAACGACACTTTTGGTTGACAGGTTCTACATGTATGGTATAATTGGATTATCATCCATGAAAATAAAACAGAATCAAATCCGAATAATATCTTCCTCGATACAATTAACTCCGAATTGGATTTCAACAATTCGGACTTCATTGTTCGTCTCATTTACAAGTTGATGCCATTTGCCAACTGAGATATGAATCTCATCGTGTTTTTCCAATTTTGTAGTTGAAAGAGCGGCGGGATGGTCACCATAATTTACTGTCGCAATACCTTCAGAAACTATCCAATGTTCACTTCTTAGATTGTGTTTCTGAACACTCAATGATTTCCCGGGTTCCACAACTAACTCTTTGACTTTGAGTGATGGTCCATCAGAGTGTAATACTCTATAATAACCCCACTTTCGTTCTGTTTTTGGTGTCTTCCATTCGGTCAGTATTTTACTACTGGAATTCATTTTATGTGTTCCACCGATACCAAAAACATATTTTAGTCTCTTTGTTTCGGAATCATCACAAACAAGTTCCATTTCAGGTATATTTGCTTTTGTTCTATCACCACCATTTGCAAAGATAATTTCGGACTCTGGATATGCATTTAAACAATATCTTATTGCTGCTTTTGCAGTCCCATCAGAATCATCAAATATAATAGCAGCGTCTACCATGGATAGATGTTTTATGATTGACATTCTCTCATTCACATCCATAAATGGTTGGCCTTTTTTACGAGATAACCATTCATCGCTATTGACACCGACTACCAATGTATTACCTAATTTCTTTGCTTCTTCAAAATATGCAATATGTCCACTATGTAGAGGATCGAAACCACCAGTTACAAGAATTACTTTATGCATTAATATATATCTCCATATTTCTTAAAATCAACATGTTTAAATAAACCTTCACCCCATGCAACATTAAAATTCTGTTCTGCCCACCATCTTGAAATTGATGGTTCAAGAAGATTATCTTGGATAAATGGATCAATAATATCTGGAATAAATTCTGTCTTGAATAAACACGGATTATTGGTCCAATTAGACCAACGCGATGTTGTAATGTAGTGATATTTATGCTTTCTAATTTGCTCAAATTTTAGATCAGGTTCTTCAATCCAATGAATACAATCAAAGAGATGCGGAGAAATTAAACCAGTATTTTCATCGTAATGATTTAATTCATTATCCCTATAAACTTCTGAAAATAAAGGATATCCAGGTGTTCGTCTAGATCTTAGTCTTATGCACTGATAATCTTCTTCTAAAAGATCTATGGATCCAATTAATCTTTTCTTTGTAGTTTCTTTAGTTTCAATTAATTGCCAATCATTTTCAAGAAATAGAAAATATTCTTCTGTTGCTTGTTCGGCTAGTATTTGCATTGCTTTACCAATGCCTACATTTGTATCTAAACCAATGAAAGGAATGCCATATTTTTTAGCAAGTGCTTTATCCTCTTTAGTAACTTCTTGAAATAGAATTGTTATATCTGAAACTAGATTAAAAAGTCCATTCATTATATAAGTTTTTATTGTCTCTTCTAGAACTTCAGGTGAGTTCCACGAAAGTATTCCTACTGAAATTGGTAACATTTTAAAATCCTGTATGTTTTCTTCTGACAAATTCGAGATCATATAGTGAATAACTAATATCTCGTTCTTCTCCAGCAAAGGGTAGTACATGTGGACATACAGTTCTCCAACCAGGACCCCATTTGCGGGTAAGATATTCTATATTAAGTGCATTAGAAATTTGTAATATTTGTGCTAAATTCTCGTCAGATTTTTCAGTTTGTCTTCCATGTTCATAGTATGCTTCGGCATCTCCAGTACCATGTAAATAACCTGATTGTAATCCTACAATTTTCTTGACACCTTTGTTCACCATTTTCATAATATAATCTGCATCTTCACAATATGCGGGATATGTATTTTCGTCAAATAACCCTAGTTTCTTAACTGCTCTTTCGTGTATTGCAAATAAATCCCACGCACCAATTTCAAAATCACCAGGGTTTGGATGTATTGTTCCAATTTCTGAATCATTTATCATGATATCATTAAATTCTTTTAATAATCCTGGTTTAAAAGCAACATCATCATTAGCAATTATCCAATATGCTGCATTCATATAACACTTAATAATTAAATTCCAAGCACCTGCACATCCTATATTAGCAGGCATATGAACTACTTTTATTTTATCTATATAGCGGTGCTTTAACTTGACTATATTGTTTAATTCTTCATCAATAATACCACGTCCATTATTGTTTATAATTACAAAATTTTCCACTGGATAGTCAACACTTAAAAGTAATCTTGAAACCCAGAAACTGCTATTTACAACAGCAGCTCCTATCACAGGTATCTTATTCATTATAGGCACCAAACATAAAGTTTTCTGCACATTTTGTTTTATCTGAAGTATCAACTAGATGTTTTACTTTTTCATATTCATCTCTATGTACAAACCAATCTTCATATGGTCTATTTTCATCTGGTGAGATATTTGACACCGCAAGAACATAACCAAATGATTCTAAGAATTGTCTTGCCTTTTCTCTGACATTACTTTTTGGGTCTGCGTAATGGTCGTGTTCGAACGTAATTACTGAAAACTTGTAAGTTTCAAACGGGATTGTGTAAAGAACTTTCAGTGATATTTCAGCTGGATCAACATCAATCTGTAAGTAATCTATTTCAGTACCAAAACCGAGTGACTTAAAATAAGTACCATAATTTATTGTTGTTGCATCTTTTAATATTGCTGTATGTTTTCTTTCTGCATTATGTTTTGCTATAAATTCTTCACTTATATCAACTGACATTCCAGTCCAGCCAAAATCTTTTTCCAATAGATAACTATTATTTCCATATGTAGGATGACCTGATCCAATTTCTACATATGTTCCATTCTTTTTACCATTTAATACAGTAAGAACAAACATATCTTGATATGCTTCAGAATAATTCTGTTCTATATCTTCAAGACTTTCAAATTTCCAGCGCAATTTATATAATTTAGATTTAGAGTATGTTGTCAATGATTTGGAAGCAAATGCATTCATATTTACTAAATTATTCTTAACTGAATTTGCAAATTCATCATTCATGTCCCAATTCATATGAAGATCCAAAAGAATTGATTTTGTTTCTTCTTGTAAACCATTCCACCAACCCATTACGCCCTTTTGAAATAATAGAGCATATTTACCTGGATAATTTACTGGTACTCTCAATTCTTTATTATTAAAATCACAAACTTGAAGTGCTATAGAACACATTGTATATGAGTCTAAGTATCTACCCTCATTTGTATCATTGTATTCATATAGTCTACTTAATATATAATATGCCTCAGGTCTTTTCGGTAAAATAGTAATTGCCTGTTGAAGCATACCTTTTACAGTAAATCTACGAGTACCTTGTCGCTCAAAGCAATTTGCACCATGCAATAGACATTCATATCGCAGAAGAAGATCTTCTGTTCTTTCAGCTGTTCTAATATAATAGGAAACAGCAGATGCAGTCTGACCTATTTCATCATAGTATCTTGCCATTTTAAAATTAATCTCTGGATCATTTGGATTTAAAGCAAATTGATTAAGTAAATCTTCTATCATATCAAAACTCTCTTATATAGTTTTCTATTCAATACATCGTCAACCATAATAAACTTGTTATTAAGCATTAAATTGTGTATAGGTGAATGATCATAATGATCAGTGTTATCAAAAACAAGAAGCCCTCTAATTGACATTCTTGGAATAAAGAAATTTGCGGCTAATCTGACTGATTCTATATCATGCTGACCGTCAATATGGACAAAACAATATGTATTCAGCATTTTCTTTTCTTGATCGTAAACAGGAACACCATCTGTAAATCTTCTATAAAATTCAGAGTCTTCCATATTAAAGAAAAGAATATTAATTCTATTATCAAATGCATATCGGTATAGTTCTGCAAGTGTCTCATTTTTCATATCATCTGTATAGTCACTTCGATGTGGACCTACTATATCATTGTAAATAATATTTCCATATGGGTCCATGCAGATATGAACACGTTTATCTTCATTTTCCATAAATGAATCGAGTATTACTTTAGTTCCCCCGCCTCGGCGAAGTCCTACTTCACAGCTTAGTCCCTCAACACCTTTCAGTGTCTTTATGTGTTGAGTCATAATTTCATATGTCTCAATAGGGCTATCTATTTGTAAATTTGGATATTGACTCATACTAAAAATCTTTCTTCAAATAATTTCATTACAGATTGCGGAGAAAATTTATCCAATAGATAACTCGTATTAAACGAAGTATTTCTTTCAATATTAAGAAATATGTTATCTAAATCTCCTTTGTGTGAATATTTATAACAATGATCTTGTAAAAATAGAAAATGGTTTCTTCCGCCTAATTGGTGATTTGTCTGTAGATATTCATTATCATATGAGATAATAGGTTTATCTTTTGCCGCAAATTCTAAAACTGAAAGACCGAAGGTCTCACCGTAATCTCTGGCATGTATCATTGCGTCACATGTGTTAATAAATTTTGTTTTTTCTTTTAAATCTACTGTTGCATCTAGATATATGACTCTTTGATGCTCTAATTTCTTTTCGGTATTTAAGAATAAAAACCAAATATCTGATCTTTTATCTAATATCTCTTTAATGCTATCAATTACAAAATCAATATTAAATGTATCAAAACCACCATGACGTCCTATTACCAGTGCATCTTTTGGTATATTAAGATTATCTCTCAAAGTTTCGGTGGTATCATAAAGATTTAAAATATGTGGTACATAAGGTATGTCATTAAAATGTGATTGCCATTCAGAAACTACAGCATATCTTTCACCGTGCATATATTCTCTATGTTTGCAGAATACAGAATGAATTAAATTTTTAGTATTAGAAGAAACTATTCCATCATGATATCCATATTTAATAGCATAGAAAGCATCTATTGAATTTTTAGATATGTAAGTTTCTACATCATCAAATGTGTCATATGAAAATACTTCAAAATTATTTTTAAACCTTTGAATTGCTTGTGGTTTACTATTTTCATTTCTATAAGTAATTATTGGTTCTATATCTAATAGTTCTCTTGCATAATATGCATAATCAAACATTGCAACAGAAGTGCCTCTTTCTGTTAATTGATTTTCATGAAAAAGTATTTTCATCTGGTAATAGATACTTTCTAATTCTGTTATTTTCTAATATCAAGTTCGGTAAATTGTTTATATTATATCTTTTTAATATATGATCTTTTCTTCCGAGTGGATCAAATGAATTTTCTGATGCACTAAAGTTTTCATCTAGAGTATGTTCACCAGCGTGGCTATAATTTTTAATTTTTGTTTTTAATCTTTCTTGATTTCCCATCCAAGTAAAATGCCAACCAAGTTCTTTTAAATAACCATCTTCTGTTATAAAAATATCTTGCAATCTATGAAAACCCCAAGCATGATCTTCACGAATTTCTGAAAGTGTATAATGTTTTAATTGTTGTCCAGAAACTAAAAATGGGGTATTCCATTGCATCTGTTCTTCATTTTGATTATAAACTCTTAAATCTGCTCTACCACACAAATATGCAAGTGGTGTTCTCAAAATCTCATTTGGGTGATTTTCTTTGATGTATTTCATATATTCTATATGTGCCGGATTTAAAATCTCATCACAATCACCAATAAATGCAATGTCTGTTTCTCTAATATATGATGTAGCTGCATCTCTTTGCATACGCTCACGTACCCAATTATTCGGTTCTTGTGCAAGTGAAGGCAACATAACTGGAACATACCAGATTTTCTCAAGAGAAATATCCATTCTCTTGAGAGTGTTTAAAAGTGTCATTTGTTTCGGTAAACCGCTATGAGTGTGGTCTGCTTCTGTAATTATGAATTTATCTACTTTATTATATAGTAGTCTTAATCTTAATTCTAGAAGTTCTTCCTCATTAAAATAAGAAAAGCAATCAATTATCATTTATAAAATCAATTATGTCCTGAATATTAGTTTGCAAAATATATGCAGCATTATCTTGAAAACCAAATGTAATTAAAACTTCACCATTATTATGATGACACATTCCAACTGCAAATTCTACGTGTCCATTCATCATTGAAAAATCATTTGTATACTTTACAATATTCCAATCTTTATCCCAGACTATAAAGCGATGTCTATAAACTGCATCTTTTCTATCGTGTTCACTTCTAAATAAATCAACTTCATGAACAAGAGCTATTCTTTGCCCATCAATACCAAGTGGAATTACTTGTGTTCCACCTCTAAAATCGTTTGGTGCTGGAAAGTATTCACTTAATTTTATTGTAGTTGATTTAGCATCAATAGGATCTACTTTGACTACCTCTGTTGGATTAGACCATTTTACATACGTATAGTCTTCATCAATAACTGGCATCCAATTCTTTTCACAATATGAATTTGGATCTTTTGGCGGTGGTATTCTGACTCTAGAAACTTCAGTCATTTTACCTTCAATGTATTGAAGTTCTGATAACTCCATTCTACCCTGACCATTTGTAGTTGTATCTCTACGAACACCTGTTGCATAAAGTTTTTCATTCCAAAGTACAAGACGGACATCTTCGAGACCAACAAAATCCCACATTGGCTCATATGTGTCAAATTTTGATGTATCTATTTTACAGAATCCAGTGATATTAAGATCATTATCCAATTCACAGTAATAATTAGTTGTTCGTAAATGCATATCATTTTCAGGGTGTAAATAAGTAAGTGGCCCCCATTGGTGCTGCAATAGTTTTCGTTCGGAATGATAGAATGTATAATTTACGTGTCGGATATTGACAATTAATCTACCATCAGGCAATCTATAAATGGTCGGATTCATTAATCCAGTTCCATTAGTTAGTTCTGATGGGATAATGAGAGGCTTTATCTTGCCACCTCGTTCAAGTACATATTTGGTAAATGATTCATTATTACCGAACTTATACTTTGATTCTACTTCGTTAAAACCTTTTTTGATTTCCATAGTATAGTCACCTCTATTCAATTATATTGTGATATTTATAACCCAAACAGGTGCCAAGAATTTTGATGAACTGCTACATATTCTGGACCTTTAAAATCTTCATCTATCAGAGTATAGTCATGAAACTCTATGCTGTCTTGTTTTAACTTACCCAATTTAAATCCTAGTGGTTCCAAGAAATTGTAACTATCTATTAACATCCATTTGGTAAGCACACATATGAAACTATATTCAAATTGAATAATTCTAACCTTACCTTCTTTGAGCGTCTTTTCAAACCCTTTAAATACCTTTCCTTCTGCACCTTCGGTATCTATTTTTAGATAATCTATCATTTCAAGTCTACGACTATCAACATAATCGTCACCTGTAAATGCAAGACCATTTATCGGAATACTATCATCTAATCTTAAATCTGTAACTATTGTACTGAGTGAATCATATTCGGTTTTATGCTTCATTGGCACAGGGCCAGATTTATCTAGTAAACCGAAACTATTCGGAATCATTTTATTGTCTAGTTCAATATTTCTAAGCATTTTACTGTAAGTATCAGGAACTATTTCAAACATGTGTATATCAGCATTTGGTTGAAATGATCGAGTCATTCTTGTCCATTCACCGATATTAGATCCAACATCAAATATTGTTTTAAACTGCCCATTAAATCTATTTTGGATCCAAGTTTCACCATGCTGTTGAAACTCACTCATTGCATATTCACGATTGTATTCACTCATTTAAAGATTCTCTCTTTTCTATAACTATCAGGTATTACAGTCACACCAGTTTCATCTTTTTTAACTTCTACTTGTTTTGGAATTTCTATTGGTTTAACTTCACTTTTAACTTTAAAGAAAGTTGAACCTTTATGATCGCATGTAATAGTTGTATCTACCCAAACTTTAAATCCATTATCTCTTGCTTTCTTGCAGAAATAGATATCTTCTGATACTGTATCTTTATGATTTATTGCAGATTGATAATAGAAATGTGGGTATTCCATTTTTCTGAATACATCACTTTTTACTAAACAGCAACCAAATCCACAGGCTGCTATTTCAACCAAACCATTATGTATCTTAATTAAATTATGAGGGATATTAATAATGCCACCGGTTGGATCTACCATGTATATCTCAAGAGTATGAGTATCTGGTATTCGTTGAATATACATTCCAGTAACTATGTCTTTGTCAGCAGCAATCATTTTCTTAAGTGCATCTTTTGGAATTATAATATCTGAATCTATGGACAATAGATAATCATATCTTTTAGCCCATTCTCCAATTAGATTTCGTATTTGATCTACTTGATACCCGAAAAAGTACTGAAACTCAACTTCATAACCAGTTGGTATTTCTAAATCCCAAATACTTTTGAATGTTTCTACTTCAATATACTTATTTGTTGGTATTGCAATAAGAATTTTTTTATTCATTTTGTGTTTATCACCCTTTAACCATTTTTCAAAGATTGGCTTTTCTTTATCATGGGATTCTTTCCATATGTCAAGATCTCTTGATGTTGCACCAAAATCTTCCTCGTAATTTATATTTGATATTAGATATACACTCTTTCCAGAGTTTATAGTATTATGTAAGATAAAATCATCACCGAAATATACGTCCAAACCTTCAGGTATTGGAACCCAATCATTTTTATTCATTATAATGAGTTGACCAAACCCATAAGCAGATTTATCTTGTGACCATTCTATTAGATCTATTGAACCATCTGTTAATTCTGGTTGATTATATTTATGACCACCGACTATAAATCCATACACACCTATCTTGTCATTGATGTGATTAGAAATTTTATTAAATAACATTGGATCAAATGAAAGATCATCATTTATTATACATATTATATCATAAGAACTTTCTTTTGCACCTAAATTCCATGCAGGGTTAACTTTTATGTTAGCCTCTTGATTTAGCATTTTTATTTTTGGATTTTGTAGTACAATCCAATCAGGTGTGTGGATTACATCATTATTTATTACTATAATTTCACCGACTAAATCTTGCTGGACCAATCTTTCAAGTGATTTATTGAATAGTGGTTTAGACCGCCACATTGTCGGAACTATGACTGAGAATTTTTTACTATATGACATATTTGCATTTCTATTTTGCTCAACACCATTTATCTTGTAATCATTTAATGGGTTTAAATCATTGTAATTGCAAACTATTTCTCTATTACAGTATATTTTCTCTGGCTCTATCTTCTCGATTAATTCATAGAATAGCGGATTATCGTGACCTGATTTCATCCATTTTCCATCTACTTTGAATTTTTCAATATCAAGTGAAAAGAAATGTTTGCTAAGACATGTTCTTAAATGTGTATATGGAATTTTCCAATTAAACTGATGTGTTCTATATTTTTTATTCTTTTTAACATCAATTGGATATTCTTGAGCTATTAATGGGATATTATCTGTTAGAGACCACATAGATCCATATGTAAATTCGTAACCTTGTGCATATAGATCATTATAATAGTGAAATAGTGTGTTATTGTTTATTAACCAATCATCACCATCTAATAACATAACAATATCATCCATGGTGCAATGACTAATACCAGCTATTTGATTTGCAATAGCACCGATATTTTCTAAATTTTGAATTAATCTAAATTTACTCTGAAGTTTTTCTGGTAAACTATTAATAGTCTCTTTTGCTACTTGAAAGGACTTATCATCTGAATTATCATCTATTAGAATATGCACGTAGTTATTATAATCTTGCGTAGCAATTGATAATATATTCTTTCGAATATAGTTTTCTGCATTCCAAAAAGGTGATATAACTACAATTCGTTTCTGATCTTCAGATGAACTATACTGTTTATTAGCAGGCATATTTCCTGTTCTTCCAAAGACACGAGCTACTTTTTGGTTGATTCGAGTGACTTTTCTATAATCATCTACTGAAAGAAAATTCCCAAGTATCGAATAAAGAAACTGTTTCCATTGTAGTGCAACTGTATTCCAGCCTGTAACATCTTTGACAATATCGCAGTAATTTTGTTTTTGTTGGTGTAGATATGGGTTATTATATGCAGCAAAGAAAGTTTCTAAGAACTTTTGCACCTGAATTTTTTTATCAATATGTGGAAATAAAACATTCGGTTCAATTGCATAGTCAATATGATAACAGGCAAGATCTATTGCTGTTTCTTCGAGTGCACCAAATCTTGTGGTGACAAGAGGTGTCTTGTATAGAAGTGATTCAAGGGATGAAATTCCGAATGTTTCTGGAAATGCACCTGGATAAAGCATCATCCAAGATTTTGCAAGTATCTCTGCTATTTCATGCTGTGGAATTACTCCAGTAAATGTAATTCCGAGGTTTTTTAAGTCTTCTCTTGCGGCAAGTTGTGAAACTGTATTTTCTTGAGCATCAGGTTCAGCTCCATCACGAAACCGATAGTAACCACCAATAATAGAAAGTTTTGCTTCTGGGATTCTTTTCTTTATCTCTGGCCAAATATGTTCTACTAGAGGCAACATACCTTTTGTTGCCGATGCATTATAGACAAATTGATTTGGATCTTTCTTTGATAGATCTACTTCTGGAATATGGCAAACGGCGCCATTACGAGTTTGAAATATTGATTTCTTAAGTACTTCGTGGTTTCGTTTCTTGCCGTGTTGACAGGTAAGTATATATGACGTGTGCCAGTCAGAAAGTGTGAATACGTGATCTATTTTTCCAGAGACAACAAGATCTTCTAATAGATTATCACCTTCTATAAATGTATCATGTAACCAAAGAATACGTTTCTTTGCTTTGTGTATAAACGGCCAATCATTAGAAATAAATGGTACTACAGTTCTAGAAACAATTACGGCTTCGTAGTCTGTTTCATCAAATTTAGCATCGGAGTTATCGACATATCGGACTCCATCATAAAGTCCTGGTTTTGAGTTCGAGCCGTCCTTGCAGTTATTATATACGGTGACCTCAAATCCGATTTTTGAAAGTTCTTTTGAAATAAGGATGACTGCGGATTCAGAGCCTCCGAGTCCTTGTTTAGAAAGAGTATCTCCATCATAGCATAAACCTATTTTGTCTATTATTGCAAGTTTCATAATATATCCTCATCACGTAAAAGTTAATCAATGGTATTTATATTTATCTATAAGAGCTCATGGTTTTTGTGGCCAATCGACCGCAAACGGGTTCAGGCCCGCCACGTTATTGTAAATGTCGCGAAGAGCTTGTCTATACTCGACCCATTCAGGGCTAACTGGTACTTGTAACTCGTATGCTTTGATCACCTTATAATCAGTTTCAGCCAAGTGTTTTTCAGATTCAGTTTTTATTTTTTGCCATTGAATCGCAAGTTCAGATTCATTTGGATCTTGTATAGTCCATTGATTATTTTCCCACCACAATTTTTGTCCTGGAATGTATGATGGTTTTACAGTACAAATGACAAATCCAAGAACATTCAGTTCTTGCTCACTTTTTCCGACATGCTCAATAGGTAATTTTTGTGGTTGTGCAGTTTTATATGAAACTAGCATTATTATACATCTCCTGTACTAGTAGAGGGAAACGAGCGACCTGGACCCCATATGATACGAACGGCGCCGGTGCCCCCGCCGGAAGCTGTGCCGTCTGAACCGGGGCCGCCGCCGCCATATGCACCGCCCGTGTTGAGTGTACCGCCACCAACCCCTCCAGACCCGCCGCCACCGCGCGACCCGTTGTTGCCGGCCATGCCGCCGGTGCCACTAATTCCAGCACCTAAAATTCCAACGCCACCGCCCGAACCACCAAGGCCGGAGATGGCGCTGGTTCCCCCACCGCCGCCACCACCACCGCCATTTCCATTTAATCCTGCAGTGTTATAGCCGCTTCCTGCGCCTCCATTGCTAGTATAGCCGCCTGCACCCCCGCCGCCGCCGCAGTAGTTGCCGATTGTATTTTGTCCTCCGATACCGCCAAACCCACCGCCGCCGGGGCCAATAGTAGTAGTAAAGCTGCCACCTGATCCGCTCGCGCCGGAAAAGCCAACGGCGGCGACTGCGCCGCCGCCACCTGCTACAGTTAATGCTGAAATAAAATAGCTGGTTCCGCCCGCTTGGGGTGTTCCGCCCGATTGCCCCGCCAAACCTACAACAACAGTGTAACTACTCCCAGGTGTTACTGGTATATTATTTAACCAGGCCAAACCGCCGCCGCCACCGCCGGAACCTCCAGAAGCAGAAAGATATCCGCCACCCCCGCCGCCAACACAAACAACGTAAACTTGGTATACGTTTGCGGGACACACAAAAGAATATGTACCTGGGCTGGTATAAGCAAGCTGACCGCTGTCAGCAGTTAGATCAACTTGTTTTGCAAATGTAGAAACTACTTCCCATGTATCAATATCAGGATAATAAAATTCTAACCCTTCAAGATCAGTGTTATAGTAAATTGTAGCTGCAGACACGGTAGGTCGCTCTGCTTGTGTTCCAGAACGAATATATTGTATTGCATCTTGTATATACGATAGTTGCCCATCAACTTTCCATTTAGTTCCGTCAAAGACAAAAACTAGATTATTAAACTGATATGTGTCGTTTACACTGGGGCTGTTGGGAAAGTTTATTGACATCATTTATCCTTTTATTATGGTCAAATTGCGTTATACGGATCTGTTTGGGTTCCTATATAGAATTTGATTATTCGTAATTGGTGGCTTTTCAGAAACTTCTATATAACCTGTATTGATGTAGATTCTTATCAGAAAAAACGGTTGTTGGTACTTTATAAAGATATTGTGCCTGTAAACTCCAAATGCCCATTATATCGCATACCTTGTTTTAAAAAACTCATAGTTTTGTGAAATTTCAGAAATAGAAAGTGCTTTACTATACATTTGACAGGTATAAATTCTACCTTGAAAGTATCCATAAGGCCCGTATCCAAGAGTATCTCCTCTCATGTTTACTGCTGTCCTAGGACTAGTTAGCCCTTGTCTAGCAAATACATCGTTTAAATACAAATAAGGTCTCTTATTTAAATAAACAACAGTTATAAGAGTAGGTGTTGTGCTAGATATTGTGGCGCTGTGTACAAGCAAAGGCGGCATATAACCATCAGCATGCTCATAAACAGACACACCGTTTGTTCCACAAGATATACCAGCACCTGCTGCACTGGCGCCACCTTGATTAGCACCTACTAAATATCTTTGACCTGAGGTTCCAGTAACACCGCTGGTGCTTTCTGCGTCTATGCCATGAGTTGCTGTTGGCATTGCTATCATAGAATAAGTAAAAGAATCTGTTACTGTAGTAATTGCAGAACCAATATCAAAACCTTGAGTAGTTCCATTCATTGTAAAATAGTCACTTGTAAATGTAGGAGCATTTAACAGATTAAAATTTCTTCCATTACCTGAAATATCATTCCAAACAGTACCACTCCCAGGATAACTACTAGTACTACCGTCTAAATAAACTAGCAAACCATCAGTTACTAGGCTACCTATGCATAGGAGCATTTGTTGTATTGTCATGATATACCGGCACCAGAAATTGCGTAGTCATTGGCATTAACACATAAAGCAGTAGCCAACCCAAATTTAGATAATGTTCTATTTCCAGTAGTTGAAGTTCCTGCTAGACGTAGAGTAACTCCAGTAGAGACAATAGTTATAGCAGTATTAGACGAGTTATAAAAAGAAACCATATCCCCGATTGAAAACGATGTTGACGTGTTTATTGTTACATTTGCAGTAGTGTTTACGTGTTTTCCGGCATCAGAAGATAGTACAACGACGTTGTTGCTTTGTGGTATGCCTGTTGGTGCTGCACTGCCAGTAAATCCTTGGCTACCTGTAAAACCACCAGCTGGCCCTTGGCTACCTACAAATCCTATGTCACCCTTACTTCCAGTAAAACCAAGTGATCCAGTATACCCAGTCAATCCTCTTGCGCCAGTAACAGTAATCCATTGCAGACTATCACCATCGTTGTATAGTACTGAAAGAGAAAGATCGGTGGTATCAAACCACATATGACCATCTGTAGTAGTAAAAGGTGCGGTGTTTGATGTATCTGCCAAGAAACCTGCCGATCCCGTAAACCCCACTGCTGCGTAAGAACCACTAACACCAATTAAACCAATTGACCCAGTAAAACCTGCATACCCACTACTTAAAAAATCTGATAAATTAGTAGTCATTCATATCTCCATGTATATGATTATTTATTTAAAAACTCCGGATATCATTATGCCGGTTGTAGATAAATTAACTGTAGAGCCAGATGTAAATACTTCAGCACCTGTGGTCGGATTAGATGCCTGTGTTGTAATACCAGTGATTGATGTACCAGATGTAATTGCAAAAATAGCAGCTTTGCTGTTTATAAAATCTCCTGCACCTAAAACATGTGAGGCACTATCTGTATTAGTTTGCACATCTTGTGGACCAGACCCTCCATCTAAAATATACACTCTACTTACTAAACTTATAGATCCAGGTGTTTGTCCTGAGAGTCCCGTTAAAGACATACTATATGAGGAAAATGCACCATTAGTTCTTGGGTGATTTATATAGTGCATATAGAGAGTATTAGTACTATTTGAAATTGTTGCTATATTCAATCCAGCAGAACCTTGCACTGATAATGCTAAATTACTTATAGTTAGACCAGATGCCTTTACAATTCTTGTTAAAACTATAAATTTTTGATATGGTTCCGATGCTTGTGTTAATGTGAACGAACCAGCTGCACCGGCTGTAAATGAAAAGCTTGCAGCAGAATAACTAAATGCTGCATCATAACCAACTGCAGAAATTTCAGGTACTCTATTCATACTTATGGCTTGTGAAACTACTGATACCATATCAAAACAATCCTGCACCGGATATTACAAATATATTAGTTCCTACACATAAAATAGTTGCAAGACCTCTTTGAGACAATGTTAAAGTTCCTGTAATGTTTGTTCCTGCAAAGTATTGGGTGACACCGCTTGCCAAAATGGACATTGTACTACCTTTATTATTAAATACAGTTACAACATCACCGTTTGAAAATATTCCAGACGGAACTGTAACATTTCCACTTGTTATATTAATGTATTTACCCACATCTGAAGCTTGGAGTGTATATCCAGCTGCTTGCGAATTTACTGGAATATTAGTAGGACCTATAGATCCAGTAAACCCGACTGACCCAGTAAAGCCTATGGAACCAGTAAATCCTAGATAATTCCCATCTAAAAGCGCACTTAAATTAACCGTTGTCATTTTTCATTTAACTTTCTATTTAATTCTTTAATTGCCTCAATTAGGAAAGGAATAATAGCATTATAGTTTACCGTTTTATATTCGCCATCATTTACAATACTTGGAAGTACTTTTTCTATCTCTTGCGCTATTACACCATATGAAGTTTTTTGTGTTTCTTTCCAAATAAATTCATATCCGTAAATTTTATTTAAAGTATCTATTGGATTTTTTATTTGTGATACTATATCTTTATATGCCATATCTGATAGAGAGTTAAATTCAGTAGCATTTAAAGTTCCAGTTGATGGGTTATAATATAGTTTAGTAGAAGATACATTAGCACCTGATGCGCTTCCAGAAGTAGCATCTGTAAATATTGGATATCTTGTTGCATTTGTTGCTGTATCATCTGTTATAGTAATAGAGTTACTACCTACACTTCCCGTAAATCCGAGAGATCCAGTGAAACCAGAACCCTGAGATCCAGTAAAACCTAAAGATCCAGTAAATCCTAAAGATCCAGTAAATCCAGTATCACCTCGTGAACCAGTAAATCCAGTATCACCCCGTGAACCAGTAAATCCAGTAGAACCAGTAAATCCGGTAGAACCTATAGATCCAGTGAAACCAGTTCCACCTGAACCAGTAAATCCAATAGAACCAGTAAAACCAATCGAACCGGTGAAACCAGTTCCGCCCGAACCAGTAAATCCAGTATCACCTCGTGAACCAGTAAAACCAATCGAACCGGTGAAACCAGTTCCGCCCGAACCAGTAAAACCTAAAGATCCAGTAAATCCAGTATCACCTCGTGAACCAGTAAATCCAGTAGATCCAGTAAATCCGGTAGAACCTATAGATCCAGTAAATCCGGTAGAACCTATAGATCCAGTAAATCCGGTAGAACCTATAGAACCAGTAAATCCAATCGAACCAGTAAATCCAGTATCACCTGTTCTACCTATATTAGTAAAGACCTGCCATGTAGACCCATCATAGACAAATTCCACACGAACATCATTTATATCTAAAATAAAATCTGTAGATAAACCTTCAATTGTCGAACCATTTCTTCCCACAGTCAAATTATTTGCGGACCAATCGGCTCCGTCTGCTATAGTAATAAAATTACCAATTGATGGTGTAATTGGAAGATCAATTGTGAATGAACCACCACTAGTATCAGCTATAATAGCATCAAATGATACAGCAGTATATGTACTTGTTACTTTAATCCATGTAAGGCCGTTACCAGTTTCACCTTTTTTACCTACACTTGAATATACTTGCCAGGTAAATCCATCATAAACTAAATCTACTTTAACATCCGTAACATCTAGAATTAAATCTGAAGTTAATCCTTCGATTGTGGATCCATTTCTATCTACTGTTAATGTATTTACAGACCAATCGGCGCCATCAGCTATTACTATATTATCTCCAGATGCCGGTGTAGCCGGAAGTGTTATAGTAAAAGATCCACCAGAAGAATCTGCTATAATGGCTTCATTTGTTGCCGCCGTGTAATTAGCAGTTTTTCGTATCCATGTAAGCCCACCGCCGCCACCAGATCCTGCAGAACCGGTGAAACCAGTTACACCTTGAGAACCAGTAAATCCAGCACCTTGAGAACCAGTAAATCCGTTTGAACCAGTAAAACCTAGAGAACCAGTAAATCCAGTTCCACCTTCTGATCCAGTGAAACCTAGAGAACCAGTATAACCAATACCACCTTCTGATCCAGTGAATCCAGTTCCGCCGGAGCCAGTAAATCCGTTTGAACCAGTGAAACCTAGAGAACCAGTATAACCAATACCACCTTCTGATCCAGTGAATCCAGTTCCGCCGGAGCCAGTAAATCCGTTTGAACCAGTGAAACCTAGAGAACCAGTATAACCGTTTGAACCAGTGAAACCTAGAGAACCAGTATAACCAATACCACCTTCGGATCCAGTGAATCCAGTTCCGCCGGAGCCAGTGAAACCTATGGAACCAGTAAATCCATTATCACCTTTAGAACCAGTAAATCCAGTTCCACCTTCTGAACCAGTAAAACCTATGTCACCTTTGGATCCTGTAAATCCTATATCACCTTTTGAGCCAGTGAAACCTATAGAACCAGTAAATCCTATATCACCTTTTGAGCCAGTGAAACCTATAGAACCAGTAAATCCATTATCACCTTTTGAGCCAGTGAAACCTATATCACCTTTGGACCCCGTAAAACCTATGTCACCTTTGGATCCTGTAAATCCTATATCACCTTTTGAGCCAGTGAAACCTATAGAACCAGTAAATCCATTATCACCTTTTGAGCCAGTGAAACCTATATCACCTTTGGACCCCGTAAAACCAAGAGAACCAGTGAAACCTATGTCACCTTTAGATCCAGTAAAACCTATGTCACCTTTAGATCCAGTGAATCCAGTGCCGCCTCCCGATCCAGTGAAACCTATGTCACCTTTGGATCCTGTAAATCCTATGTCACCTTTGGATCCAGTGAAACCTATGTCACCTTTGGATCCAGTGAAACCAATCGAACCAGTAAATCCAGTTCCACCTTCTGAACCAGTAAAACCTATATCACCTTTTGAACCAGTAAATCCTATGTCACCTTTTGATCCAGTGAAACCCAATGAACCAGTGAAACCTATATCACCCTTTGAGCCAGTAAATCCAATTGATCCAGTAAAACCTATATCACCTTTTGAGCCAGTAAAACCTATGTCACCTTTTGATCCAGTGAAACCAAGAGAGCCTGTAAAACCTATATCACCTTTAGATCCCGTAAATCCAGTGTCACCTTTGGATCCTGTAAATCCAACAGAACCATTATAACCTATCACACCATCAGTTCCACCCGAACCAGTGAAACCAATGTCACCTTTAGATCCAGTGAAACCATTTGAACCAGTAAAACCTAATGATCCAGTGAAGCCTATATCACCTTTAGATCCTGTAAAACCTTCTGATCCAGTGAAACCTATATCACCCTTAGATCCAGAGAAACCTATAGAACCAGTGTAACCGACAGATCCAGAGAAACCTAATGACCCAGTGAAACCTATATCACCTTTAGAACCAGTGAAACCTATATCACCTTTAGATCCAGTGAAACCTATAGAACCAGTATATCCTTGTAAGTTAGTAGGAGAACCAATCCATTGACCACTTGAATTAATTACTCCGCCGACACCATTTATAGTTAATCCACTTGTTACTATATTTGCGGCCGGGTTAATGGAAAATTGTGTACCATATAATACTAGGCCAGCGCCAGCTGAATAAATCTGACTATCTGATATCTGTGCGAATATAATAGGTGTTGAACCGAAGGTAATAGCACCTACAGTAGTCATCACATAAAGTTCACCAGCTCCGGTAGAACCTTCTCTTACAAAGAATGCGTCTCCACGACCGAGAGCTGCAGGGTCACTAGGTGAGTATGCATCTGCATCAGCACTTCTAGTTAATTCCCAATTAGTATTTGCAGAACCAGTATCTGTTACGTAATATATACCATTATGTGCAGTATTTGCTTGTTGATATACAAGAACACGATTATCTAAAACTAATGTTACACTATCAATAATTAACTCAATTTGAGTTCCAACATTTGTTAATGTAGCTCCAACACCATCTGTACCATTATCATAAATGGCATCTAGATTAATAGCAGATTCTACTCTTACAGGAGCATGATAATGAAGTGATGCAGCTGCAATAGTATCTACATATTCCTTTGTTGCTGCATGAAAATTACTTTGAGGGTCATTTGCCAGTGTTAACCATCCAACAGTCATTGCGGTATTTGCGTCGGATCTTAAAAACTGAGTGGAATCTAAACCATCTAATAAATCTGCATCAAGGCCTGATCCCGAACCATCTACAGTTTTAAGTTTTGTTAAAATATCGGATGCAGTATCAGGCGAACCTTGAGAACCTGTGAAACCTTGTGAACCTGTGAAACCGATAGATCCAGTGAAACCAGTATCACCTTTGGATCCAGTGAAACCGATAGAACCAGTGAAACCTATATCACCTTTTGATCCAGTAAATCCTATGTCACCCTTGGAACCTGTGAAACCTTGTGAACCTGTGAAACCGATAGATCCAGTGAAACCAGTATCACCTTTGGATCCAGTGAAACCGATAGAACCAGTGAAACCTAATGAACCAGTAAATCCGATAGAACCAGTGAAACCTATGTCACCTTTAGATCCAGTAAAACCTAATGATCCAGTGAAACCTATGTCACCTTTTGAGCCAGTAAAACCTATGTCACCTTTAGATCCAGTAAAACCAGTCGAACCAGTAAATCCTATGTCACCTTTGGACCCAGTAAAACCTAATGATCCAGTAAATCCTGTATCACCTTTGGACCCAGTGAAACCTAATGATCCAGTAAATCCAATAGAACCAGTAAATCCTATGTCACCTTTAGATCCAGTAAATCCAATAGAACCAGTAAATCCTATGTCACCTTTAGATCCAGTAAAACCTAATGATCCAGTGAAACCAATTGAACCAGTAAATCCAATGTCACCTTTAGATCCCGTAAATCCAATGTCACCCTTTGATCCTGTAAATCCTATATCACCCTTGGAACCAGTGAAACCAATCGAACCAGTAAATCCAATGTCACCTTTGGATCCAGTGAAACCTATGTCACCTTTGGAGCCTGTAAAACCTAATGAACCAGTGAAACCTATATCACCTTTTGATCCAGTAAATCCTATGTCACCCTTGGAACCAGTAAATCCAATAGATCCAGTAAATCCAATAGAACCAGTAAATCCTATGTCACCTTTAGATCCAGTAAAACCTAATGATCCAGTGAAACCAATTGAACCAGTAAATCCAATGTCACCTTTTGATCCAGTAAATCCTATGTCACCCTTGGAACCAGTAAATCCAATAGAACCAGTGAAACCACTAGAACCAGTAAATCCGATATCACCCTTGGATCCAGTGAAACCTAATGAACCAGTG